CGCTACATTGGTCTATATTCAGGATCACTTTAGCAGTGAGAAAAGGATGTCTCCTGAGTTGGCTAATAGTCCGGAAGCATGGAAATCCATCTTGGGTGATTTGATCAGCAATCCAGGTGAGTTGGCTGCTGCCTCTCGCAGCATGGTGGAAAAACACATGATTAGTATCCGTGGCTATATCGACGATATGGTCATGTCTGATTTTAAACGTATCGGATTAGACCACATCAAGTCGATCAACGATGCGTTTGTGTTTATTATCGATAACTTTAACGACATGGTGGCTAGTGTATCGAACGATACGAGCATCAACACGCTGTATGGCAAGCAGTTACAAGTCTTACAGTTCTTGTTGTTCAACATCACCAAAGCCATTAACTACGCTTACTTTGGCCTGGGTAATCTTAAACTGAAACAGAAAGAGAATCCGGATACGCCGATTAAGGAGCGTGAAATCGCAGATGTATTGCGTACCATACGCACTGAGACGTTCATGGACATACGCGAACACAGGGAGATCATGATCTTGAGTGATCCGACTGATTTGCCATTGTTGAAACCAGGACGCATCATGGTGCCGCAGGAGCGCAGTGATAAGCAGAGGACACGATCAGGCCCTGCTGCTGTTAACGACGTGGTCAATAAGCTCTCCGACAGTCTCTTGACGACTGGGGCAGCTAAGGACATGACGAAGACAGATCCTTCTGGTCAATCCAGGATGAACCCGTATATCTACATGGACGATGAGTACACGGTATCGGAGAATCCTGAACTTAAACCCATCATGGATCACGTTAGGGAGTTACTCTATCGTTAGACATGTCTAATCGACATGCCTGCGTGGTTTACAACCTACGTAGACATGATGTCTATTTTAAACTTTAGTATTTCCTAACGTAAATAAGGAGCGTTAAAATGAGACTTATACCTTTAAGGTCTTTTCCTCAATATGCCCTAGCGATCCCTTACGATCGCATGGTGGCGAGTATTTTAGAAAGACTCATTGTGGATACGGCTAATGGTCGTGTGCAGTGCAGTCGTTTCCGGTCAGATGTGGCGGCGTTTCTGGCGCGTAACAAACAAGCCAGTGGCGATTTGTTCGACATCATCATGGCAGTAATCGAGCGCGATCTGCAAGAGCGTCGTCTGCAACCGCATGAGCGTGCCATCTTCGATATCTGCGACAACTATCTGGATCGCTACATCGGCTTCATGTACGATCAGCGTATCTACAATGGCCCTGTGCCGAATGACCGCATCGACGATCTTATCATGGTCGGTCGTGATCTGGCGGCTGAAATCGATGCTACCTATCGTTTTATCCAAGACGGATGGGCACGCATGGAGCAGGATAACCGTTACGGCGGTTATAACGATCGCTATGGTGATAACCGCTACGGTAATGATCGTTACGGTGATCGATATGGTCGCCAGCAAAGTGGCTATGGTTATCGTAATGGCTATCGTGGTGATGAAGTCGGTGCAACTGAACCGGTAGGTGGCTCGATGTTTAGTAGTCGTTCACCACAGGAACCTCAACGTCGCTATCGTGATGCCGATCACCGCTCTGAAGTATACCAAGAGCAACAGCGGCAGGCTGAAAGCCGTAATCGTAGTGGTTATCGGTCTGGTAACTATTACGAGCAAGAAGGTCTTGAGTTGGCACGCATTATAGAAGAAGCCATGGCTGCTAATAAGGCTGATGAAAAGCAGGAAGAACAGGAAACAGAAAAGGAGGTAGTACAAGAGACTGTTCGTCCACGTTACAGTAAGCCTGTAGAAGTACGTGAACCTGAACCTGAGCCAGTGGACACTGACTATTTGTTCGAAAGCGATTTCGACGATGATGACGTTAGTGAAGCCTACGACATTGATCAACCTCAACGTGTAGAAGAGGAAGACGATGAAGTAGTGAAGAAGATATTCTTCGATCGCCAACGTGATAAGGCACGCTACGAAGGCATCGCTGTAGAACGCCGTAATCGTAAGTGTGTTATCGTCGATAGCGATGATGCGTCTGTTGCTGAGAAACGTGAATATGCTCATGCGGTAGTGAACAGTGAAAAGCAGCATGAGAACATGTTGAAACGTGAAGAAGCCAATCTCTTTGGTGGAGATAAAACAGAAGTACCGGCTTTTAACGTAAACTGGACTCAGCCTGTGGATGACGATGAGTTTGCTATCGCGCATCAAGGTGCTACGCATCCTGTACGTGATCCAGAGCACTTCAAAGAGCAGCGCATGGCGACATTGCCACATGGTGTCTATCCGATAGACATGTTGGATATCACTTGGGATAAAGAAACCAAGACGGGTACCGTCAAGTTCAAGTTCGATGGTAAGGAAGAAGACGATTACTTCGTTATTGCCCAGAACGTGTTCAAAGGCCGGCCGTATGTTTACAGCAGTAAGAACTCTATCGCTTATCTGGTGGTAGATGAAGATGGACTGATCGAAATGAAAGTGAAGCGTAAGGAGGACGCTGATATGGATATTAATGCCCATCGTATCCCACGGGATGAGAGTCGCATCGTTAACCCGTATGCGGATATAGAGTCTGCTAATAAGGTAGATACTACCCAAGCATTGGTAGATTTGTCACTGAGTGAAGAAGAGCGTGAACAGCAACGACTGAAGTTAGTGGCTAATGGTGAAGCAGCACCCGACATCAATGTGGTAGAGTTAGAACCTGTGGTCATGGACAATATTAGCAGTCTGCGTGACAGCATGATCAACGAGAAGCTGTCTCAAGCACCAGAGGCTGTAATCGCTTACGGTGAAGTAACCGTGCCGGATATGGTGTATACCTACAGCAACATCGACGAGTATCGTCAAGCATCCCGTAAGGTAACTACTGTACATGAGATGCGTGAGCTGGTAGATGAGATGGCTAAGGTGCCAGGTAGTCATCTGTTCATGAAACGTCTGACTGATAAGATAGACGATGGCTATAACATGCTCTTGACGATGTTCGGTATTAAGGATGTCGAAGTAACAGAAGCACTGATAGAACACGATGAAGTAGTAAGACGTGGATACATCCCCATCTCGGATGTAGATCGTTTTAACGATTTGTGGTTGAGTATCTTACGTAATGTTATTGGCAATATCCACTTCGGTGACATGAGCGATGAAGCGAAGTCTAAGTTCATCTCGCTGGGTAGTATTACTCATGCGTATGTGATTAATCAAACCATGGCGGACATGCATTGGATGGATCTGTCCAATGATACGTTGTCGCCTACTAACCCATGGAGGTTTATTAACAAAGACTCCGGTCTTGACGAAGTATACAGTATCATCCAGTGCGCAGAAGCTAAGGCAGATCGCGCATGGTATATTCCATTCTACATCATCACGATTGATGGTGTAGTCGTCGAAGTATTCGCAGTAGAAGGCGATGAAGGAGTATACATGGTACGATACATCTAGGCAGTATTGTTAGATTCAGTGTATTACACGTAAGCTTAATACGCTTAGTGTATTAAGATTAAAAACATGTGTCTCTTGACTTACTCATGCGCTATGGGTACTAATGTCTGATGTCCGTAGGATGAAGGATAAGGTATCTGTAGCGCATGGCTCTTATGCCGTAGGCAGATGAGTTAAAGTATGGTTAGGCTATAGATAGCGATTAGAGGCTTATAGAGGGCACTAGAGGGCGCATACGGTTAGAAGTATAGGTAGATATAGGTAGAGCACGAAATCTTGTGTGCGATGAGTATAGTGCGACTATCGATAGATGCCGATATGGAAGACTGGGTTATACCCGATAGAGGATTCGAAGAGCTAATAGTAGTTAGAGATGGTTTAATGATATAAGTTCAATAACACATGACTATTTTTCAACCCTAGTTAAGAAAAGGAATTTCAATTATGTTTAAGCTATTATTATACTGTTAATCTTTAACACTTAACAAAATGTTTTAGTAATTGTTTTTAATAACATACAAAAAAATTACACACACTCCATTAGCCTATTTTCCATATCCCTTATATACGCCCTCCCCTGCCGTGATGGTAGGGGAGGGTGTATGGGGGTATGATGTTTTTTACTCGTATTTAGATAACATCTAAACACTCGTATAGAAGGGATCTCCCTTCTTTTTTTAGTCTTACGACTGGTCTGATTCACCGTCCATGGAATCACCTTCACCACCTGGCTCATCCCATCCGGCTTCATCTCCACCGCCGAAGTCGAAGTCACCTTCTCCTCCGAAACCATCGTCACCACCAGTGTCGTCACTGCTGGTATCATTATCGCTACTGTAGCTAGATCCACCACCTTCGCCTGCTTCTACTTCATTCGTATCGAGTACGGCTTCTGTCGTATCGGCAATATGTTTACCTTCTTTAAAGAACTCAGCCAGTGCTTTAGTCACCATGATGGCATTATCACGGATCTGCTTATTGGCTTCGAAGGTTTGTTTACCATCATCACCTACAGCGAAGTAACCTAATACCTCTTGGCCATATCCGTCATTGACGAAGTAAGAGCGCATGATGTCTGCTTTTAGGATATTGCGATAACTATCTAGTAAGCTATTGGCTTTATCACCTACTACATCAGGTGGTAAGATATCCGGAGAGATCATGTATTCCAGTACCTTATCGATACGAGTTTCCAGTTTGGAGATACGTTCATTCGCTGCTTCATCGTCTTCTGTTAATGGTTCAGGTAAGATGACTTCTACTGTCTCGACTGCCTTATTAACTAAATAAGCCACGATAGTACGTAATGAATCTTCGGATAAGCCTTGATACTCTACTTTCTCACCTGAAGCAGCTTCTACAGTCTCTAAGATATCCTTAAGGTTAGCCGTGATGATCTTAGTCAAGTTCTGTCTAACATTAGGCGATGAGTTAATCGCTTTACGGCCAAACTGAGTGAACTGAGGATTCAGGTTAGCCTGTATCTGATTAGAGACCAATCCGACTAAGAAGTTCTGCTGATAGACTTGACGAGAGAAATCAATACCAAAAGAGTTATCGATCATCTCAGGTGGTAAATAGAATCCACTCAACACCATCCTGTCTAGCATATCGCCTGTCTCACTGTCTGGCTGTGGTATATCGGCAGTATTACGAGTGATGTCATGTCCGATATTCGGAACACGTGGATTATCACTGTCGATGTTGATGCGGATATTGGCCCTATTAAGCGTATCCTCAATAGACTGTACATTCGATAGACCTGGCATCACACCGGCAAACTGACGTGATTGTAACATCAGTGATGAACCAATCTTAATCGTCTTCTTAGGATCAGGATCTTTATCGTCTATCTTGATTGTACCGACTGTTTCCGGTACGGAGTTCATGACTCCTGTACGGATGCGGGCTAACATGAACTGTATCTTTAGAGACAGTAACACCTTCATGTTGTCGATCAGGGATACACCCATGCCTTTGGTATCGTGCTTAATAGCGATATAGGTCATCACTTCCTTGGGCATGTAGAGGATGCGTGTACGTTGTCCTTTTAATGCTCTGTAGAACATGATACGGAATGCTTCATTCGCATCGCCGATATCCAGCTCTTTACCTAATTCACCTTGACGTAATCTGTTAGTAATCTCACGGATGATGGCGTTGCCATGGATACGGGATAATATCTCGATCTGACGAGCTTCGTCTATCTGGTCATTATAGCCTTCGAACATTTGTCTGCCTTGCTGGATCAAGGATGAAGCCATGCCTTGTCCGTTGTTCTGGAAGTTATAACGACTAGAGAGTTCACGATAGTAGTTCACTGGCTTAATCTTCGAGAGTGGTGCGCCTTCTTCATCGTGTAAGACTAAGTATCCGCTGTGCTGAGATGGATTGCCTGGTGTATAGATGGGTATCACGGCTTCAGCAGGATAAGAGACGATGATGGGTTCAGACACAGACTGACGATAGGTTTGCTCATTCGTCTTGATATAGGCGATACCATCCCGTGTTTTATTACGGTTGACTTGGTCGATGGATTTGAATATATTCTCGATGATGGCTCTGTCTGTCGTATTGGGATTGACAGACTCTGTACTGAATCCCATTCTCTCTTGATTGCGTTTATGCAATATCTCTTGCTTATTGTGGTGCTCTGTTACTAGAGCAATATCATCGGTTAACTCTATTAAGCTATTCGTGCCTTTAATCTCTAAATCGTATACGGTCTCTACACCTTCACGGGCGAGTTCAGATGGGAACTCGTAGGTATAGTTGTTCTCGATAGAGAGACGCGTATCGACATGAGTGGTATAAGAGACATCAGGTGTTCTCTTGGTTGACTTAACGATAACGTCAGAGCCATGGGAGACTTCTAATCCATTATAAGACTCAGTATTCAATGTTAGTGGATTAACACTCTTAGGTTGGATATAACCTCTGGATGGTCTGTAATGGCTATAAAGACTCTTATTGATCTCTTCTAAAGAGAGTGTAGAATTAAAAGACTCCTTATTCATTTCCACCGGATTGATGATTTCATCCAGTGATGCTTCCGGTATTACCGCTATCGGATGTGATCCTTTCGTGAACAATACATCGTAGAGGATGTTATACACACGGTCAGATAGGCGGTAGTCTTTCTCCAAGTAGTCCTGCATCACCTCGACCATTTGTGAACTCACCGTTTGGGGGAATATCGAGTCGGGTAACTTGTACTGCATCTGGGCAGATTTTAGATTATTCGGACTAATAATGTAGCTGATCAAGAGCAGTGCTGCACGTTCTAAGTCAGGCAGAAGCTGCATGATGGCTTCATTGTCGTCTATGTCTTGTGCTTTCTGGGAACTAATACCCAACAGAAAGTCTAGAGATGGTCTGGTATCGGTTAAGTTACCTTCGTTATCGAATGCCTCGTGGCTTGGATTACGGGTTAACTTAGCCAATAGAGAATAACCCATCGGGTTGGCACGGATATCGTCTTCGCTAAACTTTACCGTACGATCAGTTAGGTATTTGTTTAAGGAAGACAGTAAAGGATTATTTTTAGCCATAATCACTCCCTCTAAATGGTTAACTATACTAGGCTGATAAGCTTAGTAAATGGTATACTGAAAATAGAATTACTAATAGTAAAAAGGATGTTGGAATATGTTACAAGATTTCGACTATCATTATCGTGTCTATTTGGATAAGACGATCGCACTGATCGGCACGATGGCGATAAAATCAGAGAAGGCTGCTTCTGACATGAACGAGTTGGTCATCCGCCGTCGTGGCAGGATGCCTGATAGCCAGGATAAAACGTCATGGATATATTACTGTCATTTAGCCGGTGAATATCACGAGACGGATACTCCGATACGCATCATCAGTGTCGATACGGCAGAAGAGATCATCTTTAACAAAGAGAATCTGCGTGAGCACAAGAACACACGTATAGAGTACAGTTACGGTACACGTAACTACAAGGAACTAATAGAGAAGCATCCGACTAAGGAGTTATTGATTAGAGGTATCTTGTATCCTTGCGATAAGGATAAGGCCATCAATGCTAAAGATGGTACGATATTAGCCTACGACAAGTCTTACGTAGAGACGAATGAGTATTCGTTAATAGATAGGCTACAGGAGTCTGTCTATGCGATATGGGACAGATGGTACCAGAAACAATACAACATTGACAATAAGCAATACAATGCCATCTACATGGGTGTATTGTACCAGAAGTTAGTAGAAGCACTGATGCGTATACGTTTGGAGATGTGTTTAACGAATGAAGCACACTCTTACCACTATAGGCGTTTTCTAGCATCTCATGGTTTCTTGGATTTCTATCTGGAACACTTGACGATTAAACAAGCGATTAAGCTCTATAAGAACATTAGATGGGTAGAGAGACACATCGGTCAGAGACACACACAAAGATGGTTAATCGAGCATGTGATGACTTTACGTAACTTGCCGATATCGGAGTATAATCTAGAACAGGTATACTCGAATATCCTGGATGATGTTAAAGCAGTGGCTCGCTTTGAGAAAGTCTCTTTAAATGGCTTAGAGACAGTGGACGAGTCTGATGTATTGAATCTTGAGCAACTGTTAGATAAAGAAGAAGCCATGGCTCCTTATAACAGTAAGATCAGGAAAGAAATCAGTCTTGAAGCTCGCGATAAGATCGCTTATAGTTTAAGCAGTGACTTGAAGACTAAGGTATTAGAAAGCAAGGCAATAGATTATACCGATAGTGACGAGGTAACCTTACCTAATGTACTTTTGGACTTCTGGATAGACATGGTGTATCGAGATCTCTATAAGTCTTACATTAACATCAGGCATCCATTGACAGGAGAGTTAGTACAATTAAGTGGTAAAAATGCATTGCTATTGTACACCACGGCTTGCTTGAAGTACTACCAGATTAAAACTGACTGTATACCTGACTACACGGTTGGTCTGGGTATCCCTGAGGTTAAGCCTACTCGTGAATTTATTCGTAAGTGGATACCGGATAACAATCTGGTGGGTGAAGGTTTTGTCGATATGCTCTTGAACGAGTATAAGCCTATCGCTAAGACCAATACCAATATTGACTTTTACGATCAGGCTAAGGAATGGTTCGAGCGCATCAATAAGTGGTTAAACATCAGTAAGCAAGATGAAGACATGGATGCGACGACTTATAAGTACACGATGGTCTATCGCATGCTGATGGTTAGGCGTGTCTCCTTTAGGACGAATGCTATTAAGACATTCGATGCGTTTGCGACAAGTATCGCGTTTAACTATCGTGACTTTAGGCGTGAGCATTGGTTACATCTGGCGAATGATATCTGGAAAGAAGCCACAGGCATAGGCAGACATGAGACACAGACGCTGGTCAATGTTCAAAAAGCCATGTTGGGTTTGATGGAACAACTCAGTAGCTACAGTGTACATTTTATACGCGACATTAACGAACTACCGATTAAAGCTTCGTCTATGCGATCATTACGCTTGGATCGTGGTATCACGACTGCTGATGGTATTATCCCTGCTGACAGACTGATGTCTTTAGGTATTATTGGTTCTAGTGGTTCTGCTAGAAGTAAAGACAGAGGGATAGACAGTGGTATCGTGAAGATCCAATCTGTAGACAGTATCGCTACTGTAACAGAAGGGTTCCATGACGTATCGGTTAAGGATCTGAGGATGAAGAATGCGATTGTCTTGGATGACAGTAAAGTGACACGTAGTGTGGTGGCTTGCTATGTGGATGGTGATGATCTGGAAGGTGTGAAGAACCCAATGGGATTACCGAATATACCAGGTATAAGAAGTTACTTAGAAACACCTTTACCGATATTGTTCGGTATGGCTTCTACCTTTGGTTCGGATACTTCTTGGGAAGATCGTCCTTTGAACAGAGAAGAACCAAAAGAACCATTGGAATGGGTGAAACCAAAAGGTTCAAGAGAACAGATGCAGTATCCTACACCAGAGAAGAAATAAGTGATATTGAATTAAACATGAAGACACACTACCTTAGGCTTATCAGGCTTAAGGTAGTGCTGATCGCTATGACGGCTGCCTTTTCTTGCAGGTAGTTCCATTTACTTTTTTATTATACGTATACCACTAAAAGGATAAACCAACATGGCTAAACCTATTATCCCTAATTTAAGAACAACTTTCGAATCCATCCGTACCATCGTCGGTAATGAAAACCAAGTCCGCCGTGAGTTGGGTTTGCCGATGATCGTGCGTGCCAACACCACACTGAACCAGCATTTGAAGATCCTCGCCAATGTCGTTCCGCCTAGTACGCAGATCCCGACTGTCGGTTACTTCTGTATCGGCATGGGTGGTGTGGATTGGCAAAACTGCGATAACAACACGTCTACTTTGCCTTTCCCTAAGTTCTATCAACACACTGCTGATAAGACGGGTTTGTTTAAGATCATGCCGTTTGTCATGCGTGAACTGAATAACGACTTGACACCTACTGAGCGTGCTCGTTATGGTTTGCGTAGACGTGAGTCTTTTAAAGGTGTCGAGTATTACGCCTATTATCTTAAACGCTTGAATCTGAATGGTGTCACTGTTGAGACTAAACTGATTTCAACTGATGCCGATAAGACTAAGACTGAAGTTGAGTTTAATCCACAAGAAGCCGATTTGTCGCCATTTCCTAAGACATTGACTGTACTGGAAGAGAATGTACTAAAAGCCACTTATGCTCGTACATTGGCTCCTGTGCGTGTTGAGATCACTGAGGAAGATGCGCATGAGTTGATGAATGTGTTTAACATCTTACATGGTGCACCTGAGAAAGCCTTCATCAGTGAGATCGGTCTGGTATCTGGTATCGATCGTGAGACAGAAGTCGTTACACCGAGTGGTAATGTACAGTTTAAAGAAGTATTGATTGCACAGATCGCACACATTGCATCTGTCATGCAGATGATCGGCAGTTCCAATGGTGGATTCACCCGTATGTTCAACATCGGCATTAACGAACCAATCATGAACGTGACTCAAGAGTAAGGAATGAGTCATTTAACCCTCATGGCCATCGACCCAGGTTCATCGAATCTGGGCGTGGCTTTGTATACGATAGACAGTACGGATGGTAACATTGTATCCACACACGCGTATACGATCACGGCTAATAAGAGTAAGTTCTATTCTAAAGAGCTATCCAAGAAGATGGGTGATCGTTTCGCTAGGTTACATGCGATGCGGTGTGAAATAACAGATGCACTGAATCAGCATAGGCCGATGATGTGTGCATGTGAATCTCCGTTCTATAACCCAAGGATGCCTAATGCTTACGGAGTACTCGTGGAATGTGTCTACATGATTCAGATGGCGGTATGGGATTATAACGATAGGGTAGGGTTCATTCGTGTGGCACCTAAGGAAGCCAAGATGGCTGTAGGTGCGAAGAAGAATGGCAAAGATGAAGTACAAAAACATGTTAAGAAGATGCTGGATGTATTCAAACTGGATGTGGATTTCCTTACGCTGGATGAGCATGCAGTAGATGCATTAGCGATTGGATATCATGCCTACTTGAGACACTTTAAGTTGGAGCAGAAAACATGAGAAAAATAGAAACCATCATCCGATACTTACGAAGTGAATACAGAAAGTATCGGGATATATTAACACATTACACGATCGTGGTGTTGGTGTTGCTATTGGGATTTGGCATACTAGAGAGGACACTGACGGTTCAGTATCTGAAAAACGATGTTAATCGCCTATTGAATCGCGATTATAATAACCTCGTGGCTAACCATAAGCTGATCGATATCATCCATGGTAGAAAACCATCTTATCTTACGGATGCTTATTGGGAGTCTTTAAAAGAAAGCCACATGCGTGAGCAAGAGTTAGAAGCATCAGGCATCGTCGAGCCTCCTCGAGTATGGTCACCCGCGCCACCGATCAGGAGGGATCATGGCCGCTACTAAGAGACGCAATAAGATCATTAGACGAGGACAAGTATCCGTTAACGACGATACGGTGGATGAGCTCATCGTGGTCGATGATGATGATACATTGGGTGAAATACGGGCATCCTTAGTGATGGATGCTGTAGAGGATACGGTAGAGGCCGTACAAGAGGTAGAGGAGCATGTAGATACAACTCAGGAGTTAACACCTGAAGAGATGTCTCCTCTAGAAGCACATGCTAATACGAAGTATCTCTCTCCATTAGCGATAGCAGATATCCATTTTGTCGATCGTGCACTGGAGCAGATACCGGATGATTTCATCGTTAAGAACAAACGTGAGAAAGAAGAAGGCATTACTAAGCTTCTAACCACGTATAAGAAGTACAGCGATAAGAGTAGCTTCTATCCTGAAATCACACCTGAGAGTACAGGATACGAGATCAAGGAAGCCATCAAGAAGATGAAGTTCGTCGAACAAATCGAAATGGCTTATATCTTCTTATTATACAGTGGTAAGCTGCATGAGGTATTCGATTACGAGCAAGAGACCAAAAGATGGCGTATCCGTTTTCTACAATGGGGCGGATATACTGTACTGTTCTTATTCGTGGCGATTATCGGTGGTGTGGTGACTGCGGGTGTGATCCGCAATGACATTGACAGCAATGAGTTCATCCGCATGTTCATGGACTTGGTGAACAAGTTCACCGAGATGTTCGTGACCGGTACACCACAGGTACCAGACTAAGAGATTACTTTATTTAATAAACCCTGATACGCTAGGCCTAATAAAGGTCTAGTGTATCTTAACTAAGAAGGATGATACAACATGTCGTTTAATCTATTCGACGTGGATTTGTCGCGTGAGGATAAGGAAGACTTAGCCGATCAAGAAGTACAGTCCACACTGAGTGAAATACAGAATGAAGGCAAAGCAGTACGTGAGATCGAACACACGATCTTTGCCCGTCTATTGAACTTCGAGCAACTGAAGTCTGCTACTCATGCTGAAGTACAAGAGCAATACATCGTCTCTGTCGATAAGAGCGAAGCGAATGCGGGTGAAGGTCAAATCCGTGTGCGTAAGATTACTGATAGAAGTGGTAATACACGCTACGAGATGACGACTAAGAATGTCGTTAAAGATGGTAAAGTAGAAGTCACTATTCCTACTACGGAAGAGAACTTTACCCAAATCAAAGTGCTCTCTAACCTGAGCATGCTCAAACATCGTTATACGTTCCCGATTAAGGGTACAGACTACAAATGGGAAGTGGATGCCGTACCAGATGGTAATGGTGGGTATTTCCCATGGGTAAGGGCTGAAATAGAAGTTAAGTCTCCTGAAGATAAAGGCGGTGAGTTTCCACTGAAGGCTGAGGAAGTCTACATGAAAGCACCTCTGGGTGACATGAGTGATGAAGACTTTAAAGAGAAGACTGATCCTTTAATGGATAAGTTCTTTAAACGAGGCAATCCATTCGTCAATGATGGTAAAGTAGTAGAGACTAAGTTGAAGAGTGAAGATACAGTACAGACAGATGAATCGGATGCTGATCAGGATACTGCTGTTGAAAGTGAAGAAATCAAAGAAGCACGTCTTGAAAGAGACAAAGAGGCTTCTCTGTCTGTAGACAATATTACAGACGATAAGGAGACTGCCGAGTTAGTCAAAACTCGTGGTGAACAAATCAAGGAAGCTAAAGGAATCAAAGACGATGAAGATACAGATGACTCTGGTGAAGTGTCTGATGGAAATGAGGACACTACAGAAGGAGATCAGGACACAGAAGAAAATGGAGAAACTTCAGAAGAAGGCTCTGAAGATACGGAAAAAGATGCTGGAGACGAAGTAGACGGTAAAGACAGCGATGGTCAGGAAGAAGGATGGGATACACCGCCTAAGGATACTGAGACTTCTAAAGAAGACTTCGTACCTTGTTATCGCTTGGATAATGGTAAGTTGGCATTGGAATCATTCGAAGTACAGATGATTCGTCCTGATAATGTTAACCAAGAGGCCAATGTGGTGATTGGTGAGAAAGTAGAGTTATCGTTAGCCGGTGATGATGATGGTTATCAGCCTGATCAAGATGAACTCTATCATGCGATTGCTCCGGATATCTATCCTGCTACGGATATTGCATTAGAGTCTGTTACGATACCGGAAGGTGATTGGAATGCTCATCTTGCTGAAGAGACATTAGCTGGCTTTACCGGCAAGATGCCGAAGCATGATGTGCGAACTGAAAACTTATTCTTATTAGAACAGAAAGTGTCTAATAAGGTAGTAGATGATCCTCGTTTGTCTAAGCTATTCGGATGGTTGTTTGGTCCTAAGCTCTCTTACTTCTATCGGGTAAAAGGTGAACAAGCGTATGGTGCTTCATTGAAACCATCTATCTATCCGATGCCTTCTATCCTGAATGGTTCAGTAGCTGCTAATCTCTTAAAAGAAGTGATGCCTAAATTGGAAGAAGCAGCTAAAGAGATCAACAAAACAGTAAAAGCATGGGATGAGTGGAAGTCTATCTTTTATCAGACTGTGGATAAGCTCAGTAAAGAGTTTACCTTCGTTGAACGGGTAGAAGTAGCCAGACAGTTGGCTTTACTGAAAGTGCCTAATGTCAGTATGGATTGGGTAGGTGCGATGAAGTACGTATCTACGCGTACATTGCCGATGAATCCTCGTGAGACTAAGTTGGAAGGTATCGTTGCTTCTACTCAGGCTGAATTGAATCAGTATGGCCATCATGAGGTGGGTTTGAATGAAGCTTTGATGAATGGCTTTAGAGTACCTGCTGTCGATAGTCTTATTCAGACGCATGAGTTCTACCAGATGGCTGAATACGTAGCCGGTAAGTTTAGAGTACCGATTATGGATGCTGCTGTGATGCTGTGGCATGGTGTGTTTAACAACCACAGTTACATTCGTATATTCTTAGAAAGGCAAGACGACGCACTTGCAAACTGTTGTTATGTTTACGCCATGTACGGTAAGACATTACAGGTATTGCATGGTGATGCGTATGCTACCAGCATGAACCCAGGTTTGATTAACTGGGTACCATTAGAACCTAAGTTGTATTGATAACACATTAGTCCTTTAGCCTACCTATACCTGTAATGGGTATAGGTAGGTATAAGGTCTATGTTCTATATGCTGCCTCAATTTAGCGAGATTTACAAATACTTACTATTGTATTAGTAAGGATAGATAAGGATTGTCCATGCCCTTATCTTATATTCCACTATTTTCTTATTCATGTAAAGGAGCGTTTAAATGGATATTAATCAATTATTGGATTTCAGTTGGTTCAACTGGAAACTATTGTTACAACAATACGTAGGCTTAAGTATAGGTCTATCTATATTCAATCATGCGTTACTACAAAGAGAATTGCGTATCTTCCGACACCACGTTAGCGACATCGCAGATAAGAAGGATCCTTCTGAAGTTAAGATGCGATTCATCGATGGGGTGATACCGACCATGTTATACGCTATCGTAGTTGCTGCTTCTGTGCACATCGTGTACGGAGCAACTCTTGTTTACTTTGGTATAGCTGCCGATTATCCGTCGACTTCATTAACAGAAAGTGGTAAAGAGACCATAGCCATCCATTCGGTCATCGCCATGGTAATAGTATTAGCCATGTCTCATGTGTCGAGTAAGTTCCATCGTATAGGACTGAAGAAAGCGTTTGATGTCTTGGATATCTATCTCTTTATCCCAGTGAAGATGATCTTCTTGTTTATCCTGAGTATGTTGTTCCCAAGATGGGTGACATTGTCTGTTAAAGCAGACATGGCGATGGATAACTTGCAGTCTTATCACTACGTGCGTAAGTTGAATATCTTCTACGTAATCTTTATCGAGTTGATATACGGTGCCATTACCGCTAACATCATGCCTATGTCTGTTAGTTACGAGCGTATCTTCGAGACTGAGATGTCGAATCGTGCTTATTGTTTCTTGAAGTATTCTATTTACGATAGTGATACATTAGGCAGGCACAGTGATGCTAGAGGCCGTATCATGGCTGAGATCAACTTATTGGAAGAAGACAGAGCAGATGATGTCGTAATGGATCGTATCACTCGTCGTTACATGAATGCCGATAATTTGGACTCAGCACGTGAGATACGTGATCGTTTACTTGAGTTGCAAGAGAAACGCAATCAAGAGTATCAAGACTAATCTATTGTTATTATAACCACAGTGGGTGGGTACATCTCGTACCTACCTACTTTTTTACACTAAAAGGACAACTAACCATGACTGCGTTAATGCTCGTGGAATCACCGAATAAGGCCAAGACCATCGCTAAGTACTTAAGAGGTACAGGCATTACCGTCATGGCTTCATTTGGTCACATTCGTGAAATAGACACCAAGAAGAAACTGTTCGAAGCCATCGAGCCTGAGAATGGTTTTAAAACCCATTACGTAGTGGGATTGAAATCTAAGGATCATGCTAAGAAGATTACCGATGCTGCTAAAGGTGTCGATACCGTCTATCTGGCGACTGACCCTGATCGTGAGGGTGAGGCAATCGCTTGGCACCTGTGGGACATGTTAAAAGGTTATAAGAACATTAAGACGTTTAAGCGTGTTACTTATACCGAAGTCAATGAGAAAGCAGTAAAACAAGCTATATCTCAAGCAGGTGAATTGGATTTCAATAAGGCGTATGCGGGACTAGCTCGCCAGATCATCGACAAGATATTCGGCTTTACGATATCGCCTGTCTTGTGGAAAGCATTGGCACCTGGATTAAGTGCAGGTCGTGTACAGTCACCTGGATTGCACTTGGTGTCTGAGCGTGAGCGTGAGATACAGGCATTCATTGCTACGATATTTTGGTCTGTTAGTGGTAATACGGCTAAAGACAATATCACTTTCCCAGTTAAGTTAAGTAGTATCGATACTGTAAAGATCGATAAGACGACACTGAATGAGAAAGACTACACTAAAGAGTACGTAGAGGGTGAGTTCAAGAAGATACTGGATCTGATGGCTAAGAAAGAGCCATTGAAAGTCATCGATGTCATTAAGACTAAAGTATCGAATAAGCCAAAAGCACCCTACATGACTTCTACTTTACAGATGGATGCGGTAAGACAGTTAGGATGGAGTGCACAGCGTGTTATGGCTGCTGCGCAGAAGCTATTCGAAGGGGATGGTGGTGAACATGGTTACATTACCTATCATCGTACGGATAGTGTCAATATGGCTGAAGATGCCTTGAAAGCTCTGTATCAGTACGTAGGGGATGTTTACGGTGAAGAGTATCGTGCAGCTAAACCTATTGTCTACAGTGGTAAGAAGACGAATGCTCAAGAGGCACACGAGTGTATTCGTCCATCTGATATTGGCCATACGCCTGATATGCTTGCTAATCGTTACGATAAGAGTAGCGATGAGTATAAGCTCTATCGGTTGATTTGGTGTCGTACTGTAGCGTCCCAGATGGCTCCTAGCTTATCCGAGCGTACGGCTATCGTGTATCGCTATGGTGATCGTTATCAGTTTAAAGCCAATGGTAGTGTGGTACTGTTCGATGGCTATAGACGTGTCTATCAGGAAGGTCGTGATAAAAAGGATGAAGAAGACAATCATCAGTTACCTGTTATAGCCGTAGGTGATGAGATGTTGTTATTACATGCTGAACTCGGTGAACATGAGACTTCTCCACCCTCTCGTTATAACGAAGCCACGTTAGTCAAACAGCTCGAAGACTACGGTATCGGTCGTCCTTCTACGTATGCTACTATTTGTGCTCGTTTGAAAGATCGTAACTACATCAAGATGGATAGTAAGCGCATCGATGTCAATGAGATGGGACTGGAAGTCGATAAGTTCTTGACTTCTCATTTCAGTCAATACGTAGACTATGGTTATACGGCTAAGATGGAAGAGATGTTGGATGACATCGCTACAGGTAAAGCTTCTAAGGAAGAGATACTGGACAGGTTCTATCATCCATTGATGGAGAATGTTAAAACTGTAACCGATCATTTCCCTAAGGAAGAGCGTGGTGTACTGGAACACACTGGTGAGAAATGTCCTCAGTGTGGTGATGGTGAAGTCATCGTACGTCTAGGCAAATACGGTAAGTTTAAGACTTGTACGAAACGATGTGGTTATGTCTTGTCTCTATCGGAGAAGAAGATAGAACATGAAGTCGTAGAAGGTAGGTCTTGTCCTAACTGTAAGAGTCCTTTGCATGTAATAAAAGGGAAATACGGTAAGTTCATCTCTTGCTCTAATTACAAGGAATGCAAATACTCGGAGAAGATGGATGGTACAGTGAAAGTACCACCTACGGATACGGGTGTGAAATGTCCTAAATGTAAGAAGAAGAACTTAGTAATAAGAAGTGGTAAAAGAGGGAAGTTCATCTCATGCAGTGGATTCCCTAAATGTAGGCATATCTTAAATGAAAGTGATTTTAGATCCATCAGTGGTCTAAGTAACGATCAAGTAGATGTCATGTTGAAGTAATACTGTCTATACCTGCCTGTACACTCTTGATTGGGTGTATAGGTGGGTGGATACAGTATCTTATTTTTAACCCTAATAGACTAAGTCTATCAGGCTTACGTCTAATCTAGTAAACAGGAGTGTTTAAAATGTCTAAATCAGTAGTAGAAAACACAGTCAGTCAGTTCCCTAAGGGTCTCTTGAATAAGATCTCCAGGATGGGTAGTGGTGTCTGTGGTATCGGCGATATCGAGCAGTACGATATTACCACTACGCATGAAGTGCTGTGTCGTTATCTTAACTCATTGGCTTATCGCCAGTATGTTGGTAGTAATGCGGTAGACTTTGTCGATGTGGTAATGCCTAAGTCTAATGGTATTAAGATCATGGTAAAAGTACCTAAGGTAGAAGTACCGGCTAATCTCTTAGACGAAGAAATGAATCGTAAGACTGCACAGGCGTTCTTGAGTCATTTCTATCAATCCGTATCGGATGGTCTATTCGGACATTATTACGATACTTTTACTGGTCAGGATAAGCATTTGGCTAATGAGAAGAAAGTGAGTTTGTTATTGCATTCCATACGCTCATTCGTGGTCAGTAGTCGTGATGTACGTAGTAGTTGGTATCTGACGCTGATGTTGAGTATCGTCGGTCGATACGAAGCGATGGTGATGCAATCACTAGGTGAAGAGGCGATGATTGCCAGTTTGAAAGAGCGATTGAAGATCATGGAAGACAGTCCATTGGATGTTAGCCTGATGATGCTGATCGCTTATGGTCAGTTCACCAAGTATTTGTCTTCTAATAACCTAGACTTGTTTAAATCGCTCTAGATAGACTTATAATGGCGTATAGCTCTAGGATGAGTCAGGATGCGATTATAGAGCGTTTAGGTTAAATCCTAGGTAAGGTATAGGAAACCTCTTAAAACGCTCTGTAGCACGCTCTACGGCCCTGTAATGGCCATGTACGTGTAATACGATATCCTGAAACGTGTATTTAGTAGTAAATATTAACGACGGCATAAGCCCTACCCACCTATACTCCATTACGGGGTATAGGTGGATAAGGTGTGGTATGCCTGCTTTTTTTTAGTCTATCTAGCGATAGTCTTTTCAGAGGGACAAAGCAAATAAACGATCCTGTATACGGAGACAGATACAAGACCGAGTATAGGAAGGGAGAGTGCAGGTCTAGATTTACACTTCCCTTAGTGGTAAAAGAACCTTCCGATCATTTGCCTTTAACCGCAATCGTTAATCCATTTAAAACCTTGGGTTAATAAAAAAAGGGCTAATGAAGTTCTTAACAAGCAAAGTCTGTCTTCCTTGCTTGTACCAAAAACCAAATGCAAGGTATCGCTTACATCTGGCTCGCAGTGTCTATCCTAAATGTGGTCGGGGGATAAACACCACTAACTTGTTATCCTGCTTAGGAGAGAGGTGAGAATAAACCATACGCCTATCCAGTATCTATCTTGTCCTAAATAGTTAGTCTAAAATAAAAGATGGTTAAGTGTAAGGAAATAAGCAGGATAACGAGTATACTGTAAAAAAGGGTAGTTACCGGATAAGCTCAAAGAAAGCAGCCTAATCAGGGGCAGGCAGCGAAGGAACAAGCTTATCCGGCGTGTGTTTAACAAGAAGAAAGGAGGTCGTTAAAAGCACATCTTTAAAACTTAAATCAATCATTGGAGGAAAACCCTAAAATGAACATCAAGAAGAGTAATTTGCTCACTAATCACCCTACTCAATAGAATAGGTAGTTGTGTTTATTTTTACATTACCAACAAGTAGGCTAAGTTGGTGATATTCTTAAATATATACTATCTAAGTAGGCTAACGCCGCTATGGATCTTATTTGTTTATTCGAGTAAGCAAATAAGCCTTTGGCTATCGCCTATTTTCAATTTAATCACGGTAGACTAAGCCACCGTGTTTAGTCTAAACCCTGATGCAGACTGAGCCTATCAGGCTTAGGATGTAAACCTTATTAACTCAAGGAGTTTATCATGCAAGAAAACTTAAGTCAACAAAATCAGCAAGATCAAGAAGAAGTGCCGTTCCAATTCGAGATGGATGTCACATCGCCGCATTCCTTAAATGTAGTCGGGATTTCTCGTCATCATTGTCATCCTGAAGACGTACATCCAGAAGTCCGTTCGTTTATTAATCGAAGTCTGGAAGTTCCGCTGACCAGTGTTTACGAATTGATCACGGAAAAGAAACTCGATAAAGCGTTATTCTTCTTTTACTATCGTGTGTTCCCAGAGGCAATTAAGGCTATTATCGAGATAGAAAGCCGGTTCATGGGACGGGAAGTAACGGACGAATACACTAAGTCTTTACTCGAAGAGTTCTATCAGGAGATGAATGGAAAACGAAAATTAATCGACTTTTACATTGGTTACAGTAGACACTACTCTTTTCACGATACCGGCTGTAAGTGTGTTTTCAATACCGATGGTTTATTCCTAGAGATCATCGAGAGTAAAATGGCACTACAGAGTGGCCGAGTTAAGAAGGAAGACCCTAGATCTAAATCAAATCCAACAGTTGATGAAGTATTCGGTATAAAGTTTAAGTATCCTCCCTCGTACTACTTTATCGGTACTGACTACCGGAAACAGATCATCGAACACGCTGCCTTGTTCTGGGAATTGTTCGTGTTCTATTACGTTACTGTCGGTAAGGGAGATGATTTCACCATACCGGAATCTGAGTGGTACTATCCTGGTAAAACAGATAAAGCTTCGCTCGATTACTTCGACGCATGGGTTAAGAAGCCACTTGAAGAAAGAATAGTGTCCACGGGTTTGAACCACATCGCGCTATTGGAAGACGACGCTAAATACGTAGGTGGTTTCGTTGAAATCAATCCTGACCACCTTGATCCGGAAGACCGTAAGAGATACGGTTTTAATTAAACGCATTTAGCTTTAACGTAAGGATAAAGGTAACGTTGGCTTATTGCGAGTAAACCAACTTTATTTCTTATCCTTACCCTCCAACCTTTAAACAAGAAAGGAGTTCTTATCGGACTAACACTTAAATACCGGCTATGGCACTTATCCGAAACTAATCGTGCCGATTAAAGTATTGTTCCAAAATTTTAGAACACGAAAGGACACTTAAAAAATGATTAAACATCGAAATGGGATACCAGTTCAGTCAGTATCTGTTCCGAATAACTACCCTTATCCTAAACCCACTGAAATAGAACCTAAAACCATACAGTACAACGGTATTCATTTCTACCTGGCGGGCAAACACCGTAAAGATAAGTACGGTGATGTAAGGCAAGAAATCGCACTGAGGCTGGATGGTTTATTGGTTAAAGCCAGTGACTTAATCGTAGAAAAACGGTACGGTGAAGCACTAAACTTTTACATTAACGATATATTCCCAATAGCACTTAGGCTGATCGTTAATGTCGAAAGATGGATGGTAAGGGAAATTAAGAAAGACATGGAGAAGAGACTAGCAGAAAGTGTTTTAGGTCTAGAACCATCACTCATTGTCGATCCTGAAGAGTTACTTAATACTCGACTGAATGCTCTAGTGCCATATTTCTACGGCATAATGAACGAACAGATTTCCAGTCTGGTTACCCATTTGGAGAAATGTAAGGAGGAAAGAAAGGATGGTTGGGATCCGTCGTTCTTACGGCAACAACTCATCATGCGGTGTTTTGAACTGTATTGTGGTGAATTCAAGGGTGGGAACTGGAAGAAGAAACCAGTATACGTTGGTGAAAAGTATCGGTATTTAATCACCAAAGCGGTTTTCACTTCTTGGAAGATGTTCCTGTTCATGTACAGTCTAGATACCGGCATTGGATTTCCAGCCATTAAAGAGGAGGTCTGGTTCAAGTTGGATGAATACCTGGACAAGACTAAAGCGACGGATCTTGGCAATATCCCTAAGGATAAGACTGAACTTAAACCCATGGTTCCTTCCACTGATCTTGTTGTCGCTAGTAAGACTGGAGTCTCTAACGTACTTACTGGTGCAGTTAGCAAGGAGATAATCGACGCTACTGTCGAGAAGTATAAGGCTAAGGAGGAAGAGGATCCTGATGCTGCTATAGACGCTATTTTCGGTTGTTAACTCGTAGATGAATATACCTACTGTCCTCTGTTTAGGGGATGGTAGGTGTACCTCTATTTTACCTCTTTTTTGCCTATTTTTTAAGCAAATTACCAAAATCCGACGACTTTCATATCATAACCTTATAACTTTACAACTTTTTAACTTTATAACTTTACAACCTTATAACTACACAACCTTGTAACCTTATAACCATGTAACTTCAAAACCTTAAAACCGTATAACTTCGTAACCATATAACCTTGAAACTTTATAACCACATAACCGTATAACCACGTATCTTTACAACTCTAGAACCTTATAACCTCGTAACTACATAGCCGTACAACCTTGTAACCACATGACTTTGTAACTGCGTAACCTTACAGCTGTATAACTGTACGGCTATGTAACCTGAGTATAGCCCGAGTACGGTTTACCGTAGAGGGCGTTATTTCAGAACGCACACTGTACCCAAAACCCACACGCTCAGTGGTGGTAGTGTATACACCAGAGCACATGTGTGTCTCTAACGTGGGTTTTAGGGTAGAGGGAGAAGTTTAATTGGGATAGGAGTAGAGTAAACGACACCTGTTGCATACTCCGTACCTCACGTTCGTTACGGTACTCCGGTGGCGAACAGGTGTTGGTTTACTACGGTGTTTGATTTACAGTGGATGCTTGGGAGTATAGGTACCTGACGGTAGATGGCTATAAGCGCATGTACACTCGACATGACACGTTTAAGTCTACCTTAACTCGCAGATGCGCTTAGATAGCGCTTAGATAGCTCTTGCATGCTAGGATACATGCGCCTATAAGGCAAGATACACGAGGAACACGATATACGTCAAGATGCGCATGTAGATGCAAGCACATGCAGGTAAGGATACATGCGTAAGACATGCGGGATACAATCAGCATGGGATAGTCAGCACTACGCATGTAGGTAAGAATGCCTTATATACGGCTAGAGATACGATGCGTGTATACGACATGACTGGAATATACACCACGATAGTGATTACACGCACGTAGAGAGGCGTAGAGGGCATGTATAGCCATTCGGTAGGGTAAGGTAGCCTGACGAGGTGTAATGCCCTCTAAGACGCTTCTAGAGGCCTTACTGAGCATGTTTGTCTATACAGCAACTCTACCAGTACTGGAGCAAGGCCTCTACATGAACCATGCGTACTGTACGATGTCTTATTGCCAATACAAGGCTGAATATACGCTAATACATGCGACATCGTCAGCAGAGGGCCTAGGATCGCTCTAGATTGATTTTACCACTTTGGGTATACCTTACCCTAGGGAACCCTTATACATGCGATCCTAGCTCAATCTAGGCACTATAGCGTCGATGTACGCATGTTAGCGATAGCTACCACTAACCTAAACAGCCTTATTGACCATATCCACCTGTATAAACACCCAACTGTTCGCCATCGTAGCATCGGAGTCTCTACGTAGATGCGCAGTATGCAACAGTGGGTATAGAGACCTTACCTAGCACGATGTAAAAAACAAAATACTCGATACTCTAGTGAATCGTTTTTATACACGGAGTACCGAAGATGACTATCCCTAGGACATGGCCTATTCGCATGTACGCTAAGGCTAAATGTAAAGGCAATGGTGAAACTGTCCGTAAGACACTGGACAGACACGTCGTAGAGACTATCTGTAAGTTGGCTAAACAGCAAGATGCCTATAGCCTAGAGACCATCAAGAAGACCTTTCTAAAAGACGTGATACCTGAGGCTATTACACTGATCGTAGGACTGGAGAGAACTGCATCTGGTGACTATTACAGTGAACGCAATGTAGAAAGAGCAGTCGATGCTTACCACACGGCCCTGAATAATGCAGTACGCAATATCGCCAACTTAACCTCGAGTAATGAGACTGACTCTATCGTGACTTACCTGATGAATGATATCGAGAGATCGAGGATGATTAACTACACGTGGACGAATCAGCATCATGGCGTGAATATAGCCAGATTGATCAGCCGTGTGTGGGCACTGATCCAGTATCTATCTGCCTGTGCTGGAGATGAGTATACTTACTTTGGGTCTGATATTCCATTCGTGAAACCTAAGATGCGTGAGACACCTCGTCCCAAGCACAAAGTGAAGATGCCTCTAACCAAGGCTGAAAGAACCATCGCGAAAGCCATCAAGAGAGAGAAATTCCTGAAAGAACAGGATAAGAAGACTAAGTCTGCTTGGGATAAATACCTGGTCTAAGTAAGCCATTACGAAAGGCAAATACTTGGTTTAGTTTTCTGACTATTACCTACCTACTAAGGACATTGACATGACACCACCGATTAAAGCCTTCAGTTGGCTAACGGATAAGCGGTTTTGGATAGCCGTAGTGATCCTAGCCATCTTAGGCACACTGACCTATTACGAGTACCGCAACGAGATCATCTCCAAGGAGAAACAACTCCTAGAGCAAGAACTCGAAGCACGTAAGACTGAGATCGAAGAGAAGAAACAGTATCTAAAGGTAAAAGAGGAAGAGATACTGGAACTCAAACGCCAGAATGAAGGCATGATGATGCGTAATAAAGAGATCGAAGATCGCTATACAGCGGAGAATAAGCTACTCATGTCCCTATTGGAACAAGAGCGGCAATATAAAGACTCTGCGATACCTGAGTCCATCGCTAATGCACTGAACAAACCCAGGAACTTAAGTGAAGCAGTAGAAGAGAAAGAGAAAACCAAACCTTCTCCTCTACTGAGTCATCCGTTTGATCCAAGTCGTTCTGTTATTGATCCGATGTACATGGATCGTAAGCTGAACTGACGTGTAATGTAGATATCTAGAAGGATAGTAACATGTATAGAACACTAGCCTTAGTAGGTGCATTGCTCCTGCTGGCTGCTTGTGCTAAACCACGTGAAGTCGTGAAATACCAATACACCACCATTAGCTGCCCTGTAGTAAGACAGTGTAAACTGCCTACTACCGAGTATAAGACGAATGGTGATTTGGTCATGGGGATCGTTCAGTTGAGAGAAGAAGTGGAGTATTGCGCTACGGCGATTGATACCTTAACGATGTGTATCGATGCCCACAACGAGCGCATGACTGCTTTGTCTCAAGACAAGAAGTAATGCCGCTAGGCAAACTCTCGCCGTTAGGTGAAAGTGAGATCGAATTCCTCGTCAGTTTGATAACCTGACTTAGATGAGATATACAGAGAGATGGACTGGATAGGTACTGGGGACTTCGTGTCTTCAGTACCTTAAGGTCTATGCTGTCGCCTCCATCTGCGCTTACGCTCCAGCGCAGCTACGCTGTGCCCTCACCTACGAAATAGATGAAAACACACACTCTGGACTAAGTTATAAACACAAAACGTTCGCTAGCCTATCTAGAATGGTCTCAGATTGCGTTTATAGCCATCAGGTATACTCTGGTATGGTTTTAGTTTAAAAATCAATCCTAGTGCGTCCTAGGGTCATTTACGAGCGTGTAGCTAAAATAGCCATTTAGACACCAACATGCTTAATTCATCCGACATGCTGACATCTAACCTAAGTCTAGATGTCGGTATGGAGGAAATTACAGATACTTACTATCTAAGTGTACCTAACCAGGATGTCTATTTTACATCCTAAACTAATTCTTGTTTGTTTTAAGAGAAAGGAAACGAACATGTTTCTAAATGAAAATGAAATCATTGGCATGAGCCTAACTGAGAAGCCTTTAATCGTAGGCTTTGTAGATAAGGAAATCAAACACTGGATGAATGGATCCGAAGAGGTTAAAGTCGTATCCTACGGCTTAACCCAAAACAGCTACGATATCCGTCTAGGCCGTGGTGTAGAGCTTTTCGCCCAGTATCCGATAACCGACATTCCCCTCTGTGATCCATTGGCTAAACCCAGAACAGTGGATATTGATAAACCACACATGCTCCCTCGTAAAGAGGAAACACACTACACTGAAGAAGATTCAGTGACACTAACGTATTACGATATTCCGCCTAATGCATTCGTCTTAGCACGCAGTGAAGAGTCTTTCAACATCCCTGCTAATGTCACTGGATTCTTGTACTGCAAATCCACTTATGCCCGTTTAGGCATGAACATGACGCCGACTGTCTTGAAATCAGGATGGTCAGGTCAACTCGTACTGGAGATCTTTAACCAGTCTCCGTATGTATTGCGTATCTACGAAGGCCAAGGCATCGGTACTTTGTATTTCGCACAACACGATGCTGCCTCTAATAGTCCTTACGATGGCAAGTATCAAGGACAAGTAGGCATTACACATGCGCTGTAGTGCTTGTTTGTAAACAAACTTACCTCTTATTTCAACGCTCCTGAAATAGCACTGAGAAACCTACCTATAGCCCGTAATGGACTATAGGTAGGCTAAGGTGTATTGTGCTGTAGTGTTATCTAAAAGAGATAAGCTATCTTTCTATTTAATCCCAATAGACTAACGTCCATTGGGCTTAGATAGCAGACTATTCTTTAACCCTATTTACTAAAAGGAAATCTAAACATGAATATTAGTATCAACGATTATCTCGCCTATCTTAACGTAGCAACACTGATTGTGTTGGCAATGATCGCCTTTAAGCATTACTTGCTGACGCGTCATCGTAAGTCTAAGCTTAACCAATACGCCAAGGACACATTGGAAACATCATTTGCCGACTACATTGTGTTCTTGAACGGCATCACTCATCCCCTGACTAAAGAAGTCCTGAATGAGCTCATCTTCCAGCGCAAACGCTTGGATGTAATTGCTTCTGTAGCAGGTGTTACTAAACGCTCTTATCGTGGTATCGTTATCCAATTCAACACCAGTGATCTGCCGGAAGACATCTACTGCCAAAATGCACTGGGTGAATTCACTGCCGTACAGAACCGCAATGTTGTCGTTATCGGCACTGATAGCACGCCAGTTACCGATTTGACTGGTGGTACCATGACCGTGTAAGTGGTTGATAACATTGCAAAAAATTGAAATATATACTATTAAAGTAGAAGAGGGAAGGCATTCTCTCTTCTGAATCAATGTGTACTTCTTCGAGAGTTCACGATACTTCTTGCTTGTTTCTTATTAAGCCTTTGGTTGGGAATACACCTAATAGGAAACAAGGTATACTGATTAAGCTGTTTGAGTTTCTCTTTCGTAAGGGCAGCTGCTAAGTGTACAGGTATCGTGACTCTCACCTTTTTATCTATCTATTCATTGGAGGAATAAACCATGACTCAACGTACATTTACACACACCACTGGTAAACCAACCAATACTGAAGAGAAAGAGAACATTCTCTTTAATATCGTTGTCATTATCGGTATGTTATTCACCATGTTTGGTTGTGCCTATGGTGCTTACACCATGGGTTGGAAACATGCGGAAGCATATTCCATGTTCGGCATGGTTGCCTATCTGGTAGGTTGTATACTCTACCAAGTAGTAAAGAAATAAGACACAGAACACCATACCCTAGGTATAGCATAATCGCTATACCTAGGGATACAGTGCTTATGTCTTCTTTTTTTACTCTCCTCTGTCTTTCGATAAAGACTCGTATAGGTTTACTCGGAATATATCCTCGTATACCTTTTTGTTTTGTGCTGGTTAGTCACCGAAAGCAACATCTTTAATGTGGGTGAAATCCACATTAACCGCATCACCACTGGTATCGCCTTGTTTGTAGGCATAGAGCCTAATCATGTGCGTAGGAGGAATAGGCCTCTTTAACTTCATCAGGTCACTATCGCGTGTGACATAATGACCGTATTGTCCATTCCAATAAGCTAACGGATTATCGAAGCTAATTACGTTATTGCTTTCATCCTTTAGATCTTCTGCAAAAGTAGCTCTATTAATAGCAGAAATTCTAAAATGTATACCAGAGCCTGATGCGTTAGTCCATTTATAGCCTGATCTTAGTCTAACATGCGTGATGGATCTGGTAACCATGTTAAAATCAAGATTACGTACTATGCAGCTCGATCCCCAAAGCTGATAGCTATTAGGACTCAACTCGCTACGTCTTCCCCAGACGTGATGCCATGTTCCATTTTCCATATAGCCTCTTTGAGCATCTCGAACATGGATAAACATCCTTCTCACTTTCAATGCATTATTCATTAAGTCATTAGCGACTTTACTGAACAACTCATTCACTTTACGCTCACTTAGAGTCTGTCCTAACCAAAGATCCTTATATTTCATCATCACGCCTTCTAGTGCGTAACGTGGATCCAGTATCGCGAAGTAATAATAAGGTCTCAACTCTTCCGTTTTGGTTAATTCAGGTAAATTACGAACATACGGAGACTGTAAGTACTTTAACTTAACAAGCATCTTGGTGTCATCAAAATCATGATAAGGATTGTTAAAGACAGGTGGTGTAAATAGATTCGATGTCGGATCCTTATCGGTATAGAGGATCTCTAAAGTAGAAATACAACTTAGACTTTCAGCTATCGTACCTAATGCATTTAGTGTATTCTTAACCGATATCGAGTTGTCAATCTTACCTAGTGTCAGTTTACGTACCGTATCGTAGACGTATTTCACGAAAGCTTTGTTATCGGGCAACTTATCAGCTAGATATTCATCCTTGTGGTAAAGATAAATATCATTCAATACCTCACTCGTTACCGGATTGCCTAAGAACAACATCGGGTCATTAGAGGCGATTTTACGTCTGGATTCCAATCTGTTATAGCGAATATCATCCTGAGTATAAAGTACACCATCGTAGTTAACGAATAGCTTATCCGATAGGAACTCTTGGTAAGGTTGTCTGGCCGGATGGTTCTTATTCCTTAGACGAAGATTATTCATCGGGTCTAATATCATCTCCTTAAATGCCGTTATAATGGATTCAGGAGTAACTTCACGACCTTTCAGTTTGGCGTACTTATACCTTGGGAAATAAGCCTTAGTGGCACTATCACTGGGTAAAGCATCGTATTCCTCCTGCGTAGGGGGCAATGCGATCGGATTGTCAACTGGATAAGGCGTCTCTAAGTCACGACTCACCTCACCCAGTAGGTTGTTCTTTAACTGGAATATTATTTTTCTAGAGTTGTATACATCTCCTTCGTAATCTCCAATATCGAGATCCTGACGTGGTGAAGTACCTCCCCCCAATTTCTCAATTTCAATCCTTGTGGTGTGGATCTTATTATACATCTCGTAGTCCGGTATCTCAACACCATGTACAACGTATACGTAGTAACGTAAGAACTCGGTTACTGGACGATCGTTAATAAGATCATTCTGTGCCTTATCGGTAAGACTCGAGTGGGCAATAAAGTTATGCTTTTTAACCACTCTTATTAAGCCACGTAGATTATTTAAGATATAGTTTAGATTCTTTATAAACTCATTCTTAAAAGATCCTTTAGGTACAAACGTTTCGACAAATTTAATTCTTAGTTGAATGAGTTCTTCAATACGACCCATCCATTTATTCTTCAGTGTTTCCGTATAGGTTTCGATATTAAGCCCACTATTTAGACCGTAAACATTGGGAAAACGATAAAAAGCATTTTCTCGCCAGTCTCTTAATAGAGTTGGACCAATAATTTCATTTAGTTCGGAGACAAGGGTTTTTCTATTGGCATGAGCTGAGACTGTAGGATTGGCAGTGTCGTTTAAGAAATCACCAACATCTTTTATCGGGTAACCACCGTAATAGGATGGCGACTTACCAAAATAACCACCACCCACTTTGAATTCCCCTATGTTCTCTAACTTAGTGAAATTATTTAATGGAGGGCTGTATACAAAGTTATCGCTTTTTTTAAAGTCGTCTCTTGTTATAGTGTTATTAAAGGTTGTTTGTCTACCTGTGTCGTCACGATTCCTCTTATAAAAGATAAGTCCTTCACGTAAGTAACAATCTACCCATACCGGAAAGAAATAGCCGTCTGATAGTTCTCTTCTTGCTGGCTTAAAGTAAGTGTTAACACTGCGTTTCATCTCGTTAGTGTAAACGAACGCATTTAGGCTAATAAGTGAAGCACCCGCTATATTACTTTTAAAGTTTCCTCCAGCGTAGAACCCGCCCAGTAAATGCGAACCATGTGCAATGATGCTGTTGATGTCACTTACGGCCAGTGCTTCTGGGCTGTTATCGGTAATAGGGAAGTTCTCTTCACGAAAACCAAAACGTTCTTTATAGACTGGGTTACTGATAAAGGATCTAAGATAGTGTAGGTTTGATGGATCCTCTAAATTAGGGAGATAATGGTCGTATTTAAAATCCCTTTTATTCATGTTGACGGTATTACTGCCGTAGTTAGAAGGCTTAATATATTCCTCGTAACGCACACCTACATGTTTTTCTAGTGTGCCACTGATACCGAAATCTTCTTCTAGTGCTTTCAGTCTTTTTATCTCTTCTAATGTTATTGCCATTTTCTTTAAACTCCTTATAAAACAGATTACTACACTGCTCTCTGCCCCACTTAAGGAACAGAGAGCAGTATACAAAGTCACATCATTCACCCCAAATAGGCGGAAAGAGCTGTATCCGCTTAATCGAACCATCGCTCTTATCTTTAAATTTACCGTATCCTTTACCGTCTTTCCATTCAAACTCACCGTACTGATAACCTTCAGTCTCTCGATCCAACACGTCTTCTGGACCTGGAGACACATTAGTCGCTAAGTTAGTGTACATATCCCGACCACTGCGTACACCACTGAAGTATACTCTACCGCTATTCCAATTATCACCGATCAAGCTGCGTAACTGATTAGCACTAATGTTATTTCCCCAGTCCAGTATCAAACTGCTTCCAGGAGCACTAAAGTGAATGAAAGGAGAAGGACCTCTCAGTGCAGTTTGCATATCGCCTTCTTTAAAGACAAAGTTCTGCGCTTCACTTGTCGGCGCAAAATAGTAAGACGGATAAGTAACAGTCTCATCTGTCGGTGATTTCACTAATGGCGCAGTCTGGATCTGACAAGCACGGAATGTAATTGTAATCGGTGCGTTCCAGTTAAACACTTGGCGAGATGTCGCATCGTGCGTCTTACCACTACCAGCAGTAACACGACTGTACAATCCAGTACCGTCAGTCTTACCATCAATATTGCGATCTATCCTACATTCGTAGAACGATAATGCGGTACCACGATCATGATACGTTACATATTGCGTCATTACGAACAGACCGTTGATTTTATTCGACTGTGGAAAAAAGCCCCTAAATTCAATCGTAGGCGCGATCGGTAATAACCTAGCATAGTCAGCAGCACGCTGGTGATCAGGACTCTTACCCTCCCATGTGGCGTACAAAGCATCATGGTCAGGTCCATAGGGACGGAAACTGATGTGTCCACCCCTGAATACACATGTCGTAAAACGTTGATTGGAAGGCCATTCTTCGTATCTGACTGTTCCATCAATATCTATCGAGATCGGCATCCTACCAATACGGTGTCTCTTTTTCTCTTTAAGATAGATCGTACGATTCACATTCGCAGGACCTTGCGATAATGCAAAACCAATCGTTGCCAATGGTTTGTTTTTAGAACCACGACCATTAGCCAGAGTCGGTACTTCATCCACACCTTCATCCGGATCGATGTACAATACACCAGTGGCAGCATCAGGCACATTACCGTAATACAGACCATCTTTATTCCAGCGTAATTCATTAAACTCGGCAGTTGAAATCGGGATGATGTTTTTACCCAATTTAACACCATTACCCAATCCCATGCTACGCATCACACCCAACACATCATCCGCTGTCGCCGTGAATTGAGCACCATTCTGACGATAAGTATCTCCAGCCGGCAATGCACCCTCATCACCAGTCAAATACCTCTTCACAGCCGCTTTCATCATCAAGTCTTGGCTATTGAGGTAATTGAGGATATTGGTGTCTTTGGTATCGGTCTGCTCTTTCGTATACGTATTGTTACGCAGAGCAGTGATGAGTTGATTGATGCTGCTTACCTGGCTATCGATCTTGGCATTGAGTTCACGCTCTTTATTAGAAAGCTCTTCCTTAGTGGCTTTCTTATTCGCTAACTCAGTAACACGACCTTCCAGCGCAGCGATGAGTTCATCTACTTTAGCGATCGTATAGACACCTAATTGAGCTGGAGTCAGTTGATGCACGTTACCCGTAGCAGTCGTGTGCTGGATCAACAGAGACCGTAATGCATTGATCTTAGAGTCTACAGTAGACTTATCGTATACACCTAAGCCATCTGGTGTTAAACGGTGTACATTACCTGTAGCGCCTATGTGGGCATTGAGTTCACGTCTCAGTTTTTCCACTTCACCATTACTACCAGCAGACAACTGATTAATAGCACGCCAAATAGCATCATGCGATGCCTCATCACCAGTCAGCTGTGCCTGCACCAATCGTTCAATCACGTACACGACATGCTGCCAGTTATACGTATCGTAGATAGAATGCACATGAGGCGCAGCAGGGTAACCTGTAGGCTTATTCAAGACATTCTTCCACAGTACAGGCCTATTGTCTAATGCCAACTGTTCTAATTTCCTGTTTAGAGAAACCACATCAGCATTCGTAAATCGACCACCTACAGTCTGGTAACTGATGCTGACATTCTTACTAACCGACGCATCTGTAATCACCACATATCCGTAAGCAGCAAAACCAGTTAAATCAGCTACAGTTTCAGACGGATCTTCCAAGTAGTAAGATCGAGCAGGTACGACATTACCTGTCTTCTTATCGATCATCGAGAACGTGTGGGCGTAAAAGTGACCATAGTTAGGTCTCAAGACACGCACACTCTTATCCGAGAGTACATGCGACTCATTAGCCACACGGTTGTTAGGCGATCTTGCACTCTTATCAAACTCGTATCGTATATTGCTAGGCATAACGAACCATTCCTTATATTCCTAAATTAAGATAGATACTCCTAAAAAGAGCATACACCCACCTACACCGACTAAGTGTAGGCAGGCGTATACTGAGAGGAGTGATTTCAAATTATTGCCATACGGCAAGTAGGCAAAAATTATTGCCATACAGCAGGTGGAGCAAACTCTGATTTGATCTTACCTGTTGCTTTATCGATCAAGAGTTCTTTTACGATCGCGATGACTTGGTTCTTATCCAGAGTAGGTGTAGCTGTGTGGGTACGGATTTGTTCCAACACCCAGTTCTGATAAGCCACATTGACACTAACTGTATCATTTACACTCGTACCGATAGTCGGGAATCGAATATAACTGGACTTATTCGTACTGCTGGTAAACACGAGACTACCACGCTTATCAGTCGCACCTACTGGATTAAACTCCAGTCTCCAGTTACCACCATCTTGCGTACGTTTGTTGATCACAGGCCAACTATTGCCATTTAAGACACTGACGGCATCAGTGGTAGCAATACCACCATCTACATCTAGACCACTGCTACTGATCTTGAACTGCTTATTACGCCTGTCATTGGTCTTCGCACCAGTAGGTGTTACGAAGAACGACATCTCCGTACTACCGTTATCCAAGTATTGTAAACGAATAGAACCAACCGACACATTGTGGTTGTTCCTAAACTGATACTCAGCGTTGTTCAAGCCAGTGTTGCTAGATGCCAAATAGAAATGTGGCCAGTTAGTAGAACTGAATACACCAGCACGTTCACCCGTGATGTCGCCACCACTCTTAGGATAGAACTGAGTAACATCACCACCCGCTACGATCCAGTTACCCCATGTGCCATTACTATTCTGGTTACGACGATAGGTCATGGCGTTGTTAAACGGGCGATACTCTTGCATCACACGGCCATTACCATAAGCAGATGGTGTAACAGTCAAGCTACCGGCTAACTGTACTGGATAGTTACGTTCAGTCGTGGCATTAACATTAGCTGCCTGACCATAGAGACCAGGTACCACGACTGTATCCAAGTTAGTAGTCGCACTAAGATCATTAGCCGTAATATCACGATTAGTCAGTAACTGACTACCATCGTATCGTACACCACTACCATCTATCACCATGGACTTATTACCAGGTGCGATCATTTCCAAACGACTGCTAGTCGTACGGATCTGGCTGATAGTAGTGCCATTCTTAAGCTGTAAGATAGCGTCCTGTAAGACGATGTCGTTTCTAAAGGTCTTCGTACCACGTACTTCTTGATTACCTTGCAACAATACAGCACGTTCCAGTTGTGTCTGTATACGGCTATCCACGGTACTGGCTTGTGTCTTCAGTGTAGCGACATCATTCTTAACAGGTGTTAACTCACCTCTCAATGCAGACACAACACCATTAGCAGTAGTAACATCACCACGGATAGATTGGATCTGTCCTGACAATAATGTCTTAGCAGCCTCTACTGCTGCATTGATCTTACTGTCTACTACTGCTGCTGTCGTATACGTACCTAGAGAAGCCGTAACAATCGTACGCACTTCTTGTTCAGTTAGAGTCAATTTACCCCACGATCTCCAACCTTGTCTGTCATTCGCACGAGCACGTCTCCAGATGACATTACTGCCTGGTACTGTGTCGTCGTTTTCAAACGGGATGTAAATCTGCGCTAAACCATACGCACTTTGAGTAACGATTAGGCTACCAGCCATCTGTAATGGATAGTTGTGTTCTGCTGTAGACCTAACATTGTATTGCTGTCCGTATAGACCTGGAGTCGTAATGGTGTTGAGATCCTCATCAGTCAACATCTTCGTATCGATTACATCATTGGTTAATACGAGATTACCATCGTATACCAGACCACCATTGTCTCTCAGTTCCAGAGACTTACCGGACTTAGCATTAGCCAAATAAGCTGATGTATTATTCACACCCAGACGGGCATACTTAGCAGCATCTGTACTGTTAGAAGCACGTACTTCTTGGAACTTAGTAAACGAATGCTTAAAGTCTTTCAAGCCACTGATGTCTTGATCAGTCGTCGTTAATACAGCACCACTATTGGCCACTTGGTTCGTGACACGACTATCTAACCATGCACGCAAATCACCCAGAGCTTTCTCACTAGCAAGCTTATCTGTTCTTGTACCATTCGTAATGTGGCTGACATTGTTCGTCCAGTCAAAGCCCACACGTACCCAACCTGTTTTCTCAGTGTTGTTCTTAACAGTACGTTTGTAGATAAAGGCACTGTCATCAGCAGGATAGTACAGCTGAGTGACACCAGACGTATTATTCGGGATAACATGCAAGATACCGACTACACCGTTAGCAGGATAACCTTTAGCTTCTGTTACCTGTACGACAGTAGGTTGTCGCCAGATACCAGCATGGTTATGGCCAAACATGGCATTAGGAGCTAATGCACCCAAATCACCACGATGCAAATCCATTAAACCATAGTCAGCAGCATCAACACTAACCGCAGGTATATTGGCACTATTAGACTGACCGATCTTCACGATGTTAGCAGAGGCAGTAGCTGGCTTCTGATCCACACCACTACCCATCGCTACAAAACGGGAAGCATAAGCACCTGATGCCTCAGCCAGTATCTCACTCTTAGCTTCAGCAAACGTACGATTGTCAAAGCGAGCACTGTTGTTAACATTGCCATTCCTAGCTTCTTGTACGATATCGGCTACGGTCTTACCGTTCAGACGTGCAGCATCGATGTTCTGTCTGGCTTCATTGACGATCTGTGCGACAGTCTTGCCTTCTACCTTACGAGCATTGTCTACTGTTAAAGCACGTACTTCGTTTAACAGAGCTGCTTTAGTCACCGGATCCAGATTGCTATTCTGCTGTGGTATGGTGATTTGTGCGATGACCCAGTCTTTGTATTCAGTCGGTGTCTTACCACCAAAGGTAACATTCTGTTTTGCACGTGCTACGATCTCATCTGCTGTCTCACCACCTAGTGTAGAAGCATTACCACCACGACGAGCTTCCGTGATGATTTGGTCTTTAGTGGCACCATTCAGTGTTTCAGCATTGGTGACACGTGATTCAGCGATGATTTGGTTAACAGTCTTACCGCCTACTTTACCAGCATTCAATTCAGACTGGTAAGTGGTAATAAACCATTCAGCAAACTGAGTGTCGGTTCTGTTGTTAAAACGAGTAGCATTCGTGGCTTGTTGATTCGTCGGGTTAAATGCCGCCAGACGGGTATTGAGTAACTGAGTGAATTTCTCAGTCAAGTCTTCTTTTACTTCATTGTAGCTTAAACCATTAAACTTAACAGAGTTAGCTGCATTGCCTTCCAATATCCAGCTTTTCAACTGAACATCGTTTCTGTTATTCAGTTTAGAAGCATTAGCCGCAGTAGCGGTCTTATCCAACTTCGCCCCATCTTTAGCATCGATCTCTTGTTTACTGTAGGTATTCCAGTCAGATGGCGTGCGATTACGCAGAGCGATGATGTCTGTGGTTGCTTGAGCCACAGCCGCCTTAATGTAACTATCGATAACCGCTATCGTGCCCTTAGGCGTCATGTAGAAGTTATCACTACGATCAGAGCCTTGGTTATCCGGCAGTATCGGTAAGTTCTGGATATTACCTAAACCAATATTTTCCTTACTGTAGTTTTGCATCGCACGTGTTAATGCATTACGCACGACTTCATCCAGATACTCCGAACTCACACCACCAATGCTACGGATGGCTTCTACCACTTTATCGAAACTCACGAATGTTTCAATGTCGTGTTTGTGATCCAACACAGGGAAGACCAATGGCTTATCTACTATCTGTTCCCATGTCGTAGTAACCGGATTGAGTTGCCATTCTCGTAAGATACGGCCAATATCAGCCGCATCTAAAGTCCATTCACCACCCAGAGTACGATACTCTAAGTAAATGTCACCAGCATACTGACGATTAACAAACCGAATGGCACCGTATATAGCTAAACCTGTGTTCTTGATCGCCCCTAGGAAGCGATAACCGTAGTTAAAGTCCACACCTTCTACTAAGTACTTTTTTGTTCCTTGTTGTGTCAGGGTATAGACCTTAAAGTCTTTTTGGAAGAATGGCGCATACCTGGGGATAATATAGTTAAAATCGATCCCATTACGAGGCGTAATGGTGTGTTGTTCACCTTCGATTCGGTTGGCTGAAAGAGTGCCCTCCGGATCGAAAGCGTATACTTGAGTACCCATCGGTACCTCCTTTTGAAGCTATGAAATGTCGACAAAACATAGCCCATATGGGCGATGTCATAAAGTTTTTCCTAGTCGATACGCCGTATTTTAGACACTTTTACCTTTCACTTTTACTAAGGATACTTGACCATGGCAGCATACGAGATCATCAATGCGATCGGTCGTATCGCACATTCTCAATCTCAATGGGAAGCAGTAGACATCGCGAAATACAAAATTTCCATCCTCTATATGCGATACGATACCCTACGTGTTACCCTGATGAATAACTATACGAAAGAAGTAGGATGGTTATCACTAGACGATGTGGATACGACTATCCCGCAAGATAAGACATTTAAAGAATACTTAGAGTCGATAGGGGATAAATCACTCCCCTTAAAAGAAGGTACATTGACCTTGAAGAAGAAAGGACTTCTCTATAAGGAAGCCCATACAGCAGGATTCAAGATCTATCCGGTTAAATCAGGCATGTTGCCGGATGATGACTTTAGCCGTAAATACGACTACAGTGATCTCTTTTTCAAGAAAGAAGGCGTGGACTATAAAGACATGTACGAGAGCTGCATGATTACCGTTAATGGCTTCGTACATTTAACCAATGCCAACACACAAGGCCTCTGGGTAACCGATGGCTATAAGACAGTACGTAAACGCAAGAAAAGATGTATCGGTATTATCTCATTCGAGAACTTAGGTAAACTAACCTACATACCGATCAAAGAGAACATGATCTCTAAACTGAATGATGATATTGATTATTACCGAGAGATGGTGATTGATTTAGACCAAGACCTTAAAGATAAAACCATCATGGCTGTTATCGGCGGTTATCTGCATGTACTCGATAACGATGTCTTTACCCGTATATCGAATCGTGCTGTTAAGATTAGGATTAACAACATCCCTTTATTAGAACGTATACATCAGTCCATGGAAGATTTGGATTTGGATTATGTATTCGATAAGCGATATGGTGAGACGAATGTCCACTTAGGTTATCTTCAGTCTGATGAGTTCTTGAAGCGTTATATTACGTCTAACTATTCCTTCATCGTGCTACTGGATAATCCGAATGTCTTTAAAGAAATCAGTTATCCTCGTAAGAGAGGGATACCGAATAGTTACCTGTACCACAAACGTCCTAATCTGCCTATGTTAACACGATTAGGTAAGTTCGAAGAGTATCTCTATAAGCAGGATAATAACTTATTCGAAATAGAGACTGCTGATTGTCAATACCACGAACGTACGTACAATAAAGCAGGTAAGTTGGATAAAGAGACGTACTACGATGCCGGTAGTACACCGACTAAGAGACGTTATATCGCAGATGCTTATTTCATGAACTTGGTGTCCATGATTTGATAAAAGCATGAACCTTGTCTCCATGATCTGAAAGAGCATGAGTAAGCGTAGCACTAGTCTGTCGTTAGACAGACTAACCTATACGAGTGTTTAGCTAACGCTGATCTTCGATTAACGTGGTTAAACATGAGTAAATAAAACAAACATTACACACATCCCCTTATACCACCTATAGCCCGTAATGGACTATAGGTGGCTAAAGGCATATGCTTTCTTTTTTAGTCTAGACGCACATCGTCTATCTCATCTGGTAAGTATAGACAGAATTCACGTACCTCACTGAACATCATGTTACAGCAGGTAGAACGTATCGTAGACTCTATCGCTTTAAATGGTGTCAGATCAGGTATATCATCGCCTATATCAATCAAGTCTTTTGTTTCTTGATCGAACTGATGTTTTACCTTCTCTTCTTCTGTCTCACTCAATGCTTTCAGCTTAGGTGTAACCAAAGTAAAGCTATCTAGTCGTTTCTTCAGCAAATCCACATGAGCATGCTCCATCCATGCCATCCAATCGTAGCAATAATAAGCAATGATGTTGTCTTCTATCCACTTAGCAGTAATATCAATAGGCTTAGCATTCAGTATCTCGATGGGATACAATCCATTCAGTATCACATGCAGACACATCTTCATCTCTTCGATTTCTTCTGGTGTCAGTCTATAAGGATAGATATTCACGTACACCTTGATCGTACCCGTCATGCCTTCACGTGTGTTATCGAGCATGTAAGCATGTAATGTATCTGGCAAGTTAGCCATAATGCTCGTCATCTCAGCATTAGCCAATGTCACGATATCACGTTCACGATACATCTTGCGATATGCTTCCAGATCGAATCCATTGAATTCATCTCTTTCACGCCTAAAGTATCCGTTAAACAACACTTCACCAGCAGCATCTTTGTCTATCCTCTCTAGTGTACTTAAACGCGTATCGAATAAGCTATCCAGATCGAATAAGAACCCTTTAGTTACAGCCATGATACTAACCCACAGTCAATGTTGATTCTATCGCCAGATACACACTCAGTGTCTTCTTAGAGTGTATCTTAAAGTACATCAACAAAGCCATGTATATCACGAGCCAGTTATTATTCAGCAACAACTCCCGATAAGCATTGGCATCGGTAGGTGCTACGAATCCCTTTATTGTCTTCTCCAGCAGTATCAGCTCTTCTTCTACCAACAAACCATGACGATGATAGAATACAATAGCGATGTTCTCTAAGAACGCTTTTTTATCCTGATTCATCTCATCTGTCAGTCTCTTGTACTGGCTCTGGATGTAATCTAAAGTATAGAGCTTACTGTAGTTTACTCGATCTACTTCAGTCTGTATCCAGCTTAATAATAGATTAGCTGCTTTCTCAGTATAACGACTACAGAGAGACGCTATAACACGATAGAGAGCCACTTCCATGGATACAGCATGTTCATCCATTAAGTTGCTTCTGTCTTCAGCATCAGTCAAGTAGACCGTGTTAAAGCCTACTTCTGTTTCTTCTTTAATCTCTGGTATTTCATTCACTTTTGTATATCCTTTTATCACTTTAGCCAATATAGCTATTGTCTACATGACTACGTCATTTAGCCAGTAGAGTAGACTTCAACATCATGGCAGTAAGATAAGAATGCAACATGTGGTTCGCACCTACTGTACCACTGTATTGACGCAATACATCAGCAGAAGCACGACCGATCTGCATGATAGAAGTTTCTAATACACGCACACCATTCTCAGCTCCGCCCCTAAAGTGCATCATCTCTTCCACTGTATTCGTTAAACCCATCGCCAACATGGTATTGACTTCAGGATAAGACATACGAGCACCTTTAGTCTCAGGGCCAGTAGCCTGCTTACTGAAATAATCAATGTGCCTATTGTCTTTAGGAATCGAGATCTTCTTAGTTACCAACTGCTGCTGTATACGCACTGGCAGATACATCACCATGCTGTTCTTGTTACTGAGTTCCCAGCTACCATCTTCATTCGGCATCCAAACTCTCTTGTAAAAAGAGATCTTGTACTTATTAGCCACATCGTGTAAGTGATCCATATCCAAACGAGTCTTTTCATCACCTACCGGATGGAAAGTCTGTAAGTAATCCTCACCCTTACTGAACTTGACCATCAAGAGATCGAACTCTTGATCACTTAACGATTCTAATCTTTTCCTAGTTAGTTCGACATTCTCACCTGGAGATAAGTCTTGTATAAACGATAGAGCCATATCCGTGGCTCTTTTACGTGCTTGATTCATGACGTACATACTCCTATACCTAAGTCATCACAACATGATGACTTAGGCATATACAGGATAGATAGTTTATTCAGTATCAGTAGTAGCTGACTCTACAGCTTCAGCATCGATATCACCAGTATCCACTGTGCGTGAAGCATCTTCTACTTCACCTTCAGTAGTTTCCAGTACTTCTTCAGTACCATGTTCTACCGCAACAGCATCTTCTGGTAATTCACCATTCAAGAGTGTATTCACACGCCCCTCCATGGAAGCAACTTTATCTTCATCGAAGTTACCTTCTTCATCGAACAGATCAGCAGAACCATCTGTTAGACCCTTCATCGTATCGTAGAGTTCGGTGTGTACTTCCAGTATCTCACGTAGACTGTCAGAAGTACCGGCAATGAAATCACCATCTTTATTCTTCTCGAAGAAGTCCTTATCGATTACACCGTGTTTCAATACGTAAGCGATGTAAGGCAGGATGAGTTCATCCATCATCTTCAGCCAGTCTTCAGATGGCATAATTTCACCCAGCAAACTACGAATAGTCAATGTACTGTAACCATCTTTTACTTCACCTGATTGAGCACCCATCTTAAAGATGATCAGTGACAACTCACGATTCAATACAGCAATCTGCTCACTGATGGATTTGTTCATCACCATGACTTTCAGTGTCTGCTCATTCATGCCCATGGCATTTAAGAGATCCACCAATGAGATACCATGGTTTTCCAACAGGATCTTCACATCGGTCAACAGGAAGTCAGGATCAGTGGTTAACGCTTCCATCTTTTCAGTGGTGTCACGTTTCATGTCCTCATCGGTACCGCCTAACTCTTTATAGGCTTCTTCTACGGCACCGATATCATCATCGCTGATAACAGTACTTTTCAGTAAGTCTACCTTACCGTCTTGATCCAGTACGGTACCTTCGTGTTCATTTGCTACAACTATAGCCATGGCTATTTAGTCCTTTCTATATTAAAAAGAGAGTATACACTAGGCCTAGTTAGACCTAGTGTATCAGGGTTATCAATTATCCAAATACAGCGTCTATATCCACTGCTTCTATTTGGGCATTGCGGTATTTCTTCAAGATGGTTTTCTTATCCTTATCTAACCAATAAGGATGATACAATCCCAAAGCCATACGCATCAAATCCAATGTGGTTAATTCCAGCTCAGTGTGTGCTTCATCATCCAAGCTATACCAATAGCGTGTACTCAAGAGCATATCCCAGTCATACCCAGCTTCGATGATCTTGGTGAACAGAGTCTCTGGAGTCAACTCCATCAGTCTGGCATCGATCTTATTTAAGTGCTCTTTCCAGAACACATGCATCTGGTGCATATCGGCACAGATCTGTATCGCACGAGCCAAGCGTCTGTTTTCATCCATCAGACTACGCACAGTCGTACGACCAAACTTCACTTCAGGCATCAAGACACAATGCACAGACTTAAAGTTACCGTTTAGACTAATGTCACCACCCAGACCATAAAAGCCGTTCTCACGCAGATACTGGAAATTAGTCAACTCTTCCAGTATACCGTATTTCTGGGATACAACAATACGGACACTGTAACCAGATGGACCAGTCTTACACCGCAACATCTTCATGGTAACGATATTAAGATCATCGAGGTTGTTATCATCCCCACCATCTTTCAGTGGATAACGTATCTCTTTGTTGTCATCCTTTAATAGACGCTCCACTTTAGTAATCAACCACATGGACATCGCCAGATAGTTAATGTTCTTAGGAGCTCCTTTCAGTTCCATGCCACGTTCCATGTGCTGTAATGATTTGTGCTGTGGGGCATAAGGATCCAACTGGAACTTCTCACCGTAGTGTACGGTACCGCTAAGATAGGTATTCGTACCCATGAGATAGTTAACCATCTCGTCTATCATGTTGCGTTTCAACAAACCAGTGTTCATGTGCAGCATCTTCTGCTTACTGTCAGTCAAGTCTGTCTTATCACGCAGATTGATGGTGTTTTCAGCTTCCCATTTAGAAACACTGTCTAAACAGATAGCCGTAGGACGAATGATCTTGATCTTCTTACCATCGCGATCCAACATTGGTGTTTCTACCACAAAGTCTTTGTTGTTCTTTTTACCATTCATCCACTCTTTGGCTTTAGTGAACCAATCTTCACCTAAGATAACAGATGATTCAGTCACTAACCATCTACCCGTTTCAAACCAGTCTGCTTTACCATTAGGTCTCACGATACGTTTTAGACGCATCTCCAAGCCTGGTGTAAAGGCATTGTTTTCAGTATCGTATTTCATGCCACTGCTATAGCGATGGGCACGGAACATGATGATTTGCGTATCGTAGTCGATGATCGCACTTTTATACGAGTTACCTGGGCCTACTACGATGACTGAGCCATTGTGGCCACCATTGGTGATATACCGGCCATGTTCTGCCAATACAGGCGCACCGGTGGGAATGTCCCTTAGTGTACCCACATTCAGACACGCACGCAGAGTCGGTGCAGGCTTAACATCCATCTGATAAAAACCACTCATCGTTTAATACTCCTATTCTTGTTTACCGCCTTGTTATTAAAATACCATTAGATTACATTACCAAGTATAGCTTGGCGACATAGTCCTTTAACATAGTAGCCTGAAAAAGTGGCTACTATCCCACAAAAACATTCAGATATAATGACCTTGGCTAAGGATAATAGGCCTCTATATCTGACCGTCTTTAAACACTCTACTTTATAAGGACAAAACATGTCTAAATTCAACGCACTCGAAAACCCATGGGATACTTCCATCTCAGTATCTGTCGAGACTGTATCCCAACAAATCTCCAACTTAGAGACAGAAGAACTCTCTCGTGAAGGACTCATCCAAGCAGTCACTGGACTATTCGGCAATGTCTTCAATACCCTTCGTTTGTCTGTAAACGAAGTATTCAAGGTACAAGATGCCCAGCTCTCTCTTAACCATTCCCTTTATGGTAAGATTAACTCTAAAGCATTAAGTACCAACTACAGTGAACTGATGGATCGTGAAGTACCTGCTCCTGCCGGTATTAAAGGCACATTCGTGGACTATGCCAAAGAGTCCAATGAACTAGCATCTACCATTCTAAAAGTACCCTCTCTAGTAGAACAACTCAGAGCAGACATTGGTCGTATCGTCTCGACTAAAGACGGACTTAGGGATGTTACTCTATTTAACGATTCATTCTACACCAAAGCTGAGAATGAATTAGATACAGCATTGAAGAACCTGGCTAAAGTGAGAACGAAAGATGACTACTCTGCTATACGCGCTTATGGCGATTTGTTCCGTAATAATAACGAACTCGTTACCGCCGTTTCGTTGACTAATACCAACAATCAGGCTTACAATGTCATTGACCGTAAGAAACTGATGGCTTCAGTGGAATCCACCATGGGTTATGTCCGTACACTGAATGAAATAGCCAAACGTGATGGTTTCAATAAGCAGCTTCTGATCAAGATCGGTAAAGCTGTATCTGTAGTCGCCAGATACGTAGAAGCGTATAGCTCTGCATTCTATAACCAGAAGATGCAAAATGAAACATTGGATTCCATCGTATCCGAGATCAACGAACTAGTTAAGTAACATGACAACATAACCGAAGGTCGTGGCGGAATGCAATGACGACATACTCCTTATACCTCCTATACCCCGACATGGAGTATAGGAGGCTAAGGGTTATGTACGTTTACTAGGTATTAACCAGTGATCAAATCGCCTTCATCTTGAGAAGCAGCTACAGGTGCACCATTGCGTTCACCTTCTACTGTTTCACCATCGACTACTGTGCTACCAGGAGGCACTTCAGACGGCAATTTGTTTTCCAGTGTTTCGATGATCATTTCGCTTTCACGGAGCTGATCTTCCAATGCTTGGATACGCTGATGTGCTTTAGACATCTCTTGTTCAAACAAAGATTGGATCTGTTGGCCGACTTTACGCTCTTTAGCCAGATCACGTGAAGTATCCACAAGCGCTTCTTCCAAGAACGACAGATGGGAGGACAAATCAGCAGCACACCGACGAGCACCAGACAATGCATCTACAATACGATTGTCCAGTGCGACATTGAATGTAGCATTGCCTTCCTGGTCTTCACCTGATTGATAGACTTCAGTTTGATTGATAAAAGCCATTTTGTATATTACCTTTCTATTACGATATTCGGGTTAGTCACACCCTGGGTTAAAACGATGTTCTCATCACTCAATACGCAATAAGAGACACCTTGGATAACAGAGTATTCCATGTAGTAATGGGATACCATGAAGATTTGATCTTCGACATATTCTTGCGCTAGTCGCTCAATTAGTTTCAACGCATTCTCACGATGTTTGGCATCGAATGTACGACCAAACTCATCCAGATACAGAGGATAGCCTTTTAAGCCTAACGAATGCATCGCGATCATCTTAAAGGCTAAGTCTATTACCTCTTTTATCCCTTCGCTACCTAACGATACGTCCTTACCGACTCTTTTATTCATGCCGACAGTAATCGGAAAACGATAACTGAGTTCATCCGTACTCTCACCATCGTTAAACTTAGATGGATGGATGAGTAATGGATAAGTCCAAATAGTAGCGATTAAGCCATTCATCTTAGCGATGAAACGCTTAATGAATCCTAGTAGACCTTCTGCTATCAGTCCATCTTGAGGATTCAGAGCAGTCTCCATGGCTTCATGTACCAACAGATCATGCTCTAATGCCTCTATCTGTTTCACGAAGCTATTACGATTGGATTCACGATTAAGATAAGCTAATTGTTTCTGCGTAAGATTAGACATCACTAGACGCTCTTCCTGTATCAAGGACATGGCGTATAGATAGAACTGATGCTCGATATAGGCTAAGTCAGCTTCATCGTACACCTTCAATGCATGCTCTAACTGTCCTTTACTATCGATATACGTCTCGTATAGACGAATGATGTCACTGCACTTAATCAGAGCAGACTCCAGATGAGACTTTTCTACCTTCATCTGGGTAATCTTACCTTCCAATTTAAACAATGCCTCTATCAATGCGCCTTTGTGTTCATTGTCGATATTGACCAATTCACTGTATCGTTTCTCTAAGTCTTCTAATGTCTTAGTATCACGATCTAATTGACATTGGTTCTCTAGTAATGCGCTGTATTCCACTATACGAGCTTTAATCGTACCAGGAGAAGTAAAGTAGATTTTATCCTTTATCGCATCTCTAACTATATCAGCCATGAACAATGGATAACTCCTACCTAAATCAGCGAATCTCTTTAAGCGAGTATAGTCATGGTTCATTCGGTCTACCATTACTGTTAACTTATCGTAATCAGCCTGACACAAAGCACGATTCTTCTTCAGGTTAGCCAATCCTTCCTGATACTTAGTATACATTTCCTGATTAAACCCAGGATGGAAAGCATGATTACAGTTAGGACAACTCACTTTCTCTTTGGCTTCTTTCTCTTCCATCAGTCGTATCGCTTCTTCTACCTTAGCGATCTTCGTATCGTAGGTATTGAGTTTAACACCTAATTCACGATGCTGATGGGTTAATTGCTCTAAATGTTCACTACTCGTACTGGGATCCAGATCGTAAATATCATCCACTGTATCGGATATCGCACTGGATGCCCCTAAATACGTGTTATAGCGCGTTTCCGCTTGATCTAAGGGGTAAGGTACACTTTTGTTAGATAGTGCCTCCTGACGGCTCTGTATGCGCTTATTGACATTGTCGATTTCATCCTTCAATTTGACGATATCTTCCTGTGTTACGGATTTCATCTTAGCGACACGAGCATCCATCTCCTGATACTGATTAATCAATGCCTGATACTGACCTTCTAGTTGATCATGTCTCGTCTGTAAAGACTGTATCTCATCCTTAGCCTTAGTGTATACTTCAGTTGTAATCTCACGCAGACGTACCTCATGGACACTCTTGAGCATCATCTTGCGCTTAGCATCCATGTCTCGATTAGCTCTAACTACACTATCCTTTAAAGACTGCTGACAATCCATATTGGCATAGCCATCCTTCATCGGGAAGGTGTCTTTTAAGTATTCGATTAAAGACTCTTTCTCTTTAATGGTTTGGTTGATATAAGCAATATCCTCTTCCTGCTCTTGATTGTTCAACACCACCAAATACTGCTTGAGTTTCTTCAAGGCACCTTCGATGTCTCTTTTCTTCTCTTTAACCTTATTGTAAACCGATATAGCGTAAGTATAGTCCGTATCGCACAACAGAGTAAACCACTCTTTCCTCTTCAATGGAGACATCTCGGTAAACTTGTCTTTACCTGTTAATAGGCGATGGATCTTATCCGTATAGTTAAAGTAATCCTTTACCAACTGAGTCTGCTGGGTAATCGTCCCACCGATATTGAGTTCTTCCTGTGTTAAGTGATTAAAGAACGAATGCCTGCCTTCTTTAAAGTCACTACGTAAAGTATACTTAACATCGTTGTGGAGTAACTCTATCTCTTTGTAACCATCCTTATCGAAGTCATTCTTATCAGCCGGTAATGGACTTAACAGATCCATTAGGCTACTCTTACCACTACCATTCGTACCCAAGATCATCAACACATTCGTATCTGGTGTAATCGTGATCTTACGTATACCACTTAACTCTAAGCGATGACATCCTTTCAATGTCAGTTTTAATATCTTCATGTTTGCGTGTCCCTAGTCTAATATAACGAATCAGAGGTATGAAAATTACCCTATATCTTACTAGAAAGGAATACCACAGTGGACACTCTAAATAACCTAGTTCCCTATAGCACAGGTACCTGTGCCACCAACATGGATCTAAACAGTGATATTATCACTGTCCATCCTGAAAACATCCTACCCATGGTCGATGGTGAAATCGTCGACCACATGGAAGAGTATCAGGTAGAAGTCTTAGATGCCAATGGTAAACGCAATATCGTTAAGACCAATACTTCCATTACCTTAAAGGCTAAATGGCTCTGCCGTGATCCCAACCGCATGACACCACCCAATATCAGACGTGGTGCCAAAGTCATGCTCTATCGCAAAGCCAATACCGACATGTACTATTGGGAACCATGGACCAATACCGATAACCACCAAAAATTAGAAACCGTAATAAAAGGCTATTCGAATACCCAGAAAGAGAATGAGAAACCTAACACTGAGAACACATGGACTCAAGGTGTCTCTACCCATGAGAAGAAAGTCAACTTCGTCCACACAACGAAGTCTGATGGTGAGAAATGGGCCTACGATGTTAATCTAGACGCTAAAGAAGGTGTCTACAACATCATGGACGATGTCGGTAACTTAATCAAGTTAGACAGTAAGAACAGTATCATCCGACTACAGACAGCCGAAGGTGCTTATATAGAGATCAATAAACGCAACATTACCATCAGTTGCGATAACTTGAACACGAATGCTGAAACATCCATCAGTGAACAAACACAAAACATCACGACTCAAGCATCCAGTGGTATTCAGTCTACTTCACCGATACATGAGCACCTGGGTAACTACCAAATAGCCGGTAGTATCTCTTCTGCTCCAGGTGCTGGTGGTAGTGGTATCACCATGACGGGTAACATGAATGTCATCGGTAGCATTACCTCTACTGGCGATCAAATCGCTGGTGGTATCTCCCAGATCAACCATACGCATGATGGTAAGCATGGTCCTACTGGTAAACCGAAACCGTAGGTCAGGTCATGGTCGAGAGTATCGAGAACATAACCTAAGTAGACAATAGACGAAGACGGCAACATACACCTTACACCACCTATAGCCCTAAATGGACTATAGGTGGATACAGGTATAAACTATATTTCGTTTAGTCAATGTACTATTAAGTTGCGGAAGCCATAGAAGCAATGTTTTCCAACTCCACTCGTTTACGTACGAGGCGACTAACATCATCTTTCATGTCTGCTAGGCCATATCGTAACCATTTGGGTGTTGCTTCGATGATCTTATTCACGATCATCTTCTCAGCATCCGGTGTCAGTACCAGTTGGTGGTTATCGTTGAACATAACTGAAATGTGTTTGACTTCATCATCATTCCAGAATGACTGTGCCAGTTGCATGCCTACTCCGCATGCATAGTCGCTCTCGCAAATGTTTAATAACTTATTCACACGACTGTAAACCCTAACATCCAGAGTTTGGTTATTAAACAACTTACTGTACAGAGAAGACATAAACAAAGCACGTATCAATCGTTCCGGTAACACCCAACCGAGGAGATAATACAACCACTTTTTCATGATGTTCTCCTTGTGTATATTGAAACACGCTTTAGACCTCGTGAGATCCAAGCACCACTTGGGATGACAATCCCTGCCAAATACCGAAGTCACGCACTGACAGTTTGTCGTCATTACATTTGTCATGCAAGGTGACTAGGAAAGCAAACCGATATAAGTTATCACCGTGATTATAAACCAAAAGTTTCACATTCGGATACATGTTATCGATGTTCTTGAGCTGATTGCGCTTTAACATGTCGATACCACACACCAAGATGATCTCTTTCTCTACCTTACCCATGGGTATCTTAGGCTTGAGTGTTTTCATGCCTGTCCCATGTTCGGTTAATAAAGAAGTACCGACGATAACTTTGTCATCAGTCTTACCTTCTAAGCTAGTCGTAACGATCTTCTCCTCTGTCTTATAGAGCAGATGAGTAATGTCATGTCCTACGATGGGATAAGTACCATCACGATAGTGATTCAATACCGTACTTAATGTATTCAGTATCTCGATATTACGGCTTGATAGATAAACCGGATCATTCACGTACGTGATTTCATTCCCATCTGCACTGTTTAAAGAAGCAGATCCTTTAGCATGGGACAGATACGCTTCACGATACTTAACCAACTTACGATGTATCTTACGGTTGGAGATGTTATCCAACATCAAGGTAAAGATCAGGTTGTGGTAGCCATACTTAGCATCCAACCACTTCATCTGCATATCCTCGATGGTCTCTATCGTATCGTTACGCTCTTTCAAGTAGACGACACCAAAATGAGCATCTGCTATGTATTTGCCGATGAATATATCCTCTACCTGATGACCTGGTGAACCAACGTAGAAATAGTGCTTATCTGTCCGTCCACCAAAACCCAGATACAATCGCTTATTCGCCAAGAACGGATGTATCGCTTCAGGATCCTTATCCTCTTTCAATGACTCTAGCGTCACTTCTTGATCTAGTGTATCGACAGTATCGATACCATGTCTCTTATTAGCCGACATCGCAGCACCTAATGATGCCATGTTGTCAGCCAATGTATTGGCTACTGGATTGCTTTTATCTGCATGTCCAGGTATCCATTTCTCGATGACTTCGATTCTTTTCTCACGTATGCGATTGACGATCTCATGGATCTCTCGCCAATCTTCTCTAAATGCGATCGGATTGCCAGAGGTGTTATTGAACCCACGAGATGCAATACGATCCAAATGTTTCAGACCCTTTAACACATACGTGCTATCGGCGTATACCAGAGCGATGTCCACGTCTGATTCTAATACAGCCTTTAACACAGCCTTCAGTCCCAATACTTCAGCCCATGCATTAGACTCTACTAGCCCAGTACCGTGGGCATACTCTCGCATATTCACGGCCTCTACCGGATAATAAGGTACCTTATCTTCCCGTAAAAGCTTAATCATCTCTTCTTTAGAGATCTCTTTATTGATTGTTTCTTTTAACACTTCCTGATCAGATTGGAAGCCTACAATGGTAGGGGTCAAACCCTTAATCGGAAAATGTCTGGTCTTAACTTCAGCATCGGTTATATAATCGTAGCTAAAATAACCATAACCCACGCAAGATGGGTTGGATTGATAAGTCCCGCCATCACTGTAGATGACTTTTACCTTGATACTCATGTTCGATATACTCTCTATACAGTACTCTAAATCATACCAGACACCAACCCATCTTTTATACTCTTAATACACCTTAACGTTTAGGGCCATCATTGACCTGCATGGTTTTACCACGCAGTGACTGTTGATGGGTCCGAGTCTGGTGTATCAGTGCATCGGTGAGTTTCTTGTGTTCTTCTTCCAGTTCCTGATTCCTCAGTTTCAATCGGCTATATTTCACTTCTAATTGCTGATAAGCATTGAAGTAAGTGTTAACACGCTTGGTGACGTGATAACTATAGCCAAAAGAGATACAGAACATCAGAAAGAAGAGAAGCCTGATCTTGTGATGTTGAAATGCCTTCCCTGGTCGTACGTCTTTACCGACGATACACTCCCAAACAAAGGCAATTACAGTTTTCCACATGTTCTGTGCCCTTTCGTAAGTGATAGCGACGTGTGTACAATACTAACATTTTCTTCTAAACCATGCAAGTAGATTTACATTTTACTCATCTTTATCTGCGATGAAGACTCGTATAGCTTTTGTAAACACTACTTACCCTCTTTTACCAGTTTTACTATATATAGACAAGGATATAAAGACATGCCTAAGTCCCTTAAAACCTTTGCGATAAACGATCGTTTCGTTACCAATACCCGATTTAAAGAGCACGCCTTTGGTGAACTCTCGACAGATTCACGCACTTATCAGAAAGACGTGGAGATGTTTACCCATCCGACTGATAAGGAAATCTCTCTTGCCGTATTCGAATCTCTAGAAGCCGATGGTAGTCGTGCACCTGCCAATGCCGAAGACGTTAAACTGGCCATAGACATCGCCAAGTTCGTCTACGATACCGTTATCGATGCGGCACGCGATATACCGACTGAGGAGATGGCTAATAAGATACTGGAAGCTTTCCGCCAATCAGCCAAAGACATCCATGTCGGTAATTCAGTTACGAATAATACCGTATACTGTCCTACCTGGGTGAAATTCAAAAGCCTATCCGACAATGAATACCATATCTGGTTCAGTGATGCCGCATTCAAGCAAGAGTTCGATGCCTACGAGATAGAGGTCGTGATGCCGGTAGACAACATCGATGTCTTTTTCTCGTCTAAATCAGTCATCGAAGCTGAGTTGGCGAAGAAACCCATCGATAAGTTAACCGAAGAAGCCAATGTGCGTAAAGCCACTTCTCCCGTTACTTCGTTTAGATTAGATATCTTTAACTGGTATAACCCAGCCACTCAGCGTCCTGAACTACCTACTAACTGGTATGTTTTAATCTGGGGCGATGCCGGTGCCAACCTGGATGCTGTCAAACTGGCGATACAGAAAGCCATCTTGGCGAAGTCCAAACATCGGGCAGATGAATGGAAGGCCATCTTCCCTGACATCTTTAAACGAAACGAGTTCGTCATCGTTCCACAATGGGATAAGTTCGCCAATGAGAACAAAGTCAGGGAAGAAGCGTCACTATACAGCCCCATCATGGATTACGCTACCATGGTGTCCAAGTATGCCACGCCTTTTATGGCAGAATATCCCGCTGACCATGTTAATACCAACCTACAATGCATGGGTTTGTACTTCCGTGGTGTAGTCGGTGTGGTGTGTGGTAGTAATGAAAATAAGGAAGATAAGTTTAAGCTCTCTCAAGTCTATCCTGATTACATCGACGTAGCCTCTACATCGACTGACTTTGCTTATCAGGCGCAAGCCACACAGGCATTTAGTTTAAGATTACAAGAGATGCTAGAAATAGCAGAAAAGATGACTGAGACATCAGCCATCCCGCGTGATAAAGTGACCCAAGGTAACGGACAAGTCACAGCAGGTGCCCGTATCTATAGTCGAGTCATCCGTGAAGGTAAGATGTTCTTAGCCACTAAGTTCGGTGATTACCACTACCTAGTAGCCGCTAAGAAGAACTTTAGATAAGAGAGTGTAGAGACATGAAGTTAAACAGCCCAACAGTAGGTGCTAAAGGACTCTGGAAACTCAGAGCACCTTACGATAACCTATTGCCATTGAACACTGCACTGACGTGTACAGCGATATCGAACTATGGTCAACTTATCAACATGGGTATTGATGTATTCGATACCTATTACGATAAGCATAGCCTAAACAAAGAGACCTACGAATCCCATATCCCAGATGGTAGGATTATCTTCCTGAAAACGGATAACAATAAGCGATACAGTTTTCCACTGCATTACTTAGAGTCTTATCCCATCGGTACAGGTGTCGCCTATGCGTCCATGGGTATCGGTGTACGCTTAGGCGCGATGCCGGTGAATACATCGATAGATTTGTTGATCCAACAGATAGAAGAACTTGTCCATTTGAACGTGGGTGTAGAAACCCATACGGAAGCGATGATACTCTCCGAGCAAGTCATCGTGGATAATGCAGAGCATGCACGATTAGAGAAAGCACGAGCAGCTCGTAAGAAGGCTAACACACCTGCTCTCGAACGCATTGATTCATTGACTGAGTCTAAGAAACAAATCGAAGTGAAACTTGATTTGGCTGAATCCAAAGTCATCGAGCAAGATGCCAGGATTAAAGAGCTAGAAGCTGAGTTAGCCACATTAAAAGCAAAACCATAGCAGACTATACCTTATACCTACCTATACCTACAATGGGTATAGGTAGGCTAAGGGTATATGTTGCCGTGTTATTCTAACCTTCATCCATGGAATCATTCGTACCGTCTTGTGGTAATGCTTTCATGGTCTGCATGACTTCTTTATCACTCAAGATACCGCTACCGATAACGAGTTCACCTTCTAGTATCGGATTAACAGGTTCACGTATCTCTACATTAACATTACGTTCTACACGTACACCATTGGTATTACGCAGTATCTGTTCACGTTTGTTCTCATCAGACTGACGAGCGATTTCAGTGACGATATCTCTAACGATATCAGCACGGCTATCATTGGCTTCTTTCTCTGCTTTCAGTTTAGCTTGTGCCAGGATAGACTTATCATTATCACCCATGGCTTTGAGCATGACTTTTAGCATCTCTGGATCTTTAGCCACTTGCTGGATATTAGCACCCATCAGGCGAGACAATGTCTGTCTCACCTTGATATTTTCATCGAGGATACCAGTGTCATCCGTATCGGTTTGTTTACCGACGATTTCAAAGTCATCAACGACATTGCGTGTAGCTGTATGGCAATCAATCGTCGTATTCAATGGTGTAGCATGATCCTCTACGATGAAATCAGGCTCTTCTTTTTCAATGGTTTGTAGTTGCATGATGATCCATCCATTATGTTAGACATGTCTGGTCAAAAACAGACATGCTGCTATGGCTGTAAACCTAAGCCATGTTGGCAAATATTTAAGTATATACTATTAAGGTAGTAAAGTCACCTATGTCTCTTTCACTCAAGGAGTAAAACAAATGTTTCAATTCATTAAGAAATGGTTCAATAACCATACCAAGGAAGATGGCCCTGTCGATAAAGTGGACATTCAGTCCATGCATGACGATCTCTTCCAGTTCATCTTCACCCAGAATATCAAGGTAGAAAACATCGATGAGTTCTTACAAGGACTCACGACTATCTTAGGGTATTATCGTCATCAACTGGCGATACTGGATGAACAATCCATCGAGATGCCGATGTCTATTACGACTGATGTCAATCGCCAAACACTGGGCATCCACAACTATCGTAATCGGCATGTGGAAGAGAATGATTGGACACGTATCCCCACACTGACCACATTCTTTAACCGTATTGCCCAGTTGCCGATGGACGACAATACACAGAACAATGTCATCTCCACCAAGGTGATGAAGTTGTATAGTAATTGGCGCGAATATACGAATGGCAATATACTGGAAGTCATCATGTTCTTCGATGCCGCATTGAATTTAACCAACAGGCTGATGTCTCTACCGGATGTCAACAAAAGGCATTTCTTCTTTAATGTCTACTCACCACTCTTTGTAGTAGTAGCCAATACAGTAGACTTCGCCAGTGCCATCGTAGAAGAAGTCAAACCAGATAGTCCGATTAAGATTTAAGTTAGATATAAAAGGAGCGTTTGAAAATGTCAATATTCGATACAGATACCATCTACACTCTATTGGGTGCACGTGTAGAAGATAGAGCGAAAGCTATAAAGGAAGGATTACACCTACCTGATTTAGCGGCTGTTGATCCATTCGATTACCTGAAGGAAATCAAGAAAGTTAAGTTTGTCGATCCAGGTAAACGCGTGCCGTTTGAATCCATTCGGTTCGGATTGATTAACATCATCAAAACCATCCGAATACCACACAACAAAGTGACCTTCTACATGCAGTATGCCACACTTGGTACACCGGCACGTCATTTCAGTGGTCGCACTGGTAGTACTTTCCTCTTACAGATGGCCGATGAGTTCTTATTTCATTACCAGATCCAAGAGGATGTATTATCCAACCAATACGCACTAGGTGCTATGGTATACGCCATCTGCATCATTCGTGATGTACAAACACGCAATGAAACAGGCACTAAACCATTAGCCCAAGTCGAGAAAGAATACTTTGCTAAGGTAAGAGGTACGATCGAGAATTACTTGGCAGCGTATGTTTTAAGCAAGAAGTAAGCAGCAGTATACTTACCGTCTATTATTTAACCCGTATTTAGTAAAAAGGAAATTAATCATGAATTGTAATTTACGTACCGATGACGAGATCATCGACGATGTCATCGAAACCATCAGGAACGTGGCTAGTGAAGCCATCCATTTACCGGTAGTATTACCTACTGCTTACTATAAGGAACAGTTCTTTAAAAGGACTGCTGAGAAGTTCTATTTCTACCTATCAGAGCGTGCTAAAGACTTCAACTACACTATTGAGTATAAACCAGGTGAAAAACCCAATAGTGAAGAAATCGTCGTGACGACAATAGCTGACGGCATTAAGCAAGTAGGCACCATGACAATGGAAGGTGTCGCTCGTGAAACATCGGCTTACATGTACAATAAGCTCTTTACCGGTAGGATGGTCAGACCACTTCTACATGAGTCTGTTTACATCAACGTGTTGTTGTTAATTGCAGTGGCATTAGCCAAGATGAATAACGAAGTTGCTTACATGCGGGTCACTAGACCCACTAATACGGAAGTCGTGCCGATCACTGAGATCCCATCTAAGATTCTTTTGGATGAGATCCTGTTGTTCTTATCGAAATATGTTAACGACTAATCTATCGCTTATCCCTACCTATATCCGTAATGGGTATAGGTAGGTAGATAGGTAAACACTCAGGCTGATGAAGTCAGTCAGCCAGTGACTATTTTAACCCTAGTACACTGAGTGCACTACGCTTACGTGTATTATCAGAAAGGAATATCACCATGGGATTTGAAAAGAACATGGGTAATAAAGGTTTTCGTCGTGTAACGGATGGAGAAGGTTCATTCCAAGACATTCCTCCTACATGGCCTGGTCTCTTGGCATTACTCTTAAGGAAGATCACCATTGACAAATACGATGGGCGTGATCGGGAGAACTGTATCCAGATGCCAGATGAATCCATGTCGTACGGATACGTAGAAGAACTCTTAGGTCGTGTCATCCAAGAGTACAATGGCAACACACTCTCGGAAGCAGATCTAAAGACTGAGAGAACCCGTCTTTTAACTGAGTTCGCCAGACCTTCTATTACGATCAAGACATTCGGTACCTTCCTTAACATGTTGGATCTTAACTGGGCAGAAATCACAGTGACGATCCAGCGTAAGAGTGGAACGATCAAGTCGTATACCAAACATGTCGGTGGCATCGGCATCAAGGACTACGTCGCACCTATACGTAACCAAGAGTTCATCGAGACACTTGGTTTAAACGAAGATCCGTTCTATCCTAAACACTCAGGTCAGCTCATCGCTGGCAGTAAGAAAGGAGACAGTGATGAAGACTAAACATCTTTTCCCTTATTTGCCTGAAAACGATGGTATAGACCATATTCGTTTAGACAGGCACAGCAACAGTAACTTAGGCCGTCAACTGGCCATCGACAACGCACGTACGTTTTATCTACCTGACTTAGGTAGTTTCACTTCGATTTCATCGGCTATCCAGTACATGAAACTGGAAGTGAAAGACGATAAACTGCGTACCTTAACCAGCAATCCATTGTTCTCTTACGTAAAAGAAGAGATCAACAAAGGCAATAACCGATATGTTAATAAGCAAATACCCGATCGTGAGTATAAGCGTATTACACTCTATTCGTTATTGTCCAGACCTGAGTTGTTGGAAATGTTGATACAGTCTAAACTCCCATTCGTATCGTACTACATCTCAGATGGGGAAATCAAGGTAAAGGACATGCAGTATACCCGTGTCCTGATGGATCTGCGTCGTCATTTCCAAGAGAAACCCACTGATACTAAGTTCTAACACACATCGTTTACTAAGACAGATACCACCCATAAGGGCAGTATCTGTCTGGTAGACTCTGTGACCTAATATTTTTTTGCTTAGAGAGACACCAACATGGCCACACGTGCGAATAAAACCACCAAGAAGAGAGTGCCTAATCCACCTAAAGGCAGTAAAGGATACAAAGGACGAGCTTCCAAGTCCAGTACTTCTCTATCTAATTCCAACATCAAGAAAGACGCTAATAAGACAGTATTCAATAGCTCAGTAGACAATAAGTTAGCTACAGTAGACGTATACCAAGGCAACCTAGGTGAAACAGTCAATAGCCTCTATAAGTTCACCAACACCATGAACTTAGACACCATCATGAACGGTATCAAAGGCGGCTTATCTGGTATCGGTAAGATTACTGATTTCTTAAAAGATGCTAAAGGCATTAAAGATGCATTCCAGTCTGGTAACATCATGGATGCCGTTGGTAAGATTGCTCCAGGTGCGAAAGCAGCTTTATCTAAAGCTGGTATTGACCCATCTACATTCGATACACTAGCCGGTGCTGCCCAGATAGCTGTTAATGTCAAGAACTCAGTATCGAATATCAAGAATGGTAAACTAGATGTCCTGGACGGACTGAATGATTTGGCTAAATCCATTACTGGGCAAGACTTGGCTTTGATTAAAGACATCCAGTCGATTAAAGCAGCTACTGGGGCCATTATTAAAGAGTTCAGTGATGCCGGTATTGCATTGAAAGATGCGTGGAATGATTTAACCAAGAATGAGAAGAGTAACTACAATATAGCCGGACAAATCGCATCGGATATTACACCTTACTTGATTAACAATGGTGATTACGATACCGCTAAGATGGCTATTGGTTCTATCCCTAGGAATCAACTAGAAGCCATGGGTCCTACCATAGTCGAGAACGCCATCCGTAACTTCAGGAAAGACGCTGTTTTCAATAAGGGAAAGAAAGACGAAGGGATGTTCAATGGCCTAATGGATACATTACGTCTCTTTAGGAATGGTGAATACCTTTGGGTGGATAGAGGTACATCACGTAAAGCATTTAACATGGCTTTGTTCATCCATGCATCTAAAGACTTGAAAGAAGTCATCCAAGCAGTCTGTGCTTCTTCTTTCTATTTAAAAGAGAATGGTGAGAAGAGATTAGATTATACCGATAAGAAGAACGACATGTTGGTATTGTTTAACCGTGTCTTTACCAATATCGGTAATGCAGAAGAGGAAATGAATAAGTATTTCCCTGGATTCATCTTCAACAAAGAAGAGAAGACAGAGACATTGGTGTCTGTCATTGCATTCAGAGCAGCTAACTCTACACGTTAGTGCACCACACATAGCAGACATAACCTTAGCCTCCTATACTCCACATCGGGGTATAGGAGGTATAGGGCGTATGTTTGCTTCTTTCTTAGTCTGTCTATCGACATCCTATCGTATTAACTCTCGACCCAAGCGTCTTTGAACGCAGCATCAGGCATATTGATCATCGCGTATAACTGACCAGGTATACTGTTACCCAAGAATGCAGCTTGCTTAGCAGTACTGTAGGAACTCGCTAGATGCAGCTTATTCGTACTCAAACGACGTTTCAGCCTAGACATGTGGTAGTATTGTTCAGCAGTACCTAAGCCAGCCAATACAGCCATGTAGTCCATGAACGGTGTATCGTCATCGAATAAACCTTTTAGTTTACTGTCTAGTGTCAACACACTGGCTACAGTAGGTGAGACATCAGCAGCCGCTTGCATGATGCCTGCTTTCATCATCGAGAAGAATGTCTCATTCGTATTGAATTGTTCCGATATCGGCATACTGAGTGTTTCTTCCATCGCCTGTATCGTAAAGTTCACCGTAATCGAAGTCACTTGTCCTTCAGGTGTAAAACCCATGTTACCATCACCACGAGTAAAGGTTAAGCTATCTATAGCTGCTAGTCTAGACTGCATCCTACCTTTGTCGTAGAACTCGAAATAGAATGGATTCGTATACGAGTGTTTACCAGTCGATATCGGCATCGCTAATGCAGCGACACAAGCCATCTGGAAGAACATGTACACCATACGTGCACGAGGATGAGCATAAGGAGATCTTATCGTGAAACTATAACCTGCTTTTGGTAACTGAACTTCACTGGATTCCCAATACTTAGGCATACTCACGGTACCACCACCGCCAGCTATTAACAGACCTTCTAGTCCGATACCAGATACCACACCTTTCAATAGACCAGCTGCACCTTCTACAACAGATTCAGCTAGATCGGATATCGCACCATCGCCTATATTACCACCTGCTAAGTTGTAGTACGTATCACGTGAAGTAGCGGACATGCTGTTTAATTTCTCAGCGATAGCAGATGCTTTAAAGCTATTAGTAAATGTCTCTGTAACAGGGCCAGTATCATCTACCCTGAAACTCACGAATCCACCACCTGTACGAATCTCTTGCTCGAAGAAACTGGCTAAACCAGCATTAGCGACAGCACCACTATTACTACCAGGTGCGCCACTATTGCCTGTACCGGCATTCGATATCTGTTCAGCTGTTGGTGCATCTGCTATATCCTGACCATTGGCATCAGTACTGAATGTCTGGTTACTACTGATAGCCGATAAACCATAGAGAGCCTGACCATCCTCTTTCCATTTACGGATGTATTCAGCTAGTGTCAATCCAGTAGCATTGTGTTTGTTCTTATAGGCATTCACCAAAAGAGCACGCACGTTGATCTTACCTCCACCTGACTTATTGATTTCCTGTAAGGCTAAGTAACGTGCATGTGCGTGTCTCTGTGCCCTATTAGCAATAACAAAGACATCTAGTTGTCCCTGTACACTACCATCACTGAATGGATCACTCAGTGTAAATGAGTTAGAGCGATTACCCATGGAGTGTACATCAGGCCAATAGTTTAACATGGCTTGTTTCTGTGCTTCATCTACTTGATAAGCATCACCATCGACACCATTGTAAAGATTAGTGCTTCTAAATACCAAACCTAAGTCTACCATAAAGTGATTGACCATCGTCTGTACTGCTGCCCAATACATCGGCATATTCGGTTTAACATACGCATACTTGGATGTGGGCTTACGTAAGAAGAAGTTAATACCCTTACCTAGGAACGACGACAAACCTAATAACCAGGTTACGATACCCATCGCACTACCAATACTTCTACCGATACTGAACATCATCGAGTGTACACGACCTTTATTAGCCAATGCAGCGGCAGCAGGTGAGTACATGTTTAATAGAAAGCCACTTAAGGAAGTAAAGGCCAATGTACCGACACGGAAAGACACCACACGATAGTTATCATCGAATGTCTCCGAGAAATAAGGTGATAACGCATCGGTATTGGTATTCAACAGCCAGTGATTCGGTGCGATAGGGTCGGTAAAGATATTAGGCTGGAATAAAGGATTCACCACCAATGATCCACCTAGTGCCGTATCCTGAAACTTCATCTCACTACTAGACCATAAACGCAAGTGCTCAGGCAATCCATCTAACTGCTCACTGCCTATCTTAAAGATCCCTCTCACCCATGATTTGTCATTCAGGTAAGAGGGACGATTCAAGGTCTGATAAGACATCTATTATTCTCCTTCAAACACGATAAAGTTCTTACACACGAACTCAATCGTATCGTAACTGACACTGTCCCTAAGTTTACCATCCGGACCCACATAAGCACGTTTATCTAACATGTACTCTTCGAGTTCACGTCTAGACTCTACTGTCATTGACGTAATAAGAGAAGTTCTATCACCATCATGGTCACCACCCATACCAGGCAGACGCATGACAGGCGCAGCCATACTGTTGATGGTCGATAGACCGTATATCGGGTATTGAAGCAATGGTTTCAATGTTTCGTCTATCACCCAATCATCGTTTAAACGATAACGCACTTCAGCGCGTGTCGTCGTAAAGACCTTAGTGTGTCCAACAGTATTAGACTCAATACCGGTAATCGGATAACGTGTACTGTATCCTGGGATATTATCAATAGCATCAGCTACTGCAATGTACAGTGCTTCGATAAAGGTAATCGGATGGACATCGTCACGACTCAAGTCACTAGGTAACTCTTCGATACCACTGAATACCTTAACGACATCTTTACCGTCTATCTGTCCCTTATACACTAAAGCCAAATAACGACCATCTACTTCCAGATACTGATGGCGTATATCAGGCGATCTGAAACGCTGTACCAGTTTCTCCAATCCTTCTTTAGACTGGAACAAATCAAACCACTCACTGGCAACGTATACTTCTTCACCCTTAAGAGACTTCTTATTCACCAGCTTAACAGCTACAGTAGGATCCACGAAGATATCTTTCAGGAAACTGTCCATTAGTGCCTTAGTCGTAAAGGCACCATTACCCACCATCTGCTGGAACAATCCCACCATGATGGTATCGTGCTGGATATCTCTAGGATTACCAGCAAACCGACCACTAGGTTTAGTAGCAGTAATCACATTCGCTGTGCCATTAAACACATTACGAGAGGCCCACTTACCTTGGATCAGTTTCTTCTTACCATGGCCTACCATCTCACCCAGGTACATGAATAGCTTATACGCCACCAACTGCATGTTATAGCGCACATTATCCAATAACTCAATGTTGTTCAAGTGAGAAGGTGTAATACTATTCGACAAAGACAATAACTCACGATAGATCTGGTTGATCTCATCGTGGTTCACCTGTCCATCTTTAAACTCGATATCCCTATATCCTGCTTGCAGTACGATGAACTTATCGATCGTTAAATTGCCTTTATTCTTCTCTAATAGCTTAATAGTAGAACGTCTCTTGATCGTACCGGTATCAGGTAACACCACCTTAGGCAAACAAGACATGAAGAACGCATAACCAGTCTTACCATCGACAGCATTACTTCTCTCGAAGAAATTGGATTCAGGATTAAACTTAGCGTATTCTTTACCTGACATGATACCCGATATCAAGCTACTGGCAGATACTATTTCACGATAGATTAACGGATGTAATATCGGTAACTTTAAGTCTATCCATGCTTGTCTTTTTAAACGATCAGGTGAACCGGCTTCACCGAAGATACGGGGAGACCATAAGCCATCCGGATGTAAGTGATGGTTCGCACCATCGAACATACTGGTGCTTGTGATTTGGCCCAGTAGTTTGTATAAATTATTGTCGTTAAGATTCAGTAGCGACAAATTAAACGGTTTCATCCCCTTGATACGGGAGAGTGTCTTTTCATCCATGGTAGTCGATACTCCTAGTGAAAGATATGAAATTTTACCCAGTATGCTTATCTATTCCCTAACACAATGCTCACTTACTCGGATTCAACCGGTAAGTGAGTATAGGCGTGTATGCTGGGTATAAATAGCGGTTATATTTACATCTGTATTTTTTAAATAAGAGGTAGTCAGAGATGTTCGGTAAGAAAAGCAAGATGGAGAAAGCCGTCGCACTAGACGACGATTTCGACTTAGACTTGGACTTCGATGAAGACTTCAGTTTTGACTTTGACGATGGTGTGTCAGCGGAGAATAAGAAAGCCCGTGAATCCAGATCACCCATCATGAATGCCACTTTGGATGTGTCCAAAGGCTTGAAGAAAGCCACACTATCCAAATCAGGCATGGAAGCCATCCTGAAGGGAGTCTTACCCTCCGAATACGGTCAGTTCTTCGACAATGTATCCGGTGGGATAAACGATGTCCAAATGGGCATCAGTGATTCCACTTCATCCTTAGGTGAGATTAAGAAAACACTACAGGGCACTATAGCCCGTATGGCAGATATCGCCGATAAGAAAGAGTATTCTAAACTCGCCGCTATGCTAAACAAAGTAGCAGGCGATAGAGAATCAGAATACGAATATCAGAGACAGTCTAAAGAAGAGCAACGCAATGAAGAGATCTCTAAGACATTAGGCGAACTCTTTTCATTACAGGCTAAGATAGACAATAAGAGACAGGAAGATAACGATAAGAAAGAAGCCACTCGTGAAGCCATGAGTGCGGTGAAGTTCAAAACCAACATGCAAGCCATGGGGGCAATGAACAACAACTTAACCCGATTGCGCATGTTCCAAGAGCGTAATGCCTTTAACTATTATCGTAAGAGCATCGAGATCGGTATACGACAACTCTATACCTTAACCGATATCTCAGCTGAATTGAAGCAACACAACAATCAGGTATTACAAGCCCTAAATGACGTAAAACTCAATACAGGCTTACCTGACTACGTGAAGATGCAGAACAAAGAGACGATTAAGCAGATCATGAAACAAAGAGCCACGAATCGCGTATTCGATGGATTCATGGGACGTGGTTCTGATTTCTTTGGTAACTTGGCTAAGAACATAGGCGACACCATCAAGTATCAGGTATCCCAAGCCATGGACATCATGGGTATGGCGTCTGATGGTGTTAACCAGATGCTGGAGTTTGAAGATCAACGTCTGGATGATGACTCCGGCATGCTGTACGGCGATGAGTCTGATGTTGAACGCATGGCTAACATGGGTGCAGCTACTGGATTGCCATGGTTAGCCTCTAAAGCCAAATCTAAATTATCCAAGAACAAATACTACCAGAAGACATTAAAGCCTGTTAACTGGCTGCGTAAGTTCAATAGTTCACCTGGTGAGATGATCCTAGCTGGTTTACAAGGACAAAAGGTACAAGGTTTCATGAACCGATTCGATAGCCCACTATTAAATGCTGGCTTCGATATTCTAACTGACTTAGTTAGAGGTGCAACAGGAGCAGCCAAATCCATCAAGTTCGATCCTAATACCTACAATGACTTCAGTGGTCCTAATGGTCTACAGAACCTAGCCCAGAAATCCATGGGTGTGGTCATCCCTGGTTACTTATCCTTAATCTTAAGGGAATTGAAGATCATCCGTACTGGACAGGATCAAGGTACCGTGATATTCGACCACAAGACTGGTCGTTTCGTTAACGACAAAGAGATGAAGACCAGTATCCTGAAGAACGTCGTCTCTAAGGATACATTGGATAGCTTCAGTCGTGTCGGTGATACAGTAGCCAGTGAACTCGGATTGAGTGAGCGTGACTATCGTGGTCGAGCCAAGTATCTCGAGGGATTTAGCAAGAATGACTTCGATACTGTAGGTCGCCAATTAGCGATAGCAGCCATCAATGGTGAAGTGATCGATACTGAGTATCTTACTAATGCCAAGAACTTCTCTTACTTAGGTAAAGAGAAAGCTGAGAGATTAGCCAATAAGTTTAAAGAAGCAGACTCTAAAGATCAAGATGACTTAGAGAACCGCATCATCAACGTAGCCGATAGTGCCCGTAGTGCCAAACACCTCACCATCGATAAGGCACAAATAGAAGGCATGATCAATGCAGGCTACGGCCCGATGTTAGAGTCAGCAGGTATCCTGAAGAATGGTGAAGCCACATCTACTGGCTACATGAAAGCCGTACAAGAGATGGCTAAGTATCAAGACAGCCAACTCTCTTACAGACCGACACAGAGAGACATCCACCAATCTATCGTACAGTCACTCGCCAATAAAGGCAAGATCAAGCGTTTTGCCTCAGGTGGTTATACAGGCGATGGCGATAAGCATGAAATCAAAGGCGCAGTCGATGCCGGTGAATATGTCGTCACGAAAGAAGAAGTAGAAGCATTGGGTGGTAAAGAAGCCTTCATGGCTTGGTTTGATAAAGCCAAGGAAGAGGCTAAGAGACAGAAAGACAAACTGAAAGAGACTAAGCTTTACAAAGAAGCTTCCGATAGAGTTAATGGTGTCTATCAGTCTACATCCGATAAGGTCAATCAGTTCAAGTCTGACTACCGAAGCAATCGTAAAGACATGTCGATTACGGATGCGCTCTTGGCTTCTGTTAACAGTAATTTAGAGTCTATTCGATTACTGCATGTGGTCAAAGCCACTGAAGACGCTGAAACACCATCAGCTAAAGCACGCTATAAGATGCTCACTCGTCAGTGGATGACTTCATTACGTAACTCAACCAAAGGTATCGATAATCCTGAATCCTATCTGCGTCAACTGAAAGATCGCATCAAGCGTTCCGATAGCTGGAATAATATCGCTTCCATGATCGAGATCAATGGTCTTAACAACATGAAAGTCGATGAAAACAAAGCCACTAAGATCGAAGACTTTAAGAAAGAAGATGGTACAATAGACTTCAATAAAGTCAACATGGCTAATGGTGTCAACTACCTGAAGCAGAAAGTAGGCAATGAAGCATTCAATGCTGCTAAAGATGCTTATAACTCCGATACTGTTAAGAGATGGAAGAAAGCAGTAGATGCACGTATACCGAAGTCACTAAGAGAACGATTAACTGGTGAACTAGGTGATATCTATCAGATCGGTCAAGCAGAACCTATCCTCTATAAAGAAGCATTACACAGAGGTGAGTATCGCAGCAGTAAAGGCGATATTTACAAGACATGGCAAGACATCGACGATTCAGTATACGACTCTAATGGTAACATGGTGATCTCGTATAGTGCATTCTTGCAATGCATGGTACGTAAAGGTAAGTCTGTTATACCGGTTACCAGTATACCTGCCATTAGCACCAATACACGTAAGTGGATCAAACGTGGAGCATTACTGGCAGGTGCCATGGTGTACGGTACACCATTCGTAGCGACTTACGGTGCTTATCGTCTAATCAAAGCCACGAATGCGCATAAGGCACTAGGTAAGAAAATAGCAGCATCAGTACAACCAGACCTGTATTTAGAAGGTCAAGAAGAACCCATCCTCTTAGGTAGGGATATATCGTCTTCCAAGTACTACGATGTCAATACCAAACGACTGATCACTAAGGTAGAAGATATCACCGGTGAAATAATCGATGCTAAGACCCAGCAAGTCATTATTCGAGCCAGTGACCTACCTAAGCTTACTCTAAAAGACGGTAAGCATTTCAGTAAGTTCTCGACTGCTTCTACGATACGTTCATCCTTAACTAAGATGGGATTGAAAGGATCATCGCGTGCGGTTAAAGTTGCCTCTTCTACTGCTAAGGTAGCGGGTAAAGGTCTCTTTAAAGGATTGAAGTTTGGTTTCAAATCCGGTACAGGTATCTTAGCCATAGGTGCACGTGGGTACTTATCCGTATACGATCGAATGAATGGTAAAGTCTCCTCACCTGAAGAACAACAGGAACTACAGACTGCTGTAATAGAGGAAGGCAATAAAGAGAGACGAAGTTTCTTCTCGTCTGTATTAAAACATCTATCCGATACTAGACGGAGTGTCTTCGGTGATAAAGACGGAGACGGAGATCGTGATAACGGTATACGGGATGTACAACAGAAAGAAGAAGAGAAGAAGAAACAGAAAGCTGAAGAAGAGCGTCAATACAAACGTGATAGCTTATTAGCCAGAATGATAGGTTGGGCTGTAGCCGGTGGTAAAGGACGTAAGTCACTGAAAGATGCGAAGAAAGACGCTGACAGTGACGATAAAGATGGCGGTATCGTATCCGGTATCGTCGGTGGTATCTCTACTTTAGTAGGTGGAGCCATCATGTCCAGGTTCCCAGGCTTAGCGAAAGTAGGCTCTAAGATACCTCTTGTAGGTAAGATGTTCCAAGGAGCAGGTGCTGCCGGTACGACAGCTGCCGCAGCCGGTACGATGGCTAAAGGAGCAGGATTCTTATCTAAAGCTACTAAAGTCGGTAAGGTACTAGGCCCATTAGGCATCGCTGTATCAGGCGGTAGTGCGATCTACAACGCATCCCAAGGTAACTGGGGCGATGCTGCGATCGATACTGGATTCGCATTAGGTGGTGCAGCCATGACATTCGGTGCAGGTGCTACTGTATCTGCGATAGGTTCGGCTTTAGCTGCTATACCTGTAGTAGGCTGGGTCGCACTCGGTGTCGCAGCAGCAGGCTATGGTATCTACAGATGGGTAACGCGTATTAAGATCAACGACAATGTTAAAGCACGCATGATGATCTACGGTTTGGCGAATGACGAATCGAAGATGAAAGACATCGTGGAGTTTGAACGTTTGGTAACAGAATGTACTGAGATGAATGGTTCAACACCCATCATCAACGAAACCAAACTAAATGAGAAGAGTAAGGATATAGCCGATATCTTCGACTTAGAAGAAGGCGATACAGAAGGATTCGGACGATTGATCCAGTGGTATCGTGATCGATTCATGCCGACATTCTCTAAGGTGTTTAAAGTATTACGGTCGATCAATCCTAAGTATACCGTGGATGATGTCTACGACTTAGAAGGTGCAGATCTCTTGAAATACTTGGTAGCCATTAAACCAGCACCAGGACAGTATACTTCACCTTACATGCCGTTCCCTGACTTACCACAACCTGAATCCAATGGTGACAATGCATTAGCGTTCATCCAAGAGATGATTAAGCCATTACAGGATAAAGGTGTTGGTGTACCACCAGCAGTTAATCCATCCCAGATGGCGAATGCTGTTAATCAGACACCTGAAGCAGCTAAACCCACTGAAGAGAAAGAGTCTTGGTGGCAAAAAGCAGGTAAAGCAGTACTCATGGCTAATCCTATCACCGGCGCCTTCATGTTGGCTAAATCCTTCCTAGGTAAGTTTACCGACAGCAATGTTACTTCGACTCAAGCAGATCAACCTGTATCTAATCAATACCAGGCATTTAACAGTGCGTACTATAAAGCATTGGGTTTGAATGGATTGGATAATACAGAGCGTGTTTCTATTTTAAACAAAGTAGAAGCAGAAGCCATGAAATCAGTAGGCATGCGAGATGGCTATGCCACATTCAATGGTAAGTTGAGTGAACTAGCTGGATACAGTGCGCCTCTCTTCGGTATCGATCCTGAAGATCAAGGGGCGATGCAAGCATTGATTCGTTATTTAAGGTTAAGGTTCTTACCTGTCCTCTTGAATAAGGTAGTAGCCGTATACAGAGAGACTGGACAACTGAAGACAGATATTGCCAGACTGAGACCTGCTGTCCAGATGAACATCTTAAACGAGGTACTCAATACCGAATACCAAAGTGAAGAAGGCAATGGTTCTATTTGGTCATTTGCTGTTTCACCATTCGGTGATCGTTTAAATACTGATCGTGGTACGACGCTAGTCGATGTAGAGGCATTAAGAAAAGAAGTGGAGTCTAAAGGATATAGCGATGCGAAGACACGTGCTCAAGATGCTGCTCAAACAGCAGCAGCAGGCCGTGAAACAGCCTCTCTGTGGGATAAGGTAAAGACAGGTGCCTCTAAGGCTTGGGATATGCTTAAATACGGCCCTCAAGGCTTAGCCGCTAATCTAGCTGATAAAGCAGCCCAGTACATGCCTGACTCGATTAAAGACACCTGGAACAATACCAAAGATACATTCAGTAACTTCTTCGGTAGTGTCACCGGTACGCAAGCCCAGATGGGTTTGGCTGTATATAGTGCCTTTAGGAAAGCAGGGTTCAGTGACAACCAAGCACGTGCACTGACAGCTGAAGTAGGTCGTGAGAACTCATGGCGTGCCGATACGATCTTCGGGTTCCATCCGGATCCTAAGAACAATGCAGTCAATGTCGGCATGATCTCATGGCAAGGTGCTCGTGGTAAGAAGTTAGCACAATACCTGCAACAGAAAGGCTTAATCCAAAACGGTAAGTTGGTTCGTTCACCCGATGCCTTATCTGCTCAAGCAGAGTTCCTGATGGAAGAAATGAAAACAGGTAACTACGGGGCATCGCAAGCGAATAGACAAGCCATGAACGAGTTCTTATCTAATCCGAATATCGATGTAGAACGCGGCATGGATCTAGTCGGTAAGCACTTTATCAAATGGCGTATCGATGATCCTAAGTATCGTTCTGGTGGCATTAAGAACAGAACCATGTTCTTGAATAAGCTCAACAGTGAGATCGATAAGAACCCTGAGATCAAAGCAGGTAATGGTGGGCCAGGTGTAACGGCTAATGTTAATAACCAATTAGCAGCTCTAGAAGCCCAGCGTAATGCTATCCAGTCGTCTAATATACCGCAAGCACAGAAAGAGAAAGCTCTAGCCTCTATCGATGCAGCATCTGGTAGATTAAAAGCTTCTCAATCCTACGCATCTTTAGGTGGTGGCAATGCCATGCCGTCTAAAACAGATGGTTCACTAGCAGCGGGTAACTTCGGTATGTTAGGTAGTAACCCACTAGGCACAGGCCCTACAGGTACGTCTAAAGTACCATACGCCAATACCTCTACTAAGTCGCAGAAAGCGGCAGATATCGCTTCTCGTGCAGCCAGAGGTAAGTCTACAGGTCAATGTGCTAAGTTTGTTCGTTTAGCCCTACAAGCAGCAGGCTATAAGTTTACACCCAATGGATCTGCTTATCAGTACGCTACTTTAGGTACGATGGAGAAGATGGGTTATAAACAACTGCCTAATGGTACACCAGAGGCTAAAGGTGACGTGATTGTTTGGGGTCCGATACCAGGCCACAAACATGGACACATCCAAATCTACGATGGTACGACTTGGGTATCTGACTTTAAGCATAGGCGTAATCTATCGCCTTATGGTACGTCTAAGTATTCCAGATACTGGCACTATCGTGATACAGGTGGTAGTACTTCTACTGTAAACACAGCACCTGAATCTAAGATGTCGGATGTAATAGGTGGTAGTTATGGCCAGTCTGTAAGTAACGTGCGTAAGAATGCACAGCCCACTGTACAGCAGATGAACCAAGTAGCTAAACCGACTACCATGGATGAATCTGTTAAAGCATCACTGCCTAAGGACAATAGTAAAGCGATAAAAGAGTTGACGAAGACTGTATCAGTCGATCAGGCATTCCCACAGGAGATGGCTAATGAACAAGCTTATGTTAGTAAGCTGACTAATCAGGCCAGTAATACCAATAATGCCGTAGATCAACTCCAGCATTCTATACGTAATCTATTGGGCATGAATAGGCAAGAAGCATCAGCAGTAACGGCTTCTCTAGCTTCTACTAAGCAAGCCCGTGATGCCTATAGCCAAAGACGTGAGTTAACTAACGAGATGATGCGCATCGATGCACTAAATGGTGTCTCTAACCAGGCACGCAATATCGCACAATCCGATGCGAAGATGAAGCAGAACGTAGAGTCAGCACAAGCTCAACAAGCGAAGCTGATCCAGACGAGTGAAGCGATATTGGAAGAGAATAAGAAACAGACTCGTGTATTGACCGATATATTGGATTACATCCGTAGTAGTAAGCCTAAAGAAGCTGCTACACCGGAATCTAAAGTATCGTACAAAGGCACGATCAAAGAGCACAAAGAGAATGTACGCTCTCCTGTTAACTTAACCAAAGCAGCGCACTCCTAAGAAATACCATAGTCCCTAAGCCTACCTATACCTGTAATGGGTATAGGTAGGTGTAAGGCCTATGTTCTCATGTTGTTAATTAGTCTATCACGATAGTTTGACACGATATAGAAACCAAAAAGGCAAACATCATGTTACTACAGTACAATCAATTCTACCTAAAGTTCGGTAATCGGTATGCCAATAAGCTCACCAATCCCCGTATCTTTAGATTATCCCAGTTCAAACTCCCCAAGTCATCGTGTTATCACTTCTACGATGAGAACGAACCCATCCCTTCGCACAAGACACCTTTATTAGCAGGCTATAAGCTTAGGATGCCGATGATTACCTATACCGATACTTCTACTCGATTAGGTACCATGACTCGTCGTGCATTCAATAGCGATAAAGTATTACGAGATGCCATCCGTAAAGACGGTAACCATTACATCAAGGTAGGCGATTTAAAGAAAGTGGATCCTAATCCATTGGTTCCTCTAATCGTTAATCATGCATTATCCGATAAGAGATACAATTACATCGGTAATGAAACCCGTATTCCTTATTACAAGGAGATGAACATCTTAAACAACATCATCCGTGGGATGGTGGATGTGCACAATGCTCATGGTGCGACGTATCAACAGTTCTTACTCTTTACTGTACCGAATAAGATCCCATCCATGGGTGATTTAAAAAGAGCCGCTTCTACGGTGAATACCAAGTTCTTCGCTAACTTCAATACGCTAGAGAAACTCTTGATATTCGAGTTGTGGAAATGGATCGGTATAAGGAAAGAGCAATCTGTATTCGCTAAGCTACCCGATTCCTTATTAAAACAAATCAACATTGTCTTTACTTACAATAACCTCTTTACAGTATTTAACCTAGGGGATATTAGTAGCTGGGTAATGAGTAAAGAGAATCCAAAAGGTAAACTAGATATTAAATTGACTTCTAAGTATTTCCTCGTCATGTTGGTACGCTTATTTAAAGCAAACCGAGACACTGACTTGATTGAAGATACTGAAGAAGAGATATTAACCAAACGACAAAATGAAGAAGATAAAGGAACCGATGATGAACAAACTGACATTACTGCTCGTCAAGATTCAACTGTTCGTCCTAAGCATCAAGATGTGGATGAAACTGAAGAAGATGAAGATGAAGTAGATGACAATACAGGCAATATAGAAGAGTTATTAGACTTTAAAGAAGACTTTAACGATTTAGAGTTTGCTGCCGATATCTTCGACGAAGACGATGATGGGCGTGATGTGCTGGATAACTTAGAGAAACGTGAGTTAACACATTCACGTGTGGTATCGGAAGATACGGCAGAAGCCATGGAGATAGAGGAAGTGACTAATGCTACCATGCAAACGCAAGACGCATTAGGCTTAGCTAATATTAAACCAGAAGAGATACCAGTCCTCATCAAGCATACTGCTGAAAAGACACCACCAGAAGTCAAAGCCCGTAAGGTACTCGATGAGTTAGCCCAATCTACAGCCATGTCGCAATCCAAGTACGACGGCATCAAGAAAGCACTCTCTAAGTACAAAACCATACAGCTAGACCATAAGTCTCAGCAGACAGTCGCAGAGATGATCGACATCAAACCAGAAGAAGTCGCCATTACAGAGAAAGACCGTGAAATCTCGACACTGAACGTTTTTACACCTAAGTACGTAGAAGAAGTATTAGGTCGAGATGTAGCGTCCATGATCGTGGCTGTACAGGCAGCGGGTGTCGTGGTACAAGACATCAAGAAGACTGAAGTCGACAATATAGCCGGTGCTTATACCGCCTATTCGATTAAAGTGAAACCGATAGAAGGACAACCTTCTACAATACGTGTCCGTATCCCTAAAGTGGATAAACGTGGTATATTCAAGATCGGTAATAAAGAGTATTTCTACAAGACTCAACGTTTCGATCTGCCTATTCGTAAGATCAATCCGGATACAGTGTCCCTTTCTAGTTACTTTGGTAAGACCTTCGTGAGACGCAATGAGCTTCGTCCGTATAACTACGAGAAATGGTTAATCTCTCTTATTAGACAGAAAGGCTTCGATAAGGAAGACAATTCCGTATTAGAGACTCGTTCGGCTAATGTGTTCGATAACTACAACAAAGCGCCGTATATCTACTCTTTACTCAGTAAGCACTTTAGGGCCATTACTGTTCCTAATGCTTATTTGTATTTCGACCATAAGCAAAGTGAAGAGCGTTTCGGTAAAGATGTTGTTACTAACACCATTAAGTATCGGCTCACCTTTGCTGGTCTATACCAGAAGAAACATCCGATAGGTGTATCTACCGATAACGTATTCTTCTACATCGATGGCAATGAATTAAAAGAGTTGGGCAGTATAGAAGACATTATCCAGAGCACAGCTAAAAAGATACCGTTGGAATCCCTAACAGTAGACATCATGTCTAAGAAGATCCCGTTAGGATTGATATTGTCGTACTACTTGGGATTCGATAAGCTCTTAGCTGCACTGAAGCCTAAGCATTATCGTACGATAGAAACAGGTAAACATCCTAAGTTAAGTCCTACTGAGTATCAGATACGCTTTAAAGACTATAGCGTAATATTGGATAGGCGAGACAGGATGACTTCCCTTATCATGTCTTCCTTTACCCGTATCGAGGATACGTATAAGTATTCAGTATTCCAGCTCAGTGAGAAAGAAGTCTACTTTAACCTATTAGAGTCGATTGGTATACCTGGACGTTATACTAAGGAGTTCTCGCTTTATAGCCAGATGTTCGTGGATCCGATTACTGAAGAGATATTGATCGAGATGGGTGAACCGACTGATTGGGTAGGCTTACTCATGCGTTCAGTTGAGTTATTGATTACACTGGATCATCCAGATGAGACAGATGGTTCCATGACACGATTCCGTGGCTACGAGCGTATGGCAGGTGAGATATACACCCAGCTAGTCCGTTCGATACGTGAACACAACAGGCATGGGATAAAAGAGAACTATCCATTAGAACTTCATCCTGAAGCTGTTTGGATATCCTTAATCAAAGACACCACCAAACAGATCAAAGAGACACTCAATCCGATACAGGACTTGAAAGAAGTAGAGATCACGACGACAGTCGGTAATGGTGGTCGTTCTAAACAATCCATGGTGAAGCATACCCGTGCACACAACCAAAACAGCATTGGTGTATTGTCCGAAGCATCTGTGGACTCGTCCGATGCCGGTGTAACGGTGTACATGTCGTCTAATCCATTACTAAAATCATTACGTGGATTACCGGCTAACAGTAACACCATGGATAAGAACAAGGACTTAGATGCTAAGAGTGTGCTCTCGACTACTGGTAACATGTTGCCTTGTAGTGACATGGACGATCCTAAGCGACAGAACTTCGCTCAAGTACAGATGGGACACACCATCGCTGCTTCTTCTTATAGCGTGATGCCTACCCGTACTGGATACGATGATACACTAGCCAAAAGGTGTAGTGATACCTTTGCTTCTATAGCCGAGCAAGATGGCGTAGTACTAGCAGTCGATGACTACATGATCACCGTGAAGTATAAAGACGGTACAGAACGCTCGATAGAGTTAGGTCGTAAGTTTGGTCATTCAGGTGGGTTTACGACTACACATGACGTGATCACGAAACTGAAACCGAATACCAAGTTTAAGGCAGGTGATGCACTGGCTTATAACGAAGGGTTCTTTACTGAAGATACGGCATTGCCAGGTAAATTAGCGTATAAGGGATTTACCTTAGTACGTGCTGCCCTGATGGAGCATCCGTATACCTACGAGGACTCCTGTGCCGTATCGTCTAAGTATGCTCAGTCGACTAAAGTGCGTACAGTAAAAGAGAAAGAAGTCGTTGTTCAGTTCGATCAATCCATCCACCGTTTGGCTAAGCCTGGTACAGTGGTTAAGATAGACGATCCTCTGTGTTTCATCGAGAATAGCTTAACTGCATCAGCTAGCATGTTCGATGAAGAGACCATTGACTTACTGCGTAACGTGAGTGCCTTATCACCACGATCTCCAGTAAACGGTGTAATCGATAAGATCGAAGTCTATTACAACGGAGACATGGAAGACATGTCCGATAGTTTGCGTAATATAGCACGCATGTCGAACATCAACTTAGCCAAGAGACAGAAAGCATTAGGTAAGTCTGTTTATACAGGTGAAGTCGATGAGACCTATCGTGTCAATGGTAATCCTTTAGTCTTGGATACAGCAGTAATCATCTTTACGATTACGACTGAACAAGGGCTAGTAGAAGGTGATAAGACTGTCTTAGGTAATCAGCTTAAGAATACGATAGGCCATGTGTTCACTGAACCACCGCGTACAGCGAATGATGACTTATCGATGGGTGAAGAAGTCGATGCGATATTCAGTACCACATCCCTCTATAAGCGTATCGTGAACTCTCCATTCTTGATGGGGATGAACAATACACTCTTAGTGGAGATGTCTAAACGCATCGGACAAGCGTATATAGACGAGAAGATGAAGTAGACAGCGAAGATACAATAGAAGATACAATAGAAGGCTATAGGACACTCTGGTAGGGTATATCCCTATCAGGGTGTACCTATCCCTATGGAAGTAATGTGACCTGCTCTATAAGCGATCTAGACGCATCTAGGGCATGCTGTAGTTTATTTACCTTATAAGGATTTTTTAACATGTTAGAACAAGACCAGCAAGATGCGGTAATACTGGCTGCCGCAGCATTCTTAGTCGGACAGTTCTCACTGCGCTTGATTACACACGGTGCCGGTGTGATCGCTGAGCGCAATGGCGACTATCTTGACACCAATGTCGTAGAAGAGATGGCACTGAGTGAACTCAGTCGCCGTATCGTAGATCGTGCACATGGCAAATAAGGAGACTTAGAACATGATTAGCCAACATTTGCTCACCCTAGCTCAGGAAGCCGCCAAGTCCTCTTTACTGCCTGGTAGCCACTTAAAAGTAGACGATGATACTCCACTGGGATACATCATCCGTAACATCACACCACCTGAAGAAGTACTCTTACAGACTGAAGCCGCTAATGTACTCAGTACCGTATCCGATACCGCTTATACCAAAGTCGCCAATATCGGCCCGATGGCACTACCACTTGCCATGGATGAGATCGAACAGCAATGTATCAATCCCCTGATGCAACAAGTGGCATTCGTGCGTACTGTGGTGAATCCCTTGGTACGTGAAATCGCCGATCAAGTAAAATCCACACTGAATACAGAAGCTTCTACTGATGATTTGGTGAAGATCATCAAGTTGTACACACCTGATTTCATCCATGGTGCTTATGGTGAATACATTCGCCAATGTGAAACCACATCCAACATCCAAAAAGGCCCTGCATTCAGACCTCAACTCGATCCTAATCTGGATCGTAATACCATCTTGGATGTTGTTAAAACAGACAGTGATGAAATCAATGCGGGTCTGATGGAACTCTCGGCTATCTATACCGATTTGGTAGGTGGTGACTTGATTACCGATGCATGGCAACTGATTGCCTCGCCTAATGAAACCATCGGTGGCCTGATCATCAACTTCCGTAACTTCATCTTGGCGACAGCTGCATTCATCATGGTGGATAACATCGTCAAGCACTTGCCGATTAAGACTGGCTTGAACAGTGAAGCATTGAATACATGGGGCGCATTTGCTCGTTGTGCATTAGCACGTGTGGCTTCTGCTTCTTTGTCTACCTATGCGAATGCCATTGCCACTAAGCGCCTGATCCAGAATGCCGATCGTAATACCATTACCGTATACGGCCCTGTATACGATGAATTCTACCATGAAGACAAGATGGACATCATGGTCGGTATCGCACACTCTAAAGACAATACCCACTATCGCATGCTCTCTGAAATATTGGAACATGCAGAGACTCTGTCTCAACGTGGTAAGATTGCTTTAGCTTCCTTGAATCGTTCACGTGATAACCGCATGTCTGCACGTATCTCCGACGGCATCCAAGCTTCTATCTTGGCTATGGTCGACAGTGCTAAAGAAGACGCGAACCATGGTTTAAATCCGTTCTTGATCAAAGGCCATCTACCGGCTGAATATCGTGCTGAAATCGGTAAGTACATTAACGATTATTTCCCTGGTGATGTCATCCGTCGTGAACCATTAACAGAAGTCGTGTCACGCATCATGTGCCATCTCTTCTTTAAAGATACGATGGCTGGTGTCATCTTGACCCGCATGGCGCAAGTAGAAGCCAAATATCCTAAGTCTGAACTCTCTACCATCGTTTCCATCACGATGATCGACATCTTGATCGAATGGGTAGGTTGTCAGATCCAAGTAGCGAAGTAACACGATAGTGTAGCGACAGCTATACTGGAGTGCAACGAAGTCTTAGGATGCTGACAAGCAGACTAAAATAAGCACTATATCCCTATACCTGCCTACCTTATCCTCTCGTGGGATAGGGTAGGTAGTGTATTAGGTGCTTTTGAACCTTATAGTGGAGTATAAAGAACATGAATATCGAAGGTGGACAGCGTGATGCTGAAAAGATCAAGTCTATCTTAAAGACCGTATCTGGACAAGTCATCACGACAGAAGGATGTCGTATTATCTTTCCAGCCAGATGGGCACTATACGACTTAGCAGAAGTGAATGTAGAACCGTATTTCTACGGATTGGTGAAGATACAGACATTGGATGGTAATACCTACGCCATCCAGAACATGCTATCATTCATCCATTCCGATCCGGATACGATAGAAACAGTAAAAGTAGACGATGATCCTTATTACGTATTAACGTATCATCCAGGTAGTGTGGTGATTAAAACAACAACACTCTTGAAAGATAACGATATCTTAAGTGCCGTCTACAGTGAGTTTATCAAAAGAGGCAAAGTGCCTTTCTACGTAACGTATAACGATTTAAACAAAGTGTTCGATACAGCAGCTTCTCATGCTGGAAGATCATTAGGCGATACAGCCGACATCATGGCTGTACCGATCTCCATCATCGCCCGTAACCCGAAAGATGTTACGCAATATTACAGGGAGATCATCAACACTGTCGATCCTAATACAGTGAAGCCGGTATACGTACCGATTACTTCAGTCGATCAGTCTGCGACTTCTGCCATTACCAAGATCACCGGTAGTTATTTCTACCAAGGTGTGGTATCGGCTATTAACAACCCAACCGATCAGGCAGAGGTCTTAGACTTAGTCTTACGCACTTAGTTTTATTTATTTTATCTATTAAAAAGGACAATACAATCATGCCACTTGACAGCATGCCACAACGAGAGTTCGTCTACAAGATGAACCGTCTTGAAGGTACCAATAAGAAAGGTATCTTAAAACCCGATGCCGATGGCTGTTACACGATGTGTATCGGTGCACTGGATCATGCCTCTAAGAACTTAGAAGCCAATGGCCAGAATGTCTATTACTCTAGCCAAGGTGCTAACCGATTCTTCGACAAAGGCACTATTTTCCATTCCCGTATCCAAGGTGGATTCATCAAAGCAGAATACGGCCATCCTAAACGGGATGGAATGAGTGAGCGTCAGTTCCTGGAACGTAACCTATCGATCGATGAGCGCATGACTTGTGCCACATTCGTCGAGATTTGGTTAGTACCAGACTACGTCGATCCAAATACTGGTGAGAAATGTGTCGGTATCTTCGGTAAGTTTAAACCATCAGGTCCTTATGCCGATGCACTCATCCGTGACTTAGAGACCGCTGGTGTGAATGTGTGTTTCTCGATTCGTTCATTGACCACACGTAAGATCATCAATGGCAGACTCTGTAAGCTATTGCACACTGTCATCACCTTTGATTTCGTCAATGAGCCTGGTATCTCAGCCGCTGAGAAACTCGTCTCTCCATCCATGGAGCAACAACACCATCGCTTAGATGGTCCTGCTGATATTGAAGTGACTGAACACACACTGCGTAAAGTATTGGATCGTGCTGCTGATGGTAAAGTATCGGTAGAGTCTGGTATGTTGCATCTCTTAAAAGAAGTCGAGATGTCGTTCCAGCGCACGACACGTACACACGAGTGGTAATCTAAACTTATACTAAAGAGGTCATCGTCAACATGGAAATAACACTCAAAGACAGTGAGATCGATAATTTCATCCGATACCTCAATACTGCTTCTACGATTCCATTGACAGCCGATGATATCATCGTCGATAACCCAGTAGATTTAGGGACATTGCCTAAAGTCATCCCTAAGGATGAAATCGCTAATTATACGGATGAATTACTAGAAAGAGCCAATACTGAAGTAACCATCCTACCGACTAAGACAGGACAGGTATCGGGTAAGGGATACGTAGAAGCTTATTCACGACTACACCTAGCCATCATCTGGGATAGGGTAAAAGAAGCCTGTCCTAAGGTAGATGATCGTTATGCTGTAGAGATCGATCCGATATGGCGTAGTCCAAGACCGACACTGGAAGACTTGAATGAATGGGTAGAGAAACACCTCTATACCAGAAGCCAGTCTGTAGGCTGTAGGTTAATAGGCTATCGCAAGAAGAAAACGGATTATGGTGTGGCTACACTGAAGATCGTAGCAAGAGAGACTAGCTTGCTTTACATGGGTGAACTGGAAGTAGAAGTGGTGTTCGTACCGATACCGATCGTGAACATTACGATGGATGGCTTTGAAGGTGAGATGTACATTGAAGAGAACATGTTGAGTGTGAATGCATTCCCGCGCTATATGCGGGATAACATGGTGCACGGGTAGATACAGATGGGATTCCAATAGGCAACATCGAGGTTGCATGTCTGACAAGTCAACATGGTGGAATTTATAGATACTTACTATTATAGTAGTGTAAGGGATGAGTGTCATCTCTTTTAACACTGTTAGCTTACGTAAGCTTATTTTTTCTAACCCAATACAGACTGAGTCGTAGACTTAGAATGTAAACCCTATATTGAAAGGAATCCCATCATGGCCATTCATGATACAGTAACCAAAATCGCCGCCAAAATCGAAAAAGACCATTTGTCTTACGACGCAGAAGCACGCAATCTGAAGACATCTGGTGACGTCATCGGTACGGCTCTGGAAGTATTGAAAGAAGAAGGCATTGTCGATCTGTCTAAAAAGCAACTCGACGATGCATCCAAAGCACTGGACTTCTTCGTATCCAGTACTGCCTTGGCTACCGGTGAAGCATCTTTGGGTGTGTTCAAGAAACACAAAGATGTCGACTCCACTAACGTGGAGTACGACTTCGCTAAAGGCATTAAGGTGAACCAAGCCGTACGCCGTGAGTTCGAAGCTTCTGCGCCTCCACGTGATGGTGAAGAACGCAAAGTGACTACTCGCCACTGCCGTGTTGATGCCAAGATCACCGTGAAGTCTATGCAATCCAAATCGCAAACCGGCATGCTGGCCGTGCGTGATCATCTCTACGAACAGGGCCAAAAAGAACTGGGCCCTAAAGAAGAGAAGAAATAATGCCGGTAAACGTGTAATATAATGAATCGAAATAACACCGTCTTTTTGGGCATATTGGGATGGTGTTACGATTGCTTTAGTGTGTCTTACAATTTCAGCATACTCAGGCTATCGGGTTCATTTTTCTCCTAATCTTTAAAGACCATCTATATCTCCTAACCGAGGTATAGATGGTTTCTTTTTTTATTATGCCTTTTTATCTTAGTATACCTCCCTATATCCGGTTTATACTGGGTATAGGGAGTTGTATTATGCTCTCGTTTTTACAGAAAGGAATCCAACGTGGACGATTTAGATGATTTAGTTAAATTAACCGAGGTGATGTTGATGCCTAACGACATCGTCTCTCATGTCAACTTCGCTTATCGTGTATTGAGTATTGCAACTGGTGATCGCAATAAACCCTCTACATTAGCAGACGCACTGAAAGAAGGATTCGGTGAAGTCAGTATCTTCGATCTGTTGAAAACGGCATTAGAAGGCTTTAGATTAGACGAATGGTTAGATGTAAATGACGCAACGGAACACTTCTGCATCAATTACCTAAAAAGTGATCTACAAGCCATCTGTCCATTGAAAGACAGTAATGGTAGAATCGCACAATACTGGGATAGTGTACATCTAACAGATATACAGGAAGCCATCGTCTCTTTGCTGCTTGTTACAGCCGTAGCGATGGTCGATCAGGTATTGATAGACAAGAATATCGGTAAAGATGGCGTGTCACTTTGCCTGATCGTCGAAGAAGCACAGAAGACACTGTACAAAGTAGGAGTTTACCGAGATGAACGAGATCACGACACCGTATCCCCTTAATGGGTCTGTCTTCTACCTAAGGTATCCACTGTACGAACTGATCAATCGAGCTAACCAATATATCCCAGATCCATTCGCTAAGAACTTCAATGTTGTCTCTTACGAATTGGTAGGCAATGAATACGTCTCTTATTTCGATCATGAGCGACCATTCTCACCACTGAATACGGATTACATCATGGACACGATCATCAGTGGTGTCGATATCGATGCTAAGATGTTTTATCTAGCATCCATGCCGTATACGATACACACGGAAGAATGGTTGATTAACTACATGGTTTATCGTCTGTTTCATGATGTGGAAGACATCTACTACGGTTATCTGGAGTATCTGGATGAGACGGGTGAATTCTATTTCGAAGATGATGGAGACAGTCCTTATTACAGGGATCAGAATGGCAATATAATAGAGATCAAGGATCCTGTTATCAACCATGAGGAATACCGCTATATGGCTTATATCGTGTATCTGTTGGTACAAACCATAGCAGGCTATTATCCTAATCTGGTACAGCAGTTCTATTTCCATCGAGATAAGGATTATTTTATCACTTTGGAAGAAGTAGAAGAGAAGATCAATACAGGGAGACACCCTAAGATCAGAAAGGCATTAGAATGGATACGAAACGTCAACAGGATGAGTCTACTTAGGCTGGAGGTAAGATGCCACACCTATTAAAAGGCAATCGTTTCTACCTATCGCTGGATGAGGCTTACGCATATGGCATTGAAGCTGTCAAGCAAGAGTATCCTCGTAATCCTTCTTTTGGATCACGTGATTTAAAGGAAGAATTAGAGTTCATCGTACACAGTGCATTCAGTGGTGTTTACTACTGTAACCGCAAAGCACGTTATACTGTCGATGATGCAGGATACTTAGCCGAGATGGCCATGCAGAGGTATCAGGATAAGCTCAAGCAGTTTAGCAATGTAGACTTGCATGAATTCGAAGATACGTATAAAGATCATTTCATGGACTTACAGAACAAACTAGACCATAATCGATATCCATCGTCTAAAGGCTATGTGTTCTTGAGGCAGTATTTCTACCATACAGCCAAAGAGATGATCAATATCGGTATCTTCGATACTTTATCCGATATAGAGATAGATGTATCGCGTGTGAACAACAGCGATAGAAGTTACGCATTGAATGGAATCGTCCACTATAACCATTACTGTTTTACTGTATACGGATACAGTGGATAGATAAGATAAACAAGGAGCATTGAAACATGGATATACATGCCATACCCGATATCGCCATCGATATGGGTGTAAACTATTACGAGATAGAACAACTCAATCGTTTTCTATCTAATCAATACAAAACATCGTTCGATTACCTAAGTATCGTAAACGATTACTTACAGAACCTCAATGGTCAAGAGATCAACTTCGGATGGCAAAATTCCATCCCAGGTTCTTTAGTACCGGTTAATCTGGAGACGGATGTGATCGAAGTCACATTGGAAGGATTAGCCACTAAGTTGAGACATACAGCAATCGATGAGAAACACATTGATGTATACATCACGATCTTCCGTAAGCTATTGTTCTATATTTCGTTGGTGATCCGTACTGAAGTATTGGACATGATGCAGAAGATGCTCGTGGAGATACCTTTGGTGTTTAACTATCGTGTTGTAGCACAGGAGCATAACCTGATCTATATCCGTTATCTGTTGGATGGTGTAGAGCATTACTCATTCGCAGACTGGGTCACTCGTACACGACGTGATGCACCTATCGTAGGGAGATTCTAAGATGTCACTACACGATAGACTAAAGGATATCCATCCGGATGCACATCACCATTTCTTCCATGTAATCGATCGCTCGAACATGGGAGTGAAACTGAGTGCTGATGACATCGTGATGTTCTACGAGATAGATAAGATAGTCGGTTTAACTTATGGTACTAACCTAGCATCGTTTATGTTTATCTATCATCTGGATCTAAACCGTCACTTCAGTGTCTATAAGGACACCATGTTAGTCGAGTATCGTAAGCGTTTAGACGATCCTTCTGTCATGACACCTTACCTTATAGCGGCTTACGTGATGAAGCAGAATGATCCGAATCAAGCCAACTACGAGATGTTAGAACGTGAGGTAGAGACTAACCTCTATTACCTGACAGATGACACTCGTGTCGTCGATGGACTACGAAAGGTAAGACACCAGTGGCAGAACCATGGTAGACACATCATGTCACGTGACAGATAAACAATGGCAACATAGACCTTACACCTACCTATAGTCCATAGCGGGCTATAGGTAGGTGTAGGGAATATGCTGTCTTTCTTTTTTAGCTAGAGATTAGCTGGTCTTGGTACCGTTTACTCATGCTTAATACATTAAGCACTCGTATAGTGGTTAGTCTAAGTCAACTTACTGTTAGCGACCTCTTGAGTGACTTCATTCGAGATGCGTTGCTCTTCACGTCTCATTCTCATGGCCACATCCAGTATCATGCGCTGCTCTATCTCAGTCATGTGCATCCATTGAGCCAGATCTAAACCAGTATACTTATTCACTTGGTTGATCGTAAAGTCTTCAATGATGCTCTTAAGATAACTGCCTTCACCATGTAACACATAAGCACGTTTCATGTTGTAAGGATAAAGATCATGGCTAGATGCTTCAGGTGTACCATCATCTACGTCTTTTAAACCATACACCTTATCGTGTAGGGATAACAAAGACAGATGTTTCTCGGCTATGTCGTTATAAGGCTCCACTAAAGAGCTACTGATCACCTTAGTGAATTCATCATAACCGGCATTGATCAATATACGCTCATCCCCATTGATGGCATCAGGATAGATATCCTTTTTAGCCACTACAGTAGAAGCAAACAAAGGATCCTTGATTGCTCCTACTGCATTGGGATTCACCGTATTGGTCTCTACTGAGCGAGTGACTGATAGATCTTGCCGGTCAGTATAAAAAAAACGACAACAGGGTTGATGGCGATGACTAATTTAGAGACATTATTCGAGTCATTGGTCTCGATCTCTTCTTCAGCAGCAGGTATCGTAAAGAGTACCTTGACTTGATCTTGGATATAGTCAATGATGGTTTTCACCATGTTCTGCACGATCTCAGGATCATTACCGATCATCTCTAATGTCTCGATGATGGTATCACCACTGTCCATCTCTGTTATTACAGGATCAGCATTATCATCGACGTATTCTTTAATCGTCAGTTTCTTGATGAAATGACTGTACTCACGCAACATCGTAGCGGTAATCTTACGCGTAATGAAATCATTGCGTACACGCTCATCTGCTGCTTTCTCTAATACCTCATTAACCGCATCTCGAATATAGGTATCCCATGCTGCACCATGTTCTACCATGGTACTGATGTTGGTATTACCCAAGGTTACCCACACTTCTTTTACGGTCTTGCGACGTGAGTGACGTTTGATGTCTTCACGACGATGAATCATGTACTCACGCTCAGGTGCTTCTGCTTTCCAATCACGCTGATAAGCCTCGATCTCTTTCAGTGTGGTTTGGTTGAATTCACTGCTGATCAAGAACTGTTTCTGGCGTGTACTGAAACGATTATCGACAAACAACGGCATATCAGGCATGTACAATGTACCGGTTACCATGCGTCTGTTACCACCTGTAATGTCCACAGCACGGCTATACGGATAGCCATCAGGATAACGAGCAGCCGCTAAACCAAAAGCAATAGCAGGAATATCCAAAGGTGAAATGATATCCCTTAGTGTATTCGGATCGTATTCATCATCCTTGATGTTGATGTGCGCAATCTTACGGATGAACAAATCCACGATCTTCTGTGCTGTATACCAAGTCATCAGACCGTAGTTAGAACCACCGTATAAACGACCGATTTGTATCTTAGCCTGATCCAACTGAGTCTGCAAATCCACGAGTTCATTCACCAAAGGTGCACTGATGATGGCTACGATACCAGAGTGTGGCAACACGACAGTAAAGTGAGAACCAATACCCAATGCATCTTGTACGATGATGCGTGCTTGTCTACCAGTAGCTTTACCGGTATTAGAACGAGTCGTACTGCGGTGATAGTCTACACGATCACGGCCATTGCCTAATGACAACTCTTGAGTAAAGGTATTGTCTTTATTACGCAGCACATCTTGAGCGAATGCAGCTTCACTGCCTACAGCTTCCATGCCTTCACTTAGAGAGGTAGTCAATACAGGCAGATTAGGATCAGATGAGAAAGGCTCATTGTCTTTCACCTTAGCCACGACATTATTCGGTGTATCAGGCGTGAGTTGAATGGCACGGATAACATCTTCAGTATCCTTAGCGTTCTTAAAGTCAGCAGTACGCTCATCTTCCAAGATAGGTTTCTTGGGATTCAGTGTAACCGGTTGAGAAATGGTTTCCAACTCATCCCGATTGACTTTACTGAAATCCCACAAAGACTGATCAGAACCAATCTTCTTGACGGTTTCTAATACCTTATCTTCTACAGTACGGTTGTCTTCTACTGGTTTTTCTGTAGACTCAGTAGGAGCAGCAGACTCAGTGTCCTTAGCAGGAGTACTTTCAGCTAACTCTGTTACCTCGTGGCTAACATCCAATGGACGAGTCTGTGCTTTCAGTACAGCGATATCTTCCATCAGTTCAGCGTGAGTGCGTTCATCATCCACAGGCACTAAGATAGGCTCTTCTGTTACGGCTTCAACGTCTTCTTTAGCTGGTACCGTATAAGCAGTCTCTACTGGGATATCAATCGGGTTCTCATCTCGTACGAACACTTCTTCTTCCGTATGGTTCAAGACGATGTCTTCTACCGATACCGGACGAGTCATCTCTTCGATTTGTTTATTGGCTTCTGCCTGTGCTTCGTTGTTCAGTGTAGCACTGGTAGACAACTCGGCATTAGTCATGGCTTGAGCCATTTCAGGATCAATCGGATCTTTCTCCAGATCGATACCTAACTGTTTATTGAGTTCTTCTTGGGTTAACATTAAACTGCTCCTTGTGTAGCTGCTTCCTGAGCAGCCATCTCATCTAGGCTGGGTTGACTGGGTTTACGCTGCTCATCAGTCGGTGTTTGTGGTTGGACGTATTGCGCTAAACGCTCATCCAAGAACTTACGTACATCATCCGGTGCTTCATCGCGGTGTTCAGGTTGGGCGTAGTAGTTCAACACCATCGCAGTGTGGAAATCAGACAGATGCAGTACAGCAGGCATCAGCACATTGCGGATACGTGAACCAGCAGTAAAGAAACGCAATTTCACATCGAGGATCTTTTCTAACATGTAAGGATCCAAGTCTTCAGTGGTATCTTCTTTATCCACTTCCGTACCTAAGTGACTCTTATAAAGATCACGGATGGATTCGACTTCACGTTTCAGTTCAGTCACGTCACTGGTGGACATCTTCACCAGCGTTAAAAACTTATCACGTTCCATCAAGTAAGGCAACATGTTCTCTTTATCGGTGATTTGCTTGATGGCTTTTACCGGAGCATCTAACTGTTTACAAAGGTTCTCGTACACGTTCTCGCAACTTCTCCATGTAGCATCGACGATGGCTTCTAACTCATCTTCGTTCATCAGCTTCTTCAAGCCATCCGGTAGGCGACGATAGTCTACTTTACCGCCATTTTGTTTCTTGTCACGACGCATCTTACGGATCATGCGTTCGAACTTATCTTTATCTGTTTCCATCGGTACGTCAAACGTAGGGGTCAGTTTGATCTTACCTAATTCGATTAGAGGCTTAGCCATGGTAAATATACTCCTATTTAAAAGACAAAGGGAAGGGATTCCACCTTATAAGCAATCAGTCTGCTATGACTGACTGCATGATGGAGAAATATAATCACATATAACGAGCCTTTACTCGTGCAGTTTATTATCTTATTAACCCAATAGACTAAGTCTACTGGCTTATGTCTAACACCGAATATAAGGATTATTTAGGCCATGCATGATATCGACAGCTTAACACTCATCCGTGATTTCGTGAATGAATACATGGACAATACATCCGGTGCCATATGGACAGAAATCACCGATACGGTACTGGGGATAAATGAAGACTGGGTAGATAACTTAACTGTCTACTGGAACAGTATAGACGATAACTACGATGTCAATCGTATCGTGGAAGAACTCCATCTCATCCAGAGGGATTGGCTGATTGCTTTATTGAAAAACATTGGTGTATTCGTCTCTCAAGAGCATCCATTGGACAACCACACTCTGTTTACCATCTACATGGAGTTCATCCAGATAGAGAACAATGAATTGGCCGAGATATCCCTCTCTATCTTACAATCCGATAACTACGACGATATTACCTTGTTCTACGAGCTATTAACTGTAGTCGGTAGCTTACAGGTAGATGAAGAAGTATTCAGTAGTCATGTAGCGTCTATATCTCCGTATACCAAAGAGAAACTGATTAGCTATCTATTAAACCAAGAGTCTGTTAAGATCAAACAGGATGAACACGATGTCGATACCGATCTTATCGCCAAGACTGTACAAGCATTCTTAGAAGCAGTGAATGACGATAAGTTCTACGTAATCGACTTAATCCGTAATGGTGTTAATATTGGATTGCCATTTGCATCGTATCTAACACTATTCGGTACGGATCTATTCGATCTGGATGACAAAGAGTTAGCGTATAACTTATTCCTCTTATCGGCTATCTCCGAAGAAGGACATCGTAATATAACAGGATGGTTAGAAACAGACCTCATGAACTGGATACCTGACTATAGGCGACAAGATACAGTTATCCGCATGGTTAGGGAAGTCTCCATCCATGTAACGAATAAAGTAGGGAGTGTGACATGTTAAAAAGAGATTACCTTTTAGAAGGTATCGAGAAAGGCTGGTATCTGGATGCTTATTGGGTAAAGAGTATCTTATCTTTATTCCAGACTGAGGCTAAAGAGCATTACTTAGCTCGTCGAGATAAGGATGGCTATTACTATCTGGATGATGCTGGCAATAAGATACACCTAGAAGATGCTACGGATACTACTAAGCCATTGTTTAGAGTCGGTGAGATGATCGATGTACCAGAAGACTCTAATGTTAAGGCTCCTGGTGTATCAGGTACATTGCGTACATCAGTAGGCTGTCTGATCATGAACTGGATATTGGTGGTCTCTCCATTCAGGGGATTGGTATCTTACATCAACAAGCCATTTACACCTAACCATGTAGCGAAACAAATCATCCCCAGATGGTCTCGTTCACGATCTAAGGTGTCTGACAAGCACCCTGCACGTGATGATGAGATATTTACGGAAGACTACATCAAGTTCAAGAACCATGTTCTGTTCTTGACTAACTTCACTCAGACAGTGATTCCATCTGTCTCTGAGAAAGCACTCAGGACTAATCCTGTTTTAGAGAAGCGTAAACAAGAACTCTACAATGAGTATAAAGACCAGATACAAGATCCAGTGATAGCCGCTAAGATCGATAAAGAGTTAGCTAAGATAGACGAAGAGTGGTTAAAAGACGATGAATCCAGTGGGTTCATCTACGGTGGTAACATGTACGGTAACATCCGTAAGAAACTCAATACACACTTTGGTATTACGACAGGACTGGATGACAAACCAGTATTCGTACCTGGTTCTCTAAAAGAAGGTATTAAGCTAGACAACCTATCCGTATACGTCAATGACTCGTATAGTGGTTCTATCGGTCGTGGTCTGGAGACGCAAGAAGGTGGTGTACTGGTAAAAGATGCATTACGTTCAGCAGCTAACTTGAAAGTTGGTAAAGATGAATGTGGTACCAAACATGGTTTCTATATCCGTCTGGCTGACAATGTGGACGATAACCACAAGTACATGAACTATTGGTATCTGGATGAGACAGGTAAATCCATCCAAATTACGCAAGAGAATATTGCTTCTTTAAGCGGTAAAGTGATTAAGTTAAGATTGCCTAGTTATTGCGTAGCCGGTAACAGTAGCTATTGTGCTAAATGTTCCGGCCCCAATATCACGGCATTTGAGAATGGCATCGCATCAATCAATGCACAGCCAGGTTCGATCATCATGTTGTTAAAGATGAAGAAGATGCACAACACCGCCAAAGAGATAACTACTTGGACGGATGATTACATTACTTAGATAACATACCTTAGCCTACCTATACCCAATATGGGTATAGGTAGGTGTAAGGACTATGTCTGCTAGTGGTGGCATGGCGATTATTTTAAATATATACTATTAAAGTAGAAATCGAATGCTAATTTTTAGTATTCGCCTACCTCAACTAACTTATTCGCTTTCATTTGGTAACTATGTTACTGGGTGGAGTGTACTCTATCACGCTTCTTTTTTAGTAACCACTCTTTCTATCGATATAACAGATAGCTTAGAGTGTCTATTCGTCGTGTTTGTATTATCTCTATTTATAGAAAGGATCCTTGAGATGCACACTACAACTGCTAAAAACTTTGCTAAACGTTTGTCTGAAAAATTACGTAAAGGCGTAATTAAAGCCAAACTTCAAGAGCAATACTATTTTAACCACGCTATCATTCCGTACGCTGAAGATGGCCTATGGAAGTTTGATACTACTGATACTAAGGTGCTCTTCGTTCCAGTGGAAGTGTTCGATACGACTGAACACATCAACGATCTTAAGATCATGAAAGGTGAGAAACCTGGTGATGTGGATTTCGGTAAGCTGGAAGAGAAGGCTCGTTTCGTTTGGGACATGAGCATGTCTCTGTCTGATTTCTTAGACATCATCAAGCAAGCTTATCAGGCCATGAAAGAGAATAAGCAGCTCAAGTACGTACCGATCGTGCTGGATCTGACTTATCTGGAACCTTCTGAAGAAGAATTGGATGCCTATCACAACCAAGTCAAGAAAGCACGTGAAGGCGATGCCAAGGCTAAGAAGAAACAGGAGGCAGATAAGGCTTCCATGGAAGCTTTGAAAGATTTGGTTGCTCCTCAGACCAAGTTTGTAGCGGTTGAAGCTGACGTACTGAATAATTTGGTACAAACGATCGCTACACTTACTGAGACGAACAAGGAACTAACGGCTATCGTGAGTCGTTTGTCCAAATAACCATTATAAGGAAGCCGGTATACACTGGCTTCTTTTTTAGTTTAAACCTAAAGGATAACCCAATGTTGTTATTGATCTCCAAATTACCGCATCGTGAGCGAGCTATCCATGGCTTGGATGTCTCACCTGTAGATGAAAACATCGCCAGATTACTCACACCTACTATCGTCATGAACCGTGATCAAGCCGAAATCCAAGCTTTAAATATCGCAGACTATGCACGTACTAAAATGGAAGAAACCAAAGTTAAAGCAGAAGCAGCTAAAGCCGCTCTCTTAAAGTGGGAAAAGACCATCCTCACTACCCTCTCTGAAGAAGAGCAGAAAGCTTACCACAAAGGACAAGAAGTATCGGTTGAACCACCACGTATCCCACCTGCATCTGAATCCATCGATGGTGTTCTGATCGCTGAAGATGTGCCCAGTTATTTCGTACCATCGCTGCATTCTCACTTCCGTGCACTGAGTGTACCGATCTATCATGGCTGCTACTATCAGCGTGACTATAGCTTCGAGTCGAAGAACCCACGTGAACAAAGTCTCGTCATGCCGGATGGTGGTACCGTTACCATGACTGTGGCTGATACCGTATCCATCCCTAAAGGTGAACCTGAATACCACATCTTTAAGTATTACTAATATACAACACACTCTACCTACTCCCTATAGTCCGTATTTGGGCTATAGGGAGTATAAGAGCTGTGAGACCTATCTTTTTTTTTACTTTAATAGAAGGAAATAATAACCATGGCTTTTATATACGAGGACGGCACTATTAGGCAAGCAACACCGCAAGAATACGTACCAGGTGATGCGCTCATCAACATGATGCGTGTTGCCAAGGCACAGTATCCGGAGAGCTTGAAGGTATTCCCTCAAGTCCGCAGTGCCATGATAAGATTATTCAATGATCTCTATCCGATATACCGCAACATGTGGATCTATCGTTATTTAGCTAACCCAGCCAATAGCTGGATGAATGTTACAGAAGCTTTAGTGTTGAAACGTATCAAGAAACCATCCGAATATCACGTTACGACTACCATACCTGCGGATAACATCGGTAAAGCCAATACGGATTTCTGGACGAAGTTCAATGCCTTCTTAACATGGGCCGCACACAAACACGCATCTATATCCACTGTATTTGATAATTACATCAAATACAGACGCCAATTCATTATCGAAAATGACATGCGCCGATACGAAGAGGGTAGAGACCCAGAAGATTACCGCATCCTACTAAACAGACTTAGTGTTGGTGTAGATCAACTTAATCCTGACCCATCAAAACCCCTCACTGTCGATCTAGTCAAAGACCAAAGATGGCGGACACTACAGAGTACGTGGAACAGAATCGTATTCACTTTAGTCCACATGACCACGGTCGCTTTGCCAGAAGATGAAAGAAGAGGTCTGATGACAAATATTCACCAATTCTTCAACCTGTGCGAATACTACATGGCCGGTTATAATCAGCCTGTGTTCCCAGAGGTGAATATTTACCAGAAGACTTCTATCCGCAACAGACCACTAGACGCTTTAGAGGCCGCTCAATACATCGACAACAACTTCAGACTGCGTATCCTTAACCTCGTGATGAACTTCTCACCAACAAGCTTCCACGACGTTCTATTCAACGCCCACAACATCAATGGTCTGACTGATGATGGACTTATATTTAATGCTAATTTTAGTGGTTCTACTTATAACCACATGTTCGATGTCTTTATAAACGACAGACCGTTTATTAACTATCTTACGATCAACATTAAGGAAGACAGTCTCTATAAGCAAGCGATTAATACTTTCGCCCAAGAGATCCGTAAGAATGGTACGATTAAGAACACGTCTTTCGATACGTATTTCAACGCTACGATATCAACTTGGTTTAGTAAGCTCAGATACGGCATCCCTGTCAATGTTAGGTCATCCCAACCGATACACGACGATGGATTAAGGCTAAAACAACTCTACGTAGATGCGCGTACATCTGGTGGTCGGTTTAATAATGGTTATAAACCTGATTCAGTAGACTTTAGAGCCGCATTAAATAGAGCAGCACACGCTAAACCAGCTAAAGGTACGCTAGTAACAGAAGCTTCACTACAGAAGTGGCTAGACCATATCTTCATCGAGACGATCAAAGCCATCCCGACTAATAATATCAAAGAGGACACCGAGTACTTCTTCGGTCAAGAAGAGAAAGTATACAGAGCAGGATCTCTTTATCAGAACCTCATCTACCTGATGGGTAGTGAAGAGAAGATACTCGAGCTACTGTAACGTATAATCCTTGTGATGTTAATGTTAATGTTAATCCAATAGACTAAGTCTACTGGCTTATGTCTAAATCCCAGTACGCTGTGCCCTTCGGGCTTAGTGTAGACGCATCATTTTCCATTTTAGTTTTATCTAAACTTATCGATAAAGAAAGGTAAATAGCCATGGCTAGACGTAACCGTAATGGTGACCAAAAAGAACCGATCTCTCTAGAAGAGATGGATCAAGAACAAGAACAAGCTGAAAAGAACGAAGCTGCCGCAGCAGGTGATGAACATCCTGAGTCTGCTTACGCAGCACTACAGGCTGGTAGTCAAGAGACTCCTCAGACTGAGGGTCAAGAGACACCTAAAGAGAACACAGAAGTCCCTAATGAGTCACCACAGACAGAAGAGAGTCCCGAAGCACGTGATGAGCCACGTCAAGAGGTAGAGCCGGATACCCAACCTGTTGCCGCACCTGAAAAGGAAGCTGCCAAACCAGTAGAGACTACTAATGACGATCCTCGTGCCTCTGACGATGATGAAGAAGAATACTACGATGTATTAATCGACACTACAGGTGACCAACACATCGATACACCTCGAGTAGAAGAAACCATCGTGCGTGAAGAAGAGCAAGTAGAACAAGCTCAACAGATACCTACTATCCGTGGTACCATGACTCTACAAGACATCGAGAACCGTATCGACATGGTGGCTAAGACTGCTCTATTAGGCATCGAAGACTACGTGCGTGTCATGACGGAAACCGGTGGCCATATCCGTGCCTACATGGAGAACAAACGCTTCGTAGAGCACTTAGGCCCATCCATGCAAGTAGGCTTTTACAACAACATCATGAACATCATCAACAAGACTGATGACAATAGCTTTAAGTTAGCCATGAACTACCTGATGTGTTTATTCCAAGAGCACGGCCATTCAGGTAAAGCATTGGCTGCCGAACGTGTCATGATGTTCATGGAGAACATGCGTGTTAGCCATGTGGATGTGAAATGCTACCACAACCTGATGACACTCTTTACCACATGCTGCGATCCACGTACCAGACGTAAAGAGATGCGTAACATGGACATGGGTAAGATCGTCGAATATGGTCTCTCTACCATGGCCCAGAACCGTTTAATCAACTACTTTAATAGCTAATAGGCCATAGACACCATGAATGTTGAAAACTGGAAACAAATCCTCTCTAAAGCAGGATGTGGTCTAAAAGAAGCCAACAAATGGGCACCACTATTCGTGAAACACCTCAATGGCTCACGGATCAACAACCCTAAACGTGTGGCAGCATTCGTCGCTAATCTGGTGATCGAGTCTAACCATCTGCGTACTGTGCGTGAGAACTTAAACTACAGTGCACAAGGACTCGCTAACACATGGCCTAAGCGTTATAGCTCATCTGGCCTACCTAAAGGCAGACCGAATACTCTTGCACTCTCTATCGCCCGTAAACCACGCGACATCGCTAACCATACTTACGCTAACCGCATGGGTAATGGTGGCCCTGAAACAGGCGATGGTTGGAAGCATGCCGGTAAAGGCCCGATACAGATCACTGGTAAAGATAACTATCAGCAGTTCTTTAAAGCACATGGCCTACCAGCTGATACCGATACTGAACGTTTAACTGATCCAGACCTAGGTGTCGCTTCAGCAGTTTGGTATTGGAATACTGTTAAGGCTAATGACTACGTCGATCGTAATGATTTCGATGGTGTATGCGATATTATCAATATCGGTCGTAAGACTCGTGCTAAGGGTGATGCCCATGGCTACAATGCCAGATACGCAGTATACAGTCGTCTGTTAACATGGTTGAATACGTATACTAAGCTGATAGACAGTGATCAGCGTCAAGCTGTATTGTCTATACGAGAGATGGAGAATGTTATTCCACCTGAGATCACTTACCTAGAAGAAGATCCTTTAGGTGAGATAGCAGTAGAGTCTGTACAAGACTACGAGCAGTTATAGCAAACATAGTCCTTAGCCTCCTATACTCTACATCGGGGTATAGGAGGTATAAGGACTATGTTGTCGTCTTTGTTTTGGTAATGTTAGGGGTTAAATAAGGATCATTTAAGCATCCTAGTGTACTCTTGAATACAGTACATGCTCGGTAATGGCCCTAGGATGCGTTTATAGAGCGTTTACATCAAAACCTAGGGTAAGGTATACCTAAAGAGTATAAACGCTCTCTAGAGGCCTCTACGAGCCTGTAATCGCTATATACGCATCTGCGTAGTGTACTCTATCTACATGATCTTTTACATACCTACGCACCTTACGTATACACTCCAGAGTGCTTCGTTAGTGTAAAGATCATTGTCTAGTATAGCTATCTAACCTAAGTCTATTCTATCTATCCTAGTCTACACATGCGTATAGCCTATTCATGTCTAGTGTATACTTAGTCTATCTTGTACTATACGCATCTTATCCCTCTTAGTGCTATACGTGCGTTTACGTGCGCCTGTATGCTCTCTATAAGCCTAATAGTCTACTATACGCACCTAGCCCATGTAGGTAAGCTAAGAGTGCCTTATAGTGCGTGTATATCTACCAGTGTGCTTACCTACACCTAGAGCCTGTCTAGAACCATCTAGTACCTATACGTACACTAGCCCTATACCGTTCCCATTATCGTTATCGTTATTCAAGGTGTACGTATACAAGAGCATGCAATAACAAGAATAGACAATATCACCCAACGTATACAAACTCAACTGTTCAATACCGAAGTACCGTAACGAACGTGAGGTACGGAGTATGCAACAGTTGGTTTGGTATACTCTAAATAATAACCATCTAACTATCCTCCTCTAAGAGCCAGATAGAGACTATACCTATCCCTAGTAGAATAAAGGGTAATAGAGGATAGTTAGATCCAAGAGTATACAAGAGCTATATCTTCTCTAATCCTACCGTTAGAGCTTATACGTATCCTACTCGTATACTCGTAGATACTGAGTGTAGGAGGATTAGAGAACCATGGCCTACACACGCACTCATCTAGTAGACTTAAGTCTACTAGGGAGTGAGTGATAAGACAGATGCGTGCTTATTTCTTTTTAGAAAAAATAGCACGCTATATTTTCTGAAACAAACACTATTTAAAAAGTTTACGAAAAGCGAATGAAGGAATTGACTGACTGACGGACATGCAGGACGGAAGGAAGGAGATGACGGAATGAGGTTGAGGAAACAATAGCTGACTCGGAGCAGAGCGACTTATCTGGGAGCGTAAGCGACATACCTACAGGGCGTAGCCCTGTAAGCTTGCTTGCTTACTTACTCATAACCTTAAATGAGTCTGAGTAATTTACTCTTAGTAAACACGTAGTGTACAACTATCCATTAGACATGCCTACTTACACCTGTATTGGGTGTAGGTAGGTATAGCCTCTATGTTCTCATGTTAGTCTAGATGGAGTATACGGTAGTATACGACTTTCTATACCTTACCGATAGGTAGATAGACCGACATGCTCGGATTTACAGATACTTACTATCTAGGTAGTAGAAGGATGGTAAGTATACCAGCCTGATACGTTACTCTTTTATTTTGTTTATTCATTGTTAGAAAGGAACTAGACATGGATCTAGGATTAGCATTACGTCTGTTAGAACATGCACAGACGTATACACGCAATAAGTACGGTGCTGAGTTAACAGACAGACGTACTACAGACTTGTTGGTGATGGTACCGAAACGTATCGAGATCATCGAGAGTCTGGTAGGTAAAGACATACGTGGATGCAATATCCCTTATACACGGTTCTACCGTGAGGCTACATCGCATCTTAACAAGAACGAAGAGGAGATAGGTAATAAACGTATTATCTATCTCTTACAAGGCGATGTACGCATCTCTAGGGACGACAACATCGTAACCAGTGTAACAGGCATTAGCCTGATCAAGCGTACGCATGACGTAGAGACTGGTAAAGTGTTAAATGTTGAGATGTTAAAGAACAACGATGTTAATCCTGAAGAGACACTGAAGTTATTCTTCGAACTGATGATTGACCATCACTATCGGCACTATAAGCCACACCTACAAGCCATTAAAGGCAAGAAGTAAACAGTGACAAGTAGTAAACCAGAAGTAAGCTATTATTTACCCTTAACCGTTTATTAAAAGGAATCTTGAAATGAGTAAAGTAACATTCGAAGTAGAAGGTATTAAAATTACCGTAGAACGTGAAGACCAACCTATGTTTGGTAGTCGTGGCGAGTATCGACAGGAAGATCACTTCCAATATCGTGGTCGGTATGGCAGTGATTTCGCACGTAGACCGTATTACGGATCTGGTAATGAACACGATGATATTCGCAGGCCGTACGAAACACGTTTTGCACCAGTTAATGTTAATCAGCAGTATGGTAAACAATCTACTGGTGAACCCATGTTCGATGAATCGGCATTCAGTGCATTGCGTGCTACAGCCGATAAAGCCACTGAGTTTGCCGATAGGGTTATAGGTAAACCGTTGAACTACGAAGAAGCATTCGAACGCATGTATCGACCAGCTAATAAAGCAGCTGAATTTGCTAATAAGGTAGATCGTGGTGAGCACCATCGTGAAACTCGCTTGCAGTTAGATACAGTAGAAAGCGACTACGAAAATCTCGATGACATCACTAACCGTGTTAAGCGACCTAATCAATTCATGCCTGCCATGGTTGGTGTAGACAGCGTTGAAGCAGGTATCGTTGCATTGGCTGAAAACAACGATGAGCATTTCCATTTGCTCGGTGCTTACGATAAAGTTAAACAAGCAATAGCTACGTTTATCGGTAAGTACATCTTCAGTGGTGAAGCTGTAGATCTGCCGTTTACCCAGACTGATCGTGGTGACTATTCCTTGTTGTTGCCGGTACCTTATCTCTCCATGGACATCCTGCTCTACGTAGACATGGTTGAGAAAGACGGCAAGCATTACGTTATATCCATCAACTTTGACTATCAAGCCGATATAGAAGGCGAAGATGAGGATACTCCTGTAGAGCAATCAGCTAAAGATTATATCTTAAGTGTGTTGAAAAGCTACATCGTACGTCGCCGTGATCGCCAGTATCGTAATACTGCCGCACAGCAGCCCTCTATTAACCCTGAAGCAGAAGGACAGACAGATGGAAAAGATGGAAATAGTCAGCCTACTGGCGAAACACCAGTTACCGAACCTAAAGGTAAGTTCTAAAGGCTATCTGGTCAGTGCCAAGGTAGACCCTAAGATCCTCAACATGGCCTTAGAAGAGATGGGATGTATCACTGCCTATTGCGATATAGAGAGACGTGTCTATATCTCTCTAGATGGGCGTGATGTACCCATCCTACCCAGTGACTGTGTGTTGTTTAAAGAAGATGGTGAAGTAGAAGTATTAAGCCAATTGGCAGTAGAACAGCACTACGGTGGTTATCCATCGGCTATATAGAGAAAGGTAAACACGATATGCGTAATCTAATCCATTGCTGTATCGTGTTCTTATCCTTATTCGTCAGTACGTATAGTCATGCTTCGGTAGCAGACGAGATCCACTACTTGAGCATGGCTATCTACTACGAGGCTGAAGGTGAGAACATGAAAGGCAAAGAAGCAGTAGCAGATGTCATCATCAACCGCATGAAGCATCCAGAATTCGGGCATTCGATCAAGAGTGTGGTGACCGCCAAATGACAGTTCCAATGGTACCATAACCACCGTTTAAGAAAAGGCCGTGTATTCGACCCTGTACGTGAAATAGAGATCGTCAAGTTAGCACAACGCAAATACTTGGAAAATCTACTAGGGATACGTAGAGATACAGTTAGACAAGCTGTGTTCTTCTCTACAGGTAAGAAACCAGCCAAAAGAGCACGTGTCTCCCAACGTATCGGGAATCATGTGTTCTTTAAACTGACTGATGCATGATTGATTTAAATATAAACCATTAAAACGCTTGTATTCTGTACAGGCGTACTATTTTTTATCTTATTATTCGTTAGAAAGGAATCCCAACATGTCGTTAAACTATATCAAGACCGTACCGAACAGTATTGAGTCTTTAAAGGCCGGTCGTGTTACCACCATCACCCATTCCAACATCAATGCCATCACGGCTTTCATCAAACCCAAGAAGCCATTTGAAATAGGCCAGATCCTTGTACGGGATGTCGATGAACTCAATGGCGTAAACTACATCGGCTATATCCTCCTCACCTCCGAAGGGAAGCAGCTCTATGTCTTCCGCAGTAATACTTAACTGGGGGAGAGTGATGATGACTAAAGTCATTCCTATCCCTAAGGGAGACTTCGATAAACTCATCGAAGAAACTTCTGTCTACGAGTTAAAGTCATTCCTCAAGGTGATACGTGATAGCTACCTGAAAGCCATCTCCAGTGTACGACTGGAAGATGTCATGGCATTATTCGATGGCTACACCATGAAGAACCAGCCAGATGGTAATAAGCTCTATACCTTCCAGTTGGCTCGTTATTCTAACTCACGTGGTGAATACCGTCTTAACTTTACGGTTACGCATCTGACTGATCGTAATGTTATTAACTTCGGTGAGTTGTTCACGACTTACATGAAGAAGGCGATACAGCCTAAGTTTGAGAATGTGTTCAGTGAAACGAAACATTTTGCTGTTATCGAAGACTTAGCTGCCCGTATCACCACTGAACACAAACGTCACGTAAGAGCCATGCAAGCTGCTGCTAAGCGCAAGATGTACGGCGACTATGGTGACATCTGAAGAAAGGAATCCCTATCATGTCTAAAACCATTACTGACATGACGACAGCACTGACTGTACTGGCACTGAACATCGCCAAGAAACGCCGTGAGATGTTCGATCCTAAGCACGCTCCGGCTAATGCGACTAAGTTCTCTGTCGTATCGGACAGTAGTCGACATGTCGTTGACTTAACTGCACTTGATCGTGAAGAGATCAATACACTCTTCCGTACCATGGTGAAAAACGTAGAAGACAAGAAGTCTGGTTCTTTTGTCTATATTTCACGGACAGAAGATACCATCATGTCTCGTGCTGTTAACACCATCGAAGCTCGTATCTTTAATGCAGATTACTTTTACGAGTCATTCAATCAGATGGTGTCAGAAGCCAACAAGCATGACAAATACGTTATCTACGTCATGCCTGACTTGACACCTGATAAAGGTTTCATCTCTTGGTTTAACAAGTTGCCGTAATAATAAGCAATGCGACGTACCATACCTAGCCGGATAGTATCCTTTGCGGGTACTATCCGGTATAGGGAGTATGTTGCTTTTTTTTGTTTGGTTGAGTTAAGACTTGGCGAAAATTACAGATATATACTATTAAAGTAGAAGAAGGAAGATACCTTCGACTACCACTTTTATTTAATCCATTTAAAAAGGACACAATCATGTACACTACTTTTACTTACATCCTGACTTCTGTTGTTTGCTACGGTTCTGTAGCGGCTACCGCCTATATCTTATTCTGCGAGATCTTTAACGATTAAGCAGTAAACGACACTTATGCAGAGCGTACTAGACACCCTAAGATGTCTAGTACGTATCTCTGTAAGCACCTCTTTTTTTACACCCATTTTAGACTGAGTACAGACCATGAAACAGATTAAACTCATCTTCTTAGACATCGATGGTGTCATCGCCCACCAAACATCCAGATTCGCAGCACAACAAGCAGGATACGACATCTACACCCAAACACACAGACATCATCAGCTCGATACCAATATCCTGCACCTGATCCAACATCTTCAAGATACCCATCAAGCCAGTATCGTCATCTCGTCTAAAGCATGGTCTCTCGATACCATCCAGGAACAAGCAGAACTCTTCGCTAATACAGGTGTAGAACTACGCCTCTTTAACGAAGTAGAAGGCATGTATAAAGTAGACTATACGATTCCTTTAGCCAAAGATCGTCTATTAGCCCTATTGCCTGATATCGTGAAGCATGACTATACAGCCGTACATGGACGTAAGTATGCGCCTGATGAGATAGAAGACAATCTTTACGATATCTACAAGAACCAACGTGGATCGTTTATCCAACGTTATCTGGATAAGCTAAAAGAGCAAGGTTACGATGTAGACTACATCTGTATCGACGATGATGGTGATTACAGTGTTATCGATCCATTACGCTTTATCCAGGTAAAACGTGGTGAAATGACTAATGGCTTTAACATGTCCCATTACCAGAAAGTAGACGATCATTTCAGCAAAGCAGTTACTCATCCTGAGGCTAAGGCAGCGTAATAGCAGCATAGGGCCTCTAGAACGCATCAGAATGCGTCTACAGAGACGATAACACCAAAGGTACACCTAACTATACCTTACGCTTAAACATGCGTATAAACGCATCCTCGTGCCTGTAATAGGCATATCCATCTTTTATCCTGAATAGCAATAGCCAAATATCCTGAAGAACATGACAGACATAACCTTAGCCTCCTATAGTCCATTATGGGCTATAGGAGGTATAAGGAACTATGCTGCTATTCTTTTTTAGTCGTATTATTTTACTCGGAGTAATATCCTCGTATTACTTAATACGGCTACGTGCGATGTGTTGGATAGTAGAAGCATAAGACGATTGTCCTGCCGCCACCATCGCATCCAATCCTTCTACGAATGCTTTTTCGTACATTACATTCGCACCGATTGGATTCAATTTATCCAAGATGGTTTGTGCCCACAGATCCACACCATAACCGTAGTGGAACAAAGCAGTCCAACCGATATTGAGTTCACGACCAGTAGCCGGATTCTCTTTATCAGATTGTGCTTCATTGTCACCACTGTCACGCGGAGCCATGTTAAAGCAATACCAAGCTTGGTTTACACGACGACCAGTTACATCAGGCTCAATCGCCAACATGCTCATGGTGTACATGTCAGGTAATGCATCGTAGGCTTCCGTACCTGCTACAGTAGCAATCGAAGCATACTTGGTTTCTTCATTCATCAAGCCCATGTCGATCCAGAAATCCAAGAAGCGTTTAATCGGCATACCTGGACGTTCCCAAACAGACATACTCAACTGGCCATATTCAACCGTCACGTTGGTGTAGAACTCGTATTTCTGTCCATCTGCACCAAAGTTCTTGCTGTCCCAGTTAACCACTTTCTTGTGCTGGAATCCAGTCCACTTAGTACGAACTGTTTCTACCAAACTACGCAGCATGGAGATGTTCTCCTGCGCATTAGGCAGCATCTTGAAGAACAAAGGTGCTTCTACCAACAATGTAATCACGGGGCGTGTGGTAAACGGATGATCGTTCATCCACGCGCGATAGTTTTTACTGTAGCCAAACTGACCACCTTGCAGTAAGTGGGCTACAGGAGTTTGTGCATAACCGGCAGGTGTACTGTCACCACGCTCCATATACACGGGACTAACTCGTGCCATGTCTTTTATCCTTTAGAATAAGTACAATAAAAGGCTAAGCAGTAAAGCCTTACCGTATAGAGTAAGACCTACTGCCTAGGTGTGTATTTAAGCAGTGATGGTATCGTCATCGACGGTTTTGTCACTACGACGGCGGTTGATAGACTCGAAGGTCTGTACAGTGTAGAAGTGATCACTGAACACAGTGACTTCAGTGTGCCAACTGTAACCACGTTGAACGTCCATCTTCGTAAAGGTAATCTTCACGTTGATTTCGACTTTACCACCGTATTTGTTGCCTTTGAGCTGATCGTAGAACCACTCAGTCATCTCTTGTTTCATGCGATCCTGTGTCCAGTCTTTACCACTGAACACACGCTGCATCTCGGCACCGATCTTGTTGATGTCCACATGTACCAACATGGTACGCATGTTCGTCAAGGTAGACGTATCATCGTCGAAGATGGTTCTAAAGGCAGGGAAGTAAGAAGTCTTACGTTCATCTTGCTGTGCCCACATACCGCCAGCAGCCCAGTAGCCATTACGTACTTGATACGGCACGAATCCTGAAGTGACATCGATCAAGTAGTTAAACTTGTTGTTCGAGCCTTCAGACCAGTCCCAACGGCTATTAGCGATACCGTTACCAGCACCCCAGTATTTAGTCAAGAGTACTGCGATCTCGTAAGTAATCGGTACACGTTTCTTATACGAGGATACAGACTTAGCCAACAGGCCACTGCCTTTAGCCACGACACAGCGGAATGCTGAAGTACCATGGATTTGGCTATCCGGATAACGACGGATGGCACCAGCGATCATGCTGATACGACCGAGTTCTTCAGCAGCTGTAGTCGGTTTCTCACCATTAACGTAAGTAGTCGCCAGTACCCATCTATCCTTACGGTTAGCCAGGTAACGACCCATCTTACGTTTAAAGTCCAAAGAGTAACCCGTGTCGATGAACACAGAGTCGTTGAACTGTACTTCGTCCATGTACTTAGAGTTAGGATCTTCGAACTCTTTAAGCAATGCATCTACTTCAGCTTCGAACAAAGCATCAGTCATGACAGGATCACGACCACCTTTAGCCCACACGTAAGTGTTTTCACCCAGAGGAGTGGCACTACCACCAATCGTAGCACGACGGTAAGTCTGGTAAGGTGTACCATCAGAGTGCGTACCACCCAGTACGTTAAAGAGATAACGCAAGTCGTTAATGTTCTCATCGGTAACATTGGTCAAATCACCGATCTTCTCAACATCAGTCTCTTTCTTCACCAACATGGAGAGTACAAAGTCTACGTTCTCTTGGTAGACATGCAAACGGCTAAATGGGCCGTAAGTAGGCGGTACCAGCGGATTCTCAGGGATCAAGTCGTTGTAGCTATCCAAGAACACATCGCCTATGTGGTAATCCACACCTGCTTTAGAACGTGCTTCTGGTTTCAAGCAGAAATCAATCTCAGGCATACCGAGACGACTATAAGAGATGGCAGGAGAAGAAGTGGCGGTCGGTTTAGTTACGAGACGCAAGCGATAAGGATAAGCCTTAGCATCGTTCAGAGGCACGTAGTTCACCGGAGACGGACTAATCGTAGTCGGTGCCCACAGAGCCATACCGTTCAAGTTACCATGCTCACCAGGAGAAGGTGCAACGAAATCAAACAGAGGCACACGCTTACCGACTTGACCATTACCATCAGTCAGGTCTGATACAGACTGAGCACCCATGCCGAATTGGAATGTTTCGATGTTACCGGCACCGGTATTCAAGGTGACAGTCGGGATCTCTTCCACATGGAAGCGGAACAATGCACCTGGTACTTTACGGCCAGTGGTTTCGTTGTCGTTGTTGTTGTTGAGTTTGAAGTGACCAGAAGGATCACGTACGTACTCGTCTACTTGAGTCTCTACGTATTCAAGAGACACACGCAGTGAAGCGTACTTACGGTCTTTCTCAGGCACGATACGCTTAGCGATGATCTTACCGCCAGCATTCAAGATGCCTTTAATAAAGACAGAAGCATGGTTAAAGTAGGGAGAACGCTCATCCAGTGTCTCAGCACCGTAAATGGATTCAAACGCTGCACCGTCTACCAACACTTCGTCTAAAGTGCCCTTGCGACCGAAGAAAGGGAAATAAGGCAAGAACATAGGACGCAGAAGTGGAGTACGATCCACGACACGTGCTGACAAGTCCTTAGTACCCAGATGGTTGCTGTGGGGCGTGGCATTACTAATGTAAATTTCAGTAGCCATGTTTATCAAGCTCCATAGTCAGGATATTAACAGATTGTGTAACCGTTAAAAGTGTTAATTTAAAGCAAAAGGAAAAAGAATACCGGTATTCTTCTGCTGCCATAATCAAGTGCCTAGACAGACGGTAAACACCGTCCGGCCGGACACTTTCATATAACAAAATTAAGGCTTCCTATATGGTGGTACTGAAAATATTTACTCTACAGATAGAAAGAGAAGGACTTTGAGAAGTTATGAAAATCGCCTATGGCTAATAGAATATAGCCACTGTAGGCCTTGTTTGAAATCATCTTTTAGAAAAGAGAAAGAACCAACATGATCTACTATTCATCCTACGACACGACTTTAGGCTCTAAGTTCCTGACTAAAGAACTAGAAGCAGAAATCCGTAAAGTCATCGTCACCTCGAATAACTTCACGAAGGTTAACGATAACAACAACACCATCTTGTTCTATCCGAACAGATTGGTGCGTAAATTCGACCACACTTTAATAATAGAGACAGGTAATGGACATCGATACAGTGTGGCTGATTTGTCATCCTTTATCACCATGCGTGATGAGACTGAGATGTCTGTTACGAATAAACCGATGTATACCTTACAGGTGACACGTAATGCACTATCGGGCCTTTTAGCCAATAGCGGTGCTCGTGTAATCAAATCACTCTCATCGAACCTGATTAAGTGCTATAGTGACTTAATTACCACATCCATCGCTACTGCCTTGTCTTTAACACCAGAAGACATCCTGAATGTTCGTGCGCTATCCGCATGGTTCTACGTGTCTTTACTAACCGAAGAAGAGTATTTCAGCGAGATGGAATACCAAGTACAGATCGCTAAGCTCTCTCGTGAGATCGGTATCCCTGCTGTATACTTACAGCGAGTACTCGATAACCAAGTTATCGCTTCCGTACCAGCATTCGTGGAGAAAGTCAAATCCATCTCTTCCAATCCCGTGATGAATAACCTAACCGATGCCTTACTCTATACAGTAGTAGCCAAGAACCTCGCTAATGTCTCATGGACAGGCATCGAGAAAGAACAGACGATTGCTATTGGATTGGAACACTTACCGACATTCGTAGCGATCGTACTGATTTGTCTTACTGAACCTGTGTTTAAGAAATCAGGTTTAACCCGTATTTGCCTGCGCCACTTTAAAGACAAAGCACAGTTCATCAACGCAGTCGTCCAAGCCACGAATGGCTACTAATATACTTTAAATAAGGAGTAGATCACGATGGCCGTACCATATTTGGTCGCCCATTATATCCGCCACATCTGGTCGATGCCATGCCAAGATAACCCTTCTATCATCAGACTGGAGAACATCTCTCCAGTCGAAGGGTATCGTAACTTCATCACCGTCATGAGTGAGCGATATCGGCTACCGACACTACACGATCGATATTTCCTCTATCAGTTAGGGAATATCAAAGAGCACCTCTTGAATCTGCCTATACTCGAATGGGAAGATACTTCCACTTGGGTAAACATGGCTGACTATGTTCGAGAGAGTACGATTGCATTTACGTTCTATACGAAGACTGGTAAGTATATTCCATTGTCTTTGGTATATTTTACCCGTACGATCAGCAACAACTTGATCTTTGTAATAAAAGAAGAGACAGGATTAGGGATAGACTTTAATAAACAAGAAGTCACCTTTAAGACGTATAAGAATGCATTGATCACGACACGTGATGCATCACTCCGTAAAGAGAAGATAGATGTCATCTACCAGAAAGTGAAAGATGCAAGAGATAAGAATAGATTATTGGCTTTTGTCAATGACTACAGTAAGAAGACAGGTGTGTTAACCGCTTATGTTAATGGCTATTGGGTAAAAGACATCATGGGTGTTAACCTAGTAGAAGACGATATCGTCGAGGTGGTATACGACTCTACTATAGCCAAAGTGATCACGATGCGATTAGGCAGTACACCTACTTTTAAGAGCACACTGGATCAGATACGCAAATACATCTTCTCTTACGATAAGACTACAGGACGAGATGATGTAGAGTTCTACGATGACTGCGAGTTCTTCTTAATCGCAGCACCTAGACAGACTCCTCTCTTACAAAGAGGTGTAATATTACATCGCAATGACATTACGAATATTCGTCAGCTAGCGAATCGTGATTTCAGCATCAGTACGAACCTAGTACGTGAACTGATGGAGTCTAATCCCATCTTAGATCCTAAAGCCAATGAAGTGTATTTCTACGTACAGTATCGTAAGCAATACAAGACACATAAGCTGCCTTATGTCAATAACCGCATCCATGAACTCAATCGTCTAAACTATAGTGATAGACTAGCAGCGATGCGTGGATTGAAATCCAATGTAGATGCATGGAAAGCAGAGAACCTGGAAAACTCCATGGCGATCAAGATGATGTCATTGGAGCATCCTACTTGTAAATTAACAGATGCAGAACAAGCATACGGCTATAATGCTGCTGTTTGGTATACAGCGAAGTCTGTTCATCCGCATTCATCGTTCATCGATGGTCAGAATGGTGTCAAGTACCTGACTGTGCCTTATGCTTATAGACAGCAATGTACTGCTTACGAATACGATAGAGAAGGTAAGCTACTCTCATGGGGCAGATATGCTGGCATGAACGAGTATACCATCGTGAATAAAGACCAGTGTTTCGCAGTAGAGTTCATCGGTGGTGTCGGTACCGTACAGCCTTATCAATACTACGGTAATGCAGGCCATGAGTTTGAATACAGTACGGATGACCAACGATACAAGATCTACAGTGCGACTGATAACGATATCCAACTGAAACCGAATGATCCTAAGATTTGGTCAGATGTTACTGATCTGGTACAGACGACATCTCGTGAGACACCGACCAATAAGTATTTAACCATACAGCCGACGAATACAGCTGAATTCAGTACAGCAGATCGTAAGTTCATCATCCGCACAGATAGGGAATACTTGTCAGTCAATACCAAAGTAGAGACCTACAGAGGTAACTTGAAGTTCACCTTGATGCAGTCTTACTACGATGTTACCGATAGACGAGTCAAGACACAGCCTGTTAAGATCCCTTATGGTTATCTGGATATCTTCTTAAACGGATATGTGCTAATCGAAGGTATAGACTACTTTGTCGATTTCCCAGAAGTACACATCATCAACAAAAGTGCCATTAACCTGAATATAGACATGCAGCAAATCACCTATCGTCTATACGGGTTCCCGAATGAGACGACATTAAATGGTAAGAAGGTATTATCCGGTGTGGTGAATGCTGATAGGCAAGTGGGCTATGTACGTAACCATCAACTGTCCCGTAATAACCATTTCGATCTATTAGACGATAAGAACTTATTGATTAAAGTAGGCAGTGGTGTCATCCCCAAAGAGAAATTAGGCTTTGGTGAGCATGGCTCTAAAACCATTGAACGTGCCAATATCTTAGAAGGTAAGCCATACGAGATCATGGAGATCATTCCACCTAAAAGGGATATCTTTACTAAAGATACCGATACCTTCAAGAATGAAGCCAATATAATCGATAAGCAAGTGACGGATTACTTATCCCAAGTACCTTACCTTAGAGATAAGCCGATGACTCAGGTGATACCATTGCAAGAGAAGTATAAGATCTTCTCTCCACTGGTATCCAGACTGATAGATGATTTAAGCCGCAATATGGTGACATTCACTAAGATGAATCTTCGTTATACGGACGATGAAGTCATTGACTACATTGAAGCGAACTATCGTGAGTTCTTTAATATAGAGCCACTCTTTAACTTAGAGTACATCGACAGGCAATACGTCACCATACTGCCTACATTCAAAGACCATGTCACGACCTTATCGTATCATGCCAACAGGTTCTTACGTGCCGTTATCCGTATCTACCTGAAAGATGAAATCGAAACGTCGCATTTTATTAGAGTAGGAAATTAAGAAGATGCCAAACAACTATCCTGGTGCCAACCTAACCATACAGGCACATAACGTCGCCAGACGCGTTACTGTTACCGGTACCGATGGCGAACCACCTGTCTACGATGAAACACAGTTGTGGAAAGTGTGGAACATGAGCGAGATCTACTTGGGTGCTGCCGGTAAGAACAAGTGGATACCCAAGGTCAATGACTTAGTAGAAGACATGGTCACCCAGAAACGATACCGTGTCGCTTCGATCGATAATATAACATTGGTTCCTCAATTAGAGGAGTATAATGTTAAAGCTACAGTCGATGAGATGTCTAAAGAAGAAGGCCGGTTCTTCGCGGGTGGATTCCTGATCTCTCCTTGTGCCAGACAGATCTTTTACGATGACTCTACCGCTAAGCGCACATTGTCTATTCCCTCTCAGTTTTACCTGAAAGGTACGACCATACACCACGCCATTGCTTTTAAAGGCACTATAGTCGGTAATGGTGGTGTACCGATCTCTGTACGCTACGATGAGAACTTTAACATCATCGGTTCTGAGATTCCGTTGAAGCCGTTGCAACAGAGAGATCCGAATAATAAGTCGATGTGGTATATACCGGACTTCTATACCACACACCACCTAGAAGAAGGTGAGATGATCACCATCGTCATCTACGATGATAGAGGTGGTGTACGTGGACGCACGAACTGGATCGTGGAGTATTCGTCTTTACTAAGAGATGTATCCGATGCGGATAAGTTCGTGTCGAATATCTCCTTAGTATCACCTTACATTGATGCTTCGGATGAATCCAACTTACTCATCCCTGAGCAGATCCTAAAAGCATCGATCAACTTGATGGGTAAAGTACACTACAGTGATGGCTCTACTGCTACTTATCCAATCGATGGCAATAAGTTCGAACTACTCTACTTAGAGAGAGCCATGGAATCTGTGGCTTCGACTAAAGGTGTACTGGTACTGAAATACCATCTAGCAGAGAATGAGAAGGCGGTTAATACCAAGTTTAACGATTCTGAGTTCTTCGTGACTCGTACGTTTAACTATACCATTACTGAACGTGATGGTGCTTATAGTGTTAAACTCTATCCTGTACCACGTTGGGTGAATGATACCTTAGGCTATCAGTTAGACTGGTATATGTTTACACTGGATCGTAACCAGTTCCGTAAAGTGACTAACCAAGTGTATATTACACCGAATAGTCCATCCAGATCACTCAATGGTAAACTTTATAATGCCGTACAGCAACTAAATGTGGCCATTAACTTGGGTACGATTAACAACACCTTCCAGAACCATATTCATCCGCAAACAGTCGATATTCGATTCATGCGCTCAGGTGGGGATACATCCGGTACACGATACCTCTTAGGTTTCGATCCGTATCAGAACCCACTATACGGTGAAGGGATCGTGTGTATAGCCAAACAAGTGTCTGGTAATAACTTTGCATTGGATTTACGATGCGGATGTACGACACTTGAACAATGGTTCGAGAAAGTATACGATAATACGAAACCTCAGTTCCGTACTTCACGTGAGTCTGAAGCACCACGACCCACCATGATGAAACTGTTGATCAATGAACGTGAGTACGACTTCCCGATCCGTAAATGGAATACTGAGCTATCCGTACAAGAGAGCATCACGAATGCGACGACAGTAGCCGTAGTGTTCTACGATTCAGCACAATCCAATGATCTCTACTACAGTGTCGCACCGATGCCTGTACAAGTGATCTAGAGACAGTGAGAACATAAGCCTTAGCCTACCTACCACCTGTATTAGGGGTAGGTAGGTGTAAGGTTTATGCTTTATCTAACTCATCCAGTAATCCAAACTGTCTAATCTCACTTCTCTATTATTGCTATACTGATCCATGACATCGTCTTGGAACATGCCCCACCTATCAGCCAGTCTCCTATTCGGTATATAACCGTTAGACAACATGACATCACCTGCCCGTGGTTTCTCAGTCACGGCACCTAATCCATCCAGTATATCGTTCACGATATTGGAATTGGATTTCATCAACTCTACTTTACGCTTATTACGCATCTCTTCGATCATGTCAGACATGCCAATGACCTCATCCAGATACTCGCCTTTCAGTTGTCCTTCTAACAAACGTATCTGTTTCTCGATGTGGCTAAACTCGATAAATGAATCCGCTTCGCCTAAGTCTTCGTACAATCGTTTTACAGTATCCCGAATGGATATCTGTCGTCTCTTAGCCATGTCTTCTTCAGGATTGTATTCTTCACCTGCATTCACTACATCAGTCAAGAATCGAACTCTGTGTATGTCGTATTGTTGTACTTCACGTGCATTGAAGATAAACCAACAAGCCAATAACCAACTGATGACTTGGTCATCATGTCCACCTTTAGGATGGTCTATTCGATTGTCTTTCAGTACCAGAGCCAATAGCTCTTTAATCAATCGTTCATCCTTGACTTTATCAGCCGATATGTCAATCGCTCTAAACAGTGTTTCATTGTAGAGATTCTCACGACTGTACTTACCACTACCTGCTGTAACATAACCGAATTGATTACGATGCTGATTCGCGATAAACATACGGTTAGGATGAGCCATGACTTGATCGTATACGCGAGGCTTCGCTTCCCTATCATTTACAACCGTATTAAAGATACGCCTAAATGGATCAATACCACGACTTGGGAACACTTCGATCAAGTAATCCAATATACCCTGAGCACTGGATTTGTTTTCAGGTACCAGCACCATCTTAGGGAAACGTGTCATCAAGTCAGCCAACCATGTGGCGTACTTATAGAGATTGACACTATTACAGTTAACTGTACCCAGTATATCCAATGTGGTGGCATCGACAAAGGTAATCGTGGTACTGTCACGACCAACGTTCTGCGAAGTATCCATACCGGCGACTACTGGACGTGTACCCATGATCTGATTAATCGTACCCATCGGATAGTACCAGTTAATCGTAATGCCGCCTTCCATGTCACGTGTTTCGACTTCCTCGATAGAACCTGAGATCATTTGCAGTTGTCGTGTACTGAATGGCGAAGTTTCATTACCGCTTGTCCAGACGTTATAGTAGTCCCTTAATGCTGCTTCAGGTGAGACTTTGTTCTCTACGATCTTACCGATCAACCATTCATCCGTATAGCCTAATTGACGATGGGAGAATGTACCTTGTATCGCGAAGATACCGACCATCTTGGCTAACTCATCTAGTGGATTACTATCCTTCCTTACCATCTTCTCGAAATCATCTCGATTGATACAATCGTAGTATTTCTCATTCCATTCAGCTGACTCGATGAACACCTCGTATGCCCAAGCACCATGAGGAGAGTCTTTCTTACCAGCAGTCGTCGTGAAGATAGAACCAGTGACCTTACCTTCCGCTATCGCATCTTCCTTAGCCGCGTTCATCGCACTACCCATGGTCGGCATCGTCACGAAGTTATACGTACAATAAGCGATCTCGTCCGCATGGCGTACTTCTACCGTATCACCACGACCTTTCTTATCCGCATCTTCTTCATTGTCCTGCGCCACGATGGTATTGTAGTAATTACCACGCTTCAGTACGGTAATGGTGTCCCTATTAGCCGAATCATCACGCGTCATCGGGTTTAAGTATTCAGGCATACGTTCGAATAGCTTACGCAGACGAATGATGTTCTTAGTAGCCAGAGGTCTATCCTTAGTATAGAGCAATGTACGGATACCGAAACTGAAGCTTAGGATATAGACCATCAATGTATCGGTACTATACGACTTACCCGTCTGACGAGGCTGGATAAGCAAATACTGGCATCTGTTAAAGAACGACCAAATAAGGGATATATTCGCTCGGTTAGCACGAAATCGATTCTTCTTACTGCCCTCAGGCACAGGAGCGATTTCACGAAAGTAATACCAAGGATTGGCAACGCATTCTGCAACGATCCAGCCTATCTCCTGATCGGTTAATGTAGGACTATACGGATCGACATTCTTCAATCGTTCATCATGCAGAGCTAAAAAGAACTTGTTGTTCTTTATACCCATCTTTTTTAGAATGTGGTGCAGACGGATAAAGGATTCATTGGTGGTTTCGTTGTGTACCACCACATGCAGATTCTCTTCTTTATACCAGTCTTCTTCGAATAGGATCATGTTTCATTTCCTAATTAATATATTCAAATAGAGTAGAAACATCCATGAGGTGATACTTATTATTAAGATAAAAAGAAAGGACATCATGCGTAATGATTACGTGAACTTAACGAAACCTAGACTGACCGCCATGTTAACCAATTATCCAGTAGAGAACAATAAACAACTCAGGCATATCGCTGAGATGTTTCTTTACGAGGATAAGGATGATTTCACTAACCTAACATTAAAGCAAATCAGAAGACGGGATGAACAGACAGCCATCCTTCTGGCCAACAGTGGTAAACCACCACTAATACCGACACTGGTGACTTCGGCTATGGAAGGTGAGTATCCGATACTTTACAGTGTCTATACCGGCTACGTGGAGTACCAAGAAGATGGATTAGCTATACGACAGATAGAGTCTACTGTAGCTGTATACCTAGACATGAATGTGGATAGGGAAGGATTAGAACAGGCACTTTCTAAGATACAACTGATATCAGTAAGACATTTGGTACCCAGATGGAGAAGTTACGATAACTTAACCGAGATAGATGTCTATGCTAAAGGCATGACAGAGGAGATAGACCAACAGGTCTTGACCATCACCCGTATGGTGAATGATTTGTTCATCGATAAGATCGTCGAGAAGCGATATGCTGAATACTTAAATCGTGTATCACTACCAGGACGGCATTTATAGACATGGAAAAGAACATAGAGCATTACCTACCTATACCCATTACGGATATAGGTAGGCATGTTACCCCATGTGATCACTCTTTTTTGGCGTGGTATTGTACCATCAACTTATCGATGTGGATATCCAAGTAAGCAGTCACGACAGCGTTGATTTGGTTCTCTTCACTGATGAGTTTACTCAGTAGCCTAGGCATGATGTATACGCCTTTGAATACTTCCTTCATGACTTCAGGGAATGCATCACCCAGTTGGCATGATACTTCGTATAAGATAAAGACCTTATCCCGAAACAACCAACTCTTCTTACGGCGTGCTAACACGTATTTCTTCTTTACGACTTTGATCTTCAATCCATGACCAAAACGAGTCAGAAACCGATACGATGTATCCTTACTGATTTCACTGGCTTCTTGATATATAGAATCACCGCCTAAGGCATCCAAACCAACCAAGAGTTTACCCACTATATTTTTCAACATAACGAGTACCTCTGTTTAACGACTATAAAAGAGTCATACTAGCCGCCGTAATGTTTACGTGTAATGGCTCTTAGGACGATGTAGAGCATCAATCCAGTCCGTATAACAGAGACCATGATGTCCCGTTTGATCTTAGTTGTCTGGATGATGTGTGTCTCCAGTATATCCTTAGCCTTCACGAAATCATCACTGATATCCGTCCGTGTAGCACCGTAGATGTTCTTCAACTTAGCCAACAAGGAAGCAATATCGTTCTCATGTTTCATGATGTGTCTGTTATTAGTCACCAGCACGATCATGTGTGTTAAAATAGCATTGAAAACAAAATCAAACTTCTCACGTGCCTGAGTGTTCTTATTATAGGCATCAACTAAACCATTTAATGCCACTCTAAAACCATCCTTAGGCATGGTCTTATTCATCCCTTCGATAATCGCGATCAAATCCATTTTGATAAACGATATCTTATCTCCTGCTATAGAGAGCAAATAGTTCCTATACGTCTCTAGAGCATTGTCTTTATCTTTTATTACCTCTACACCATCTTTATCCAAGAACGTACTACTAGAAGCATTGATCTTAAATCCAGACTCTTGCACTTCTTTCTGTAAGCCGTAGATGTTTTTCAACATGGCTTTATTACGTGTCTGTGTATCGGTTATTAAATAACCAACACTATAGCCTTTATTGCGGATATCGTAATCCATCTTCTTAATGGTTTCACGATGAACAGAATGTTTCATGTCTACGATATCGAGACTTCTGTCCTGTATCACCTTGATCCAAGAACCTTTCATCTTGATGGCGTATTTATTCGTCATGGCTGATACTGTAGCCTCTGCTACTTCCTTACTACAAGGATAAGGCCAGTGTCTCTGTAGCCTAGAAGTAATAAACCTAAACTGCATGATGTTGTATAGATACGACATCACTTGTTCTTTACGAGTGGGATTAAGACTGCTCTTTAGTAGAGCATGACTCAACCACACGATGGTTAAGTTTAATACATCACCAGCCACCATGAAGTGAGAAGGATCGATCAAGGCATTTAACCTAGGCCTTAGTTCATCCTCATCTACACCCAATACTTCTTCGAAGAAGGCAATGCGATCATTCGTCGTGAATTTCACGACATACACACCAGTCAAGTTCCCACCGAAGAACGAAGCATGGTCGTGGTTCCTGGAGATGAATTCATTCATGTATCGCTCTATACGCTTACAGAATGCCTCATCCAGTTTCACATGGCCACACACGTCGTCGAATACGTCTTTTACCAATTTATCCATCTTTACCTCTAATGTCTATATAAACCAGAATGTCTATTTTCAGTCATCTATACTCTACTACATTTCCCTATCATGCCTGTACATGTACAAATTTACAGATACTTACTATTAAGGTAGTCAAATCACTTAAGAGGTCTTAAAACACCATGATTATTCAATCCAATATCAGTGCTTTATACAAGAAGCACAGACTACATTTCGATAAACCAGTCTCGATCAGAGACATGTTGGTCCACCCGTCTACCGAGACGATCATGGATCTCATTTTCTCGATTAACCAAACATTAGCCGTAGGCCAGTCCCAGCGCATCCAATCATTAGAGCGTGACTTCAAAAAGGCTATAATTACCAATACCCGATCCACGTATAAGGTACTAGATAAAGTTGTAGCTGATACTGAAGTAGATGCCTTTAGCTATTACGTACGTGCTTGTGCTGCATTGATCACTTTCCTAGACGATAAGTTAAGCGATGGTGAAGAACCCGCTAAACTATCATCTTACCTGACTATCGCTCTAGGTGATCTCCTGAACATGGTCATCCTCACGTCTACTAAGGGAGTGCTCAGTCAGGAAGAGTTAGCTATCTTAGAGGAAGCAGCCATTATCCGCATGTGGATGATGCTCACCGGACACGATACGTCTAAAGGCTATCATGCCCAACATGCGACTATCCGTACCATCGCCAAAGGCATCCTGAACGATGAGTATCAGAGCGAAGAAGAATACATCCAGATACTGGAAAATGATTGTTCTAAGCGATATGCTGCCATCGTCAGGAACATTGCTTCTTTAACATCGATTAGCCAGGTCATCACCAAGGCCAATGAGTCATTCAGCATTTTAGACTAGCTTTTAGCCATAAGCCCAATGGACTTATGTCTATTGGGATTTATCTACTAGAGGGACAAGCAAACATGAGTAAGATGAACAGAGTCTTTAACTTCAATTTTAAAGACGCACCATCTAAGCAGATTAAAGATTTCATCGAGTTGAGGAAACACACGCTAAAGGAGATATTCGATCGATTCGAAGCAAAGGATCGGGAGATGTTCTTCTATCCGTCTAATACGGGATGTGGCACCTCATGGCGGTACTATCATCCGGATGTCGGTCTCTATGCTGAGTCGATATCCAGATGTGTATCATCCGATGTAATAGAAGAAGTCGTGAAAAGGTCTGTAAAAGACTGGGAGACGGATGAAGAGACTATACGTAAGAGTCTAGTCATCCGTTACAGTAGAAACGATGCCTATATTCCCAATTTCAAAAGAGGGGTAACGTATAAGGCATCGGATGGTGAAGTATACGACATCGTGGCTGTAGTGCGTGCACTCTCGATACTGGAAGTCATGGGCAACCAGCTATTAGCGATCAGCACGCACTTTCTAACCAAAACACATCCTAAGAAGGCTAAAGTCAAGTTAGACCCTAAAGAACTAGCTTTGGATGTGTATTTGTCGGTAGAGCTGACTGATAATATCAAAGCGATAGAATCAGTCAAATTCGAAATAGAAGATGAAATTAAGCGTAAGAAGTTCGATACGCATGACGATCATGTTAGAGCCATGTCTCACCAGTACATCGCGTCTAATATATTAGCCACTGATGAAGTCTATTTCTTAAACCATGAAGAAAAACGTGATGATGAATGGGAGTTGTTGCTATCCCATGCATGTGCCTTAGTAGGCGATCCGTTAAACATAGCCAAGGATAACTATCTTTGGTCTTTGTAATAGCAGTAAACTATCTATTTTTTAACCTTATTTGTTAGTAAAGGAATCCCAACATGAAAGATCAATACGTAATCAAGTTAAGCGATAACCATACCACCATGTCGGCATTAGAAGAGATCGTGAATGACGTACGGGCTGAAATACACGAAAGAGGTGCTTACAAGATAAATGCGAAGTCTTATATCCTACCCACAACCTTAGGCATGTTGGTCGATAAGTGTATTTCGGTTACTTCTTTCTCTCGCATGGTGCATGAAGACGAAGTAAACATCGCTTTTAACAGTGAGTTAGAACAACTTTACGGCAATGACTTTGAAAATAAAACAAAGTCATGCGGTGTTAAACGCACCATCAGTACTTTCATCGTACCGGATGTAGGTACAGATTGGCTAAAGGCCGAAGTCTACCCTAACACTCGTGAATACGAAAGACTGTTTGGAGAAGGCGATAAGGCACATGTCGTGGACGTAATCGCTATTAGGCAGGTGGTGATGGAATTAGAAATAGAAGGCAGTATCCATTACGGTCTTACACGTGCGACACTCGTGGCGGATAAAGCTGGAAATATCGTGAGGACGAGATACGGTTTCTGCTTGAATGATGAAGATGAAATCATCAATCTCAAGCAATACTTCGACAACATGGCTCGACTGAATCGATGGGAAGAAAATCATCGATACGATGAAGTCATGTCTTACCATGGTGTCGTGTCTGAACAAGAGGATAATGCGTATTTTGATCTTGCTCTAAACACCAGTGAGAACGATCCTGTGTCGAATAAAGTCATGGCTTACATAGAGACCTCGACTGATTTCTTACTCCAAGCGGTACAAGGAACAAGTTACAACCAACCCACGAAGTCCGGTAATGTTAAGTTAAACTAAAAGGAAATCCAATATGGAAATTATCGATTTAAGGAAGAATTTCACCGAAGAAGAACTCCGTAACTTCATGCGTGTGTTCTCTTCCATCAACAAACAAGTGGATAATGGCGATTCTAAAGATCGCTGGGAGCTAGATGATGATCTCATCACTGCACCGATGCTCATGTGGGGCAACAACCAAATCGCATCCATGTTTGTCTCCATCAATCGTCTCTACGATAAATGTACGCATGAGATGATGCAAGATACGTTAAAGAGGGATCTTAACCGATATCAAGTAGAAAGTGTTATCTATACGTTTAACCTATCCTCTTGTATCGCTATCGGTAATCGTTCTATTAAAGTAATCAGCCCCGATGGTGAAGAGTATAGTCCTAACTATCTCTCCATGTCCTCTACCGTTCTTTATATCGCCAATGAAGAAGGCGATAGACGTAAAGCCATGGTCGTGACCTATAGTTACGGTAAATACGCTTCTAAGTCAATCTCCACTACAGACACTATTGCCATGGAAGCTTGTAGGCGTTCAGTAGTGTTCTTGGATGGCAACTTCCTGAATGATACCATGGAGAACATCAGTGCGATGATCCATGCGTTTAAGCTTAACACAAAGAAAGACTACAGGTACGTCATGGCAGAGACCTTACGGTTACCTGAAGTAGCTGCTGATGCTCTAAGTGAATACGTCGGTAAGGAAGTAGAAAAAGCAGACAGTGTTTACGAACATGACAGTAGGATCATGGTTACATTAGCCACAATACCGTCTATCATCATGCGTTACTCACCTGAGATGGTGCAAGGTAAGTTTAACGTAGAAGATGATCACATCCCTAGTATGCTGAATTGAGGTATACTGGACTATTTTTAACCTGTTTATTAAGTAAAGGAATCTAAAATGCAAGTAATCGATTTAAGAAAAGAGAATGTATCCAATATCAACCGTAAACTCAAGGATGCTTGTTTGGCTGTCTATCAAGACATGATCAAAGGCAAAGGCGAGGAAGTATACACCGTGAGTTCCAGTGGTTATCCATATTCCATTATTGGGCGTGATAACATGAGTGTATTCGGCATATCGATCAGTCGTAGTGTCGATCAAACACTCATCAGCCAGGTAACGCAAGCACTGGAAAAGATAGGTGCGACTTTCGTGGACGTTGAGATGGTGTTCACCATGTCGGCATTGAACATCACCGATAAGACTTATCTACGCCTGATCGATGAAGATGGAACTGAGTCTGATTTGATGTTCTTTGGGTTCAGTGAAGTTGCTGTTATTGCTACGATGAACGGTGAAGAGATCCGCATGGCCGTAACTGATATCCATATCGGTAAAGATGCCGTAGTAGTAGAAGACGAAGTAGGTGAAATCAATCAGGTAGAACGCGCAAGGTTCATCGTAGAAAGTGAAAAGAATGATCTGGTGCTTCTGTGCTCCAATCAAGACGATCCTTACTACAGTGTGTTGACTAAAGCTGAGAAATACGAAGAAACCATCTCTAAGACATACGTCGTAGAGAGTGAGTATATCTCCGATTTGGCAGATGCAATCAATGAAAGACACGAGTGTGGTGTCGACATTGATCCTAAAGTAAGTGCTGTGTTGCTCTCAGCACCTGATGGTATCATGCAGTTCTTGGAGTTACCATCCGAAGAGTTCCATTTCCCTTATACTCCACCCAATGCTTCTACTAGATTGCAGTAAGTAATACCTACTAGAAAGGAATCTTATCATGTCTACACGTATTATCGATATCCGTGATCCGAATAGTAAAGATACCTTAGCTGCTGAAGCTTGGTTGGATAACACCATCCTATTAGCATCAGGTGCAGCTAAGTCTAAAGAAGTAGCCACATTACGCATGATGCCTAGTCTCGTGATGTTTAATGCACTGACTCGTTACGATGAAGAAAATAACCTTTATCACTATCGGTTGCCGTTTACTATCTTCCCAGTATCTAGTCCGGATACACCATTACCCAATGGGTTAGAGTCTAAGTTGGCTATTTGGAATCATGATGTCACTAACATCAATAACGACATGTTGCATGGTGTCGTGGATGTATTGACCCTACCTCGTGGTACGATTGATGTTAACACTACCAGTGGCCAGCAGCCATTAGTCGGTATCGCTCGTGCGACACTTAACTTTGGCTTGAATGATGGTGAGTATGCTAAGTTCGTGACTTATTACTGGATTACCGTAATGGATGGTGCATTCTACGCAGCACACTCAACGCATCATCTCTTGAATAGCAATGCAGTAGCACATCATGCGTCTATCCAAGAGTTGCAGTCACTCACTTTCCTATCCGGTGTAGCGATCACTAAACAGCGTGATATCCGTGTTGGTAAGATACCGGATGACCCAAAAGCAGTAAACGATATCTTGGAAGTATTCAAGAGGATGACTCTGATTACGCCTGAAATATACAAGGATCCCGCTAGGCATGGTGGGTACAGTGCTGACACCACTGGCCAAACAGAGTGGGTAAAGCAGTAAATAGATAGCAGACATAACCTTAGCCTACCTATACCTGTAATGGGTATAGGTAGGTGTAGGCTTATGTGTTACTTCTTTTTTAGCTTAATGGTACTGCTAGATCGTGTACGCTGCGTATACAGCGATGTTGCTAGGCTCGTTACGCATCAGATCGAAGAGCTCAGTGGATTGGATACGGATATCATCTACTGCCTTATTCGCATCATCTAGAGCAATGATCAACACAATCTGATGCCCCGCTTTAATCAATGCATCCAGTTTCTCCACCGTTTCGGTGTCAATTAGGTTGTCTTTCACCGTATAGACGATAGGACGAGTCATGCCTTTCACCATACCGGCTACATCGTAGATGATGTTATACAACCCTACACCATCAGTAAAGTGTGCATTCTCAACTGTTAGTCCAGGTGATTTCATCGTAGCGGTATTGTCGTACGCAGTAATGAGTTCCTTACGGATACCGTAGTTGAACTGCGTAGACTTATCGTCTATATCCGAACCCAATGACTTGACTTCTTCTTTCTTCTCACTCTCTTTTCTAAAGACAGCATTCAACTTATCTGCTACCATAGCAGCAAAATCACCATACAGTGGTACAATATCGTACTCTTGTTTATACTGGATGTCTTCCAAACTCAAATGGGTAAAATAACCTTCCATCACCAAGCATTTCATTTTCTTGTTTATCCTTTTACTCTATTAGTTAGTTTAGTTAGATCAATCCACTGATCGTCATGCGCCACAGATCAGTCTTCATCTCTTCATCAGACTGCCACTGGATACGGGAAGCATGCATCAGTTCTTCCTGATATTGCTCTTCAGCATCCGCATAGCGATCGATGAACTCACTGAATACCGATATCTCAGCACCACCTTCTATACGGGCTTTATTCACCTTAAACACCATCTTACGGTAGATGTAAGCCTTAGTGGCTAATACAATCAGTTTCTTAATGTAGTTAGCAGTCATGATCGGTATATTGTTCAGTTCAGGATCATTCTCGATAATTAACTCAACTGCTACTGTGCTATTCAACATCGGGCTTCTTCTCACCCTGAATGAATTACCAGAGATCATGTCTACTTTCGTATCGTAGTGGCCTACTACTCCCATGTTGCTATTAGCCATCTTCTGGGCTACGTTCATGATGGCTGATCCTGAGTCGCCACCCATCTCGTAGTAAGCAGCACCCGCTACAGACACATTGTAATTCAGTCCCATGACGGAGATGATCTTACGATTACCAGTAGCTTCAGGTGGTACTGTTACTACGTACTCTTGAGGGGAGATTTGCTGTATCTTACATTGTGCTAGAGGCACTTTGATCTTTTGTGCATACTCGACATTCAAGTCAGGCAGTACACGTGCTTGCACGACTTCACTGGTGATTAAAGCATCGACATTAACTGGATTGTAGAAATTGGTACGGAATGGTTCTAGGAATGTTGCATCCAGTAACTCTTCCGGTATCGTTTGGTGCACTTCATTCAGTGCGAGTGATAACATGGACATGGTTTACTTTATCCTATATGGTGTTTAACTATACTCACACGAGTAGATAGTATACTGTAGCCTGATCGTCCTACATGCAAACACTCATCTAGCATGCTTAGCATGTTGGAACTCTATTCGGTATAGTGGTGCGTTAGTACCAGTATAGTGAATAATACGAATATATACTATTAAAGTAGTGATACAGACCTGATCTCTCTGTATTCACGTTTTCCATCTTTTATCTTTTACATGTAAAATAGAAAGGATTGACCTTATGTCTAATCGTACTGTTAATTTATTCGCTGCCGGTGGTGCCGCATCCAATATCGTAGCGGATATCTTGAAAACCAACAACACGTCCATGACAGCTAAGTTGGCTAATCTCAATATCACGCTTCTCGATACCTCACGATCCAATTACGATCGTAATAAGGAACTATTCGAGAAACACGATATCAAACTCGTCACTATCCCTGGCTTAGATGGTTCAGGCCAGAAACGTGATACCAATGTACAAGAAGCATCCAAATACATCGCCAAGTTCGTCAGTGAAAATGGCGATAAAGATGCTTCCCTGAATATCCTCTTGCATTCTGCGTCAGGTGGTTCAGGTTCTGTACTGGCTAACCTAGCGGCTAAGTATCTCTTATCCGAAGACAAAAACGTAGTGGCTATCGTAGTGGGCGATTCTACCACACGTAATTTCGCCAATAATACGATCTCTACCTTGAAGTCTTACGAAAACATCGCACAGACTGCCGAGAAACCCATGATCGCCGATTACATCGAAAACGATGGTAAGCGCACGATTAAAGAAGTCAATGACTATATTGCTTCTACGATCATCGACTACCGTATGCTATTCGGTGGCCATGTCCATGGTATTGACTCAGCTGATCTGAAGAACTTCTTGCAGTATAACCGTATTTCTTCTAATCAGCCTGCTCTGACTCTGATGACTACACTGGGTATCGACTCTGATGCTAAGGATCAGCATGAAGTGGCTAAAGCATTGCAGCGGGAGCTGAATGATGATCTGCCTATCATTGCGTATGCCATGGTCTCTGTTACGGAGAAAGAGAACCGTCAGCTTGTGGATTGTGATTTCAAGATTGAAGGCTCTGTAGATTTGCCTCGTGATGAGAAAGTCAAACCTTACGATTTGTACTTCTGTTTGTCTAAAGGACACTTCTTTAATGTAGTCGACAGACTCTCTAAAGTCGTGGAAGAATATCGTAAGAAAGAAAACACTCAAGTAAATCGAGTGATCGATGTAAGTAAGGATGTAGACCCTAATAGTGGATTAGTCCTGTAATGCCTCTAGAATGACGCTATAGACCCATACCTGCCTTTCCTATAGGTAGGTATGGGTATAAGCTCTATGTCGTTTATTTTAGCTTCTAGGGGCCTTTAATCGATACTTATAATACTCAAGATAAGCATTAGCTATGTTTCGATGACTATAATTAGATAAATAGACTAAAAGAGGTTAGGACGATGATTAACATAGACCGTGTCATCCATCAGACGACTGAACATTTACTCGATGTTTTAGATGCCCTACAGATGGATGTTGCCACACGCAATAATGTCGATGCGATAATCAAAGCGTATCGTAAGAAGAAACACTATAATATCCATACCGTGAACTGGCTCTATAGCCACCGGATTATGGATATTTACTTAAAAGAATACAAGAAGAGTTGTCCCAGCGACATCTACAACTGTTACGCTATATTGGGATGTGTTCTCATGTGTCATCTCTATCGCATGGGGATATTGGCATTTGATTATCAGCCGTATAGCCAAGAGGAGTTGGTTAATATCCTAGCAAGGTACCATCCCAGTGATAAACAGGAGACACTACCTTGGCAGTACGATGAACATAACCTAAAGGACGAACAGTCTGTTGCTAAGGTATTCCCTAAGACATTACAGGCACTGAGTGAGATGTCTCTTACGCATGACGTACCTGAGTGTTTTAAACAACCGGAAGATCCGAAAACACAACTGAAGTATCCCGTATCGTACTATATCGATCCCATCTACTTATCCATTACCTTTGTCTGGTAGTGGATAGCCATTATTTAACCGCAGTAGACTAAGCCATTGCGCTTATGTCTAAACCCTAGTATGCTAGGCCTACTAGGCTTAGTGTAACCCTAATATATCCATGCTTAAAGGACATGAGAACATGAAACCAGGTGATTTTGTAGTAGCCCAAGATACAAAAGCATTCATGCAAGCTGACTTAGGTCTTTTGTTGTACTATACACCACTGAATATTAAAACAGCATTAGCAGAAATCGACACAGCATTCGGTACCAAGTTCATCCAGACTAAAGATGCCCATCAACGTCTAACGGCAGTACTACTGGATGAAATGGAATACTTCAGTACCTACAACCATCGTCTGTTATTCGAAGAAGATGTAGAGTATAGCTTATACGATCATGCTAATCGATTCATTGAGAAGATACCGTATAACCACGATACTAAGCATCGTTTCATTAACCGTATCGTACGTGTCAATGACAACCCGAAGTATCCTGAGCTTTATAATCCCTTTATAGCCACTATGGTGACACCAGGTACCACCAATATCCCACCGTGTTGTCCGATAGGGCTAGAGTTTGCTATTGATCTAATACACGATGTCCTAAGGCATCGATTACCCAGAAGGTATCGTACTAGGATAGACAATACAGTAAAGTTCGATAGCTATACTGGATATTTCGATCCTGAAGTCTTAATGGATAGTCCTACTGTAAAGAGAATGAAAGAGAGTTTTGATTACATCGTTGAAATGTTAGAGAAGATGTTGTCTTTAACAACTGACTGTAGTGAAAACAGCCTAATTGATTTCTTCTACGTGAATGGATATCTACACCTGATTAACTACGGTGATTATCGATTGGTGGACATAGCCTTAGTGAAGTATATTACTAAGGCGGATGAAGTGGATATATTCGAGTCTACTATACCTGATCAAGAGACAGCAGTAGATGTGTTCTATACCATCAAGGAGAAAGTACAGTCCACAGTCATGCTTCAGTTACTGAATCCTAAGTTGAAAGTGTTGACGGCCACATGTGGGTAGATCGTATCCACAAGGACATCGTTTACATCGGTAACATTACCCTCTATCCGCTTTATGTCTATTTAAACGATATAGCGAAAGAGTATAGGATCACTAAGCGAGATTATCAGTTAGTCGGATATGATAACTTACACGATGTCTTTGTTAACTTATTAGGTAATTATCTCGAGTCACTGATAGATAGTAAGAAAGACGGATACGTAGAGCTATACGAAGCCATGAAGAACATTGGTTATCCTGATGTGGCTTTAGACTATATCGAAAAGTATCTGGCCAACCACTGGAATGATTTCATCCACTATTACAAGATTCGGATAGGTCATCCAGACAAACTCTATTTTTATCTCGAAGAAGAAGAAAGTGTTTATCCGCTCATGCAAGTCATGTACCTGAACACGCAAAGAGAGATCCACTGCCCTCGGTATTTAGACTAAACACGGTGGCTTAGTCTACCGTGAATAGTCGAAAGGGTGGTGGGTCTCTTCTTTTTTAGTTTAAATCATGCCCACTTTAGTTATCCCTTTTATTATACCACAGAGAGTACGTACCCATCATGTTGCTGCAAGACTTAAAACATACACCAGTGCCGATTCCCCATGTATACGAGCGATTGTTTAACGATATTCGTAACTTGTCGCTAGAGACACCTGCGCATTACTATTCCTTACTGCAAGAGATACTGGTGATCGCCATCCACCACAAACAAAGAGGGCTGAATAACCGCCAACTAACCGAAGCGATAGTTGATAACTTATTTAACTTATCGTCTACAGGCATCCTATCCGAAGTATTGTTCCTGAATGAAAGACAGCGGTTACTACTAGAAGAAGATTTAAATACCGCCATGGCTGAGTTTCTAATGGATATTGAACCTCACCTTTTAAATTGTCAAGACTTCAGGATACTGGATAATGAAATCGTTTTCATCGAAGGTAAACTCTGGTGAACTTCCCCATCCGAGTGAAGCCACTTCCATGTTCGATCCGACAGAAGACATATCCCTCTATCCTAACCATCTTAACCTAGACGGATTCGTTGATGAGTTTATCAATAAAGCAGATTCAGTATTAGTCACGGGTGGGATACGTGTCTATAACTGCATGAAGAGATTACTAGATGTAGCCAAACTAGAGCAACCTGAACTGTTTGACTACATGATGGTGCTATCAAGAGCATTGGGATTATACACGATAGATGATTTGGTAGAGAACCTAGAAGAAGTAGTCTGTGGATTGAATTTCGAGCCTATATTCGTCCACTATAAGGGATACGTACCAGATTACGTATACGATACTTTATACGATGTGGCTTTTCTATTATTAGAGTTGATTGTCTATACTTTAAGGGATTATCATCTAGAGCAATCCCATGATAGGAAAGTCTATTACCGTATTTCTCGATATAGCTTATTTGCCATTTTATTGAAGAAATACCAGCCATTCTAATGAATGTTTAGTTAATTAAAGGATATCGAACATGCCGATACAGCAACTAACAGTAGGACGTTTGTATACGTTTAATACATACGCACCAGAGGTACTTGGCTTAACACAGATCAACGTTAAGTGTGTGGCCATCATGAACGCACAGAACGCATTAAGAGATGGGATAGACATCCACGCCATGCATGAGCGTATTAGGCCACATCTGCCAGCAGGATACAATAACGATCCATTAACCATGACTTACGTGAAACTGCGTAATACATCAGGATTGGAAACCATCTACTCGATGGATTGGATCAACATGGCGACTGTAAAAGAAACATCACCCAGACGTATTGTGGCTACTATTAATGGTGTGTCTGAGGCGGATGTGAATACAATAAGAGAAGCATTGGTGATACAGGGATACACAGACATCCAGCTATCTCTAACAGATTAAGCAATATAGAGTACTGCACTATATGAGAGTGTTTTACATTCTCATCACTGTCTAGTCATGCGGACTGAGACATCCAAGAGAACAATAACACGGCTGCTTTGTTTATTCCTTTCTGGCTGCCTTATCAGTTATCGTTGGCGGATGTCTCTACATTTCAGGCATTTTAGCCCGTTACGCAAAGC